GCTGTGTTTGAGCCTGCTAAAGTTGTCAATAGATAGGTATTTGCTCCTGTGCCAACTGCTGTGTTGGCTCCAGATATTGTTGCTGAAGTAAAGGCATTAGCGCCGGCACCAATTGCTGTATTGGCACCTGATATCGTTGCGGAAGTAAATGCATTGGCACCAGTGCCGACCGCCGTATTGGCACCCGATATGGTTGCTGCGGAGAATGCGTTGGCTCCTGCACCTACAGCAGTATTAGCTCCGTTAAGGGTGGCCGTCGAAACATCGCCGGTGCCTGCTGTACTACTAACTGTGATATTAGCCCTATTTCCAGCCGAATCATCATCCACATTGATAGTGATGTTTGTACCTGGAAGAAAATTCAATGATCTTCTAGTTGACCTTGAAGTAAATAACGAAGCTAGTGTATTGCCAACTGGAGTATTATTAGCTGCGGAGAATGTAGCTATTGAAAAGTTATTGGCTGCTGTGCCAACGGCTGTATTTGCACCAGAAATTGTAGCAGAGGTAAATGCATTAGCACCAGTACCAACGGCAGTGTTAGCTCCAGATAAAGTTGCTAAGAGATAGGTATTTGCTCCTGTACCTACAGCAGTATTGGCGCCTGCTATAGTAGCAGAGGTAAATGCGTTGGCTCCTGTGCCAACAGCGGTATTAGCACCGGCAATTGTAGCAGAGGTAAATGCATTGGCGCCAGCCGCTGCGGCTGTAGCAAAGGCGTTAGCACCACCGCCTACTGCGGTATTAGCACCTGCTATGGTTGCTGAAGTGAAAGCATTGGCACCAGCACCAACTGCTGTATTAGCACCAGATAAAGTCGCTAGTAAATAAGTATTAGCTCCTGTGCCAACTGCTGTATTGGCTCCAGCAATTGTAGCAGAGGTGAAAGCATTAGCACCGCCACCGACCGCCGTATTGGCACCGTTTTGAACTGCAATCATAAAAGCATTAGCGCCTGCTGTGGCGGCTGTAGCAAAAGCATTAGCTCCTGTACCAACGGCAGTGTTAGCACCAGATAAAGTCGCTAAGAGATAGGTGTTAGCTCCTGTACCTACAGCATTATTGGCGCCTGTTATGGTTGCTGAAGCAAAATTATTAGCGCCTGTACCAACTGCTGTATTAGCGCCAGATAAAGTCGCTAAGAGATAAGTATTAGCTCCTGCGCCTACAGCGGTATTGGCGCCTGCTATAGTTGCTGATGTGAAGTTATTAGCGCCTGTACCAACGGCTGTGTTTGCGCCTGCTATGGTTGCCGAAGTAAATGCATTGGCGCCAGTACCTACAGCCGTATTAGCGCCATTTTGCACTGCGATCATAAAGGCATTAGCGCCAGCGGCGGCCGCTGTAGCAAAAGCATTAGCACCACCACCTACTGCTGTATTAGCACCAGCAATTGTAGCTAATAGGTAAGTGTTAGATCCTGCGCCAGTATTAAATGCTAAAACATTAGCTGCGTTAGCTTTATCAAATGCCGCCGATGCAATAGTGTTCGCAATTGTTACTGCACCACCAACTTGAAATGCTAAGATGTTAGCTGAGTTGGCTTTATCATAAGCAGTATTAGCAATTAATCTTGCTATATTATCTGTAGCACCACCGCCGGCGATGATGCCGGTAAGCATAGAACCATCACCGTGATAAAAACCAGTAATGTATATGTCGCCATTTGGTGTAGCATATTGTTTTGAAACGCCATCGATCTTAAGATCAAGCAATCGTGAATCAGCATTAGATCCATTATTGGCCACATTCATGCTAATAGCAGTAAATGCTATATTGCTATTAGACCATGTGGCTGAAAGATTTGATATTGCTACTGGCATTAACCTACTACTATTAAATATGTTACTTGATAATCTTGATTAAGTTTTCCTGTGAAGTGTGCATCTAAAGCTACTATTTCACCGTTATCAATGTATATAGCATTTTCAAGAACATTTTCCCAATATGTTGGGTCAAAGAATAAGTCATAACTTCTAGAAAGTGTAAATTCATTAAAAGTTAGTGTCTCACCAGATTCATCTCCAACAATAGTAGAACCAACTTCAAAATATCCTTTTATGTCGTAAAGAACAACAAGGCCTGTATCAGGATAAAAGTTTTTTATTCTTGCTGTAGAATTGCCAGAACGAACAATCTCGTTATAGTTCCATTTCATTTTCCACCGCCGGCGGCGCCGCCGTAAACTATAACATCATATGAATGTCCTAATGGATTTGTTGCTCCAGATGGATGTTTAACGACACATCCTTCTTTATCTGGAGCTGCACTATCTCCTACTGCACATATCACCAGCAAGCCGCCGATTCTAATATTTTTGGCACCGTATATTGCATTGAGAGCGCCTTGATTACAGTGAGTGTCATAATCATTTTCAACAGCCCACAATCGGCCATTAACTCTTACGTTGCTTTGACCAACAACAATAGTTTTAGCACCGCAAAATCTGACATCATCATTTCTATGTGCGCCCGGCATTTTTTATAGCAACTCTTTTTATTGAATGATTTTATTATGAATATACTATGAGATTTCCATTATTTGCCAATACTACCGGACTGCCAAAACCTACTTCATCGATTCTTACAGTGGTTCTTTGCTGAGAATTTACAGGCACACTATTGGTTGGAGAAGTGTTTATTAAAACTTTGATTGACATTTAACTTTACCTTGTTATTTCAGGAGTTACAGTAATAATACCCTCAAGTACTCTAACAGTTGTATTTGATCTGTCAACAGTTTCTAAATCAAATAGATAGCGGCCTGCTTTAATATTAGAAGTATTGGCCGCATCTAAACTCATAGTAATTTCACCATTAGCTGAATCAGTTATTGTACAAACCAGATTGGCTGTAGCATTAGCCGAGTAATACGATCTACGCATCTGACTACGAACTTGATATCCTGATACATTTATATAAGAATTCGTTAAGTCATCAGTTAAGTTAATAACATTCGTAAATGTTGTACCTTGATCCATGTATAGTTCTACATATGCTGCCATTTGATGCTTCTCTTTTAGTTATATTTATGCGTCAACATATCGAATAACAACTAAACCTGAACCTGAGACTGTAAGTGTATCGCCAAATAATCCAACACCGACACCAGCAATATAGTCTATGTCAGTTGTGTTTGGAGGATTTACATTTGAGGTTCTTGTTCCAGTTGTTCCTATTGTATTTACAGGTGTTAATATACTAGTGTTAGCTCCGCCAGTATAACTAGAACCGCCGCCACCACCGTGGCCACCGCTGTTGCTTCCGTCACCGCCGTTACCACCACCGCCACCGCCGTAGTAACCAGCACCGCCGCCGCCGCCGCCAGCGTGATCGCTTTGATAGACAGAACCATCACCGCCTTGACCATATTCTGAACCTAATACAGCACTTGCGCCATTATCACCTCTGCCACTTCCGTCTGCACCACCATCACCACCTTTAAGATAACTACCTGACTGACCATTTGATGTATCACCATTACCTCCAGATCCACCTGCACTTTGAGTGCCACCGCCACCAGCGTTCAAACCGCCAGTACCGGGGTTCCCGTCTTCTCCTCCTGCGCCAGCTGTTGTGCCACCTCCGGCGCCACCAAGACCTCCAGAAGTAGCCCTGCCACCACCGCCGCCTCCGCCGCCGCCAGCGATTAGAAGTGGTGTTGTGCTTCTAAAGATGCCAGCCCATGAACCGCCGCCGCCACCTTGTCTGTCATTAGAACCTAGACCACCTGTAGGAACAAAGATGTTCAGCGTTTCGCCGGGAGTAACAGTTATAGCAGCTTTAACAAACCCGCCTGATCCACCTCCGCCACCGGCCGAACTTTCAGTGCCGCCGCTTCCTCCACCTGCTCCCCAACATTTAGCAAATATAGTTGTTACACCGTTTGGTATAACCAATGTTGTGGCACCTGTTGTAGAGAAAACAACTTTATCTGGAGATGTAATTTTCCAAACACCACCTACATTTACCCAAGAAGACGGAACTGATTTCCAAACACCACCAACGTTTACATATTCACTTGGAACGGTTTTCCAAACACCACCTACATTAACATACTTTGTCATTTTAGTTGTTTCTACTTGGCCAATAAGAGTTTTGAGTGAAGTCTTGAGGAAGAGGATTCATGTCTTTCATTGTCCAACTTGCTTGATATAAAGCAGAAACATATCCAACAGCTTTTTGCCACACGTAAGACATTTGTGAGGGTGTTAAATTATAAATGATATTATCATTATCTCTAAAAGGAATAATAGCACTTTGATTCGTGAGAATATACATGTTTGATAATTGACCAAGATTTGTCAAGTTTCGCATATCTTCGTTTGTGCCTTTAATAGAAATATTTCCAACATTAGCTACACTCACAATACAACCTGAAGCAATTCTACGCTCACGCTCTTCATTGATTTCATTCTTAAGGACAATTTTGGCTTCATCTTTTTCTGAATCTGACAGAGTAACAACTGAGTATGTCTGAACAACTACATTGTTTGCTTCAACTCTTAGCTGACTAAAAGGTGTTTGAATAACTTTTTGTTCATACTTGTTATATGCTGGTGACCCATTGTCAATATATCCTCTATAACCATCAGTAACCAACCATTCATCGGTCGGTCTTTCTCCTGTAGATGTTCTGAAAGTTGATGGTGCGCCACTTATGCGAGAAACTGTATTTCCTTCCATAAGAACGAATTTTGTCCATACTCTTGAACCAACGTTAGGATCTATCGTAGTCATATTATTTTCCTTAAATTATGCTGTATATTGTAGCCAAATATCACCGGCTGCGCCTCCAGTTGGCGATCCTGATGTCGTGATCATTATAGAACGGTATGCATTGTTTGCTACGGTACCGCCATATGTGCCAGCTACGGCAAGCGAACTCAATCCGCTGATGGAACCACCGGTGATTGATACTGAACTTGAAGATTGAGTTCCTAATGTGCCAATTGTATTTGCTTTAGCGAATGCAGCAGTACCTACAGTGTTCGCACCAGTACCTACAGCCGTGTTAGCTCCTGCTATTGTAGCAGAAGCAAAGTTATTGGCTGCTGTACCAACGGCTGTGTTTGCACCTGATAGAGTTGCTAAGAGATACGTATTAGCTCCTGTACCAACGGCTGTGTTTGCACCTGATAGAGTTGCTAAGAGATACGTATTAGCTCCTGTACCAACGGCTGTATTGGATCCATTTTGTACGGTAATCATAAAAGCATTAGCACCAGCGGCGGCTGCTGTAGCAAAAGCATTAGCTCCTGTACCTACTGCTGTATTGGCTCCAGATAAGGTTGCTAAGAGATACGTATTAGCTCCTGTACCAACGGCTGTATTGGCACCTGCTAGAGTTGTTAGTAGATAGGTGTTTGCTCCTGTACCTACAGCGGTATTTGCACCGGCAATTGTGGTTAACAAGTAAGTATTTGAACCATTCTGTACCGCAATCATAAAAGCATTGGCGCCTGCTGTGGCGGCTGTAGCAAAAGCATTAGCACCAGTACCAACCGCTGTATTAGCCCCAGCAATTGTAGCCAACAGGTAAGTATTAGCACCAGTACCTACGGCGGTATTTGCGCCAGCTATGGTTGCTAATAGATAGGTGTTGGCTCCAGTACCTATAGCCGTGTTAGCGCCATTCTGTACAGCAATCATAAAAGCGTTAGCGCCTGCTGTAGCTGCGGTAGAGTATGCGTTCGCGCCTGTGCCTACGTCCGTGTTAGCGCCTGCTACTGTAGCAGAAGTAAATGCGTTAGCACCTATACCTGTATTGAAAGCAAGAACGTTAGCTGCGTTAGCCTTATCAAATGCAAAGTCATTTACCCATAGAGGAGGAGAACTGCTTCCATTTGATTGAAGCATTTGGCCTGCGGTACCAAAGTTAGCACCTCCAATACCTACAGCACCAAATCTGTTGATACGAAGCTTTTCTGTCGATTCTCTAGAACCGATAGCAGTACCAAACATAAGTGTGGCGCCAGCGTTAGCTTGTTCATTTACAGCGTATACAAATGCTCTTGATCTTTCATCATCAGTCAAATCAGAATCATTAGAAGCAAATTCGATCATACCAATTGGTTGACCAGGATTTACAGTTGTATCTGTACCTGTAATTCTGAAAGTATTATTATGCATATTGAATGCATAGATCGTTGTTGAAGTCACAGTTGCTTGTGATGCTGTTAGGTTATATGTGCCTAGACCACCAGTACCACCAAAGTATTCTTTAACGTAAGTGCCGCCAAGTACATTTAATCCTTCGTCAGTTACATAGTGACCAACGTTGATCTGACCAGAAACAACAGAACTGATTGTTAGAACATTTCCTGAGATAGAACCAGTACCTACGAATACTTCACTTGAACCGCCTGAAATTTCTAGTAGTTTAGCTGGTGTTGTAGTACCAATACCAACAAAACCGTTGGCATCAATGACCAATCTAGATGCAGCAGCCGTGCTGAAACCAACTGTATTTGCACCAACGCGATACATGCCTGTGAAATTATCAGTTGTCCATGAATATGCAGGTCTCAGTGCAGTGCCAGTGCTTACAGAATAGAATCCAGAAGTAGTATTAACATAAGCATTTGCAAGTAGAGAGCCGTTTAATGTTACTGTGGTATTTGGTAATGCAGCATTAGCTACAATAGAAGCTGCTAGTGTAGCAATATTTACAGTATTAGCAAATCCAAATGCGCTCTGTGCTACAGACAAAGCTAATGCTGGTGTATTATTACTTACAGCAAGTGAAGCTAGGTCAAGAGCTGTCTTAGCTAAAACATTAGCATAGTTTGCTGTTACGTTGGCTGTAAATGCTAAAAAGTTAGCTGCATTAGCTTTATCAAAAGTAATACCATTGTTAAGATTAGCTGTAGTTACTGCACCACCAACTTGAAATGCTAAGATATTGGCGGAGTTAGCTTTATCATAACCACCGGCGGCTACAGTGGCGGTTTGACTAGCAGTGAAAGCAAGAACGTTAGCAGCATTAGCCTTATCAAATGCAGTACCTGCTGCTGTCGCGGCAAAAGAATTTGCGCCTGCACCAATTGCTGTATTTGAACCATTTTGTACGGTAATCATAAAAGCGTTAGCGCCTGCACCGACTGCTGTATTAGCTCCTGCTATGGTGGCTATGGCAAAATTGTTGGCCGCAGTACCAACAGCCGTGTTTGCGCCCGCTATAGTTGCTGAAGTGAAAGCATTAGCGCCTGCACCGACTGCTGTGTTTGCGCCAGTTAAAGTTGCTAGAAGATATGTGTTTGCACCTGTACCTACTGCTGTATTGGCTCCAGATAAGGTTGTTAATAGGTAAGTATTAGCTCCTGTGCCAACCGCTGTATTAGCTCCTGATATGGTTGCTGAAGTGAAAGCATTAGCGCCTCCGCCAACTGCTGTGTTTGCACCAGCAATTGTTGCTGAAGTGAAAGCATTGGCTCCAGTACCAACGGCTGTGTTGGCGCCATTCTGTACTACGATCATAAAGGCATTGGCACCAGCTGCGGCGGCCGTAGCATAAGCATTAGCACCGATACCGGTATTGAAAGCAAGTAAGTTAGCAGTATTTGCTCTATCAAATGCGGCGGCTGCATTAGAAGAAACAGTTGTGACTGTGTTTGAAAGTAGATTTACTGAAAGGGCTGAAGCTAAATTAAATGATGCTGTATCAGAAGTTACTGTAGAAACATTTAACTGGAAATAGATATTTCCTTTTCTGATAGGAGAAGTAGTTATTCTTAATCCTGCATTGTTTGAAATAAACGTAGCAAGAGTGTTTGCATTGATATCATTTACCTCAGTAACCAATTGATTGGTTCTGATTCTCCATTCATCAAATGTATTTGTAAGTGCTATATTAGCTAATGACATTTTGGTTTATCAACCCTTTTAATAAATTCTTAATTTCTTCCATATCAGACTTAAGGTTATTTATGTCTTCCTGCTGCTTCTTTTGTGCGGTAAGTTGCGCTGATCGAACCTTGTATTCTTCTTTTTTTGTAGTGTCGGTTTCAATCAGCGCCCTACTATGCACATCTCTTAACAGCGTAGTATCAGGAATATTAACATATGTCATTTTACTGGCTCAAAGCTGGAAGTGCAATTGCTCTCATGTCATGCAGAACAGGATATGTTGTAGTATCACTTGTTGTCATGACAATCTTAAGAGCAAACTGCTTAAATGTGTTAAATGTACCAGAAGCAGTTGAATATGAAATAGCATTAGGATAATCTTTAGGTCTAAATTCATATTCGATAATTTGGTTGTATACTTTCTTTGATGAGTACAATGATTGAAGTGTTTCTTGGTTCATCAAGACCCAACTCTTATCAGAGAAACTATCACTATCGTTTACATTCTTTACCTTGTAGTACACATAGATGTTTGTACCTGGTGGTCTATAAGCTGTAACAAATACACGAAGATCACCAGCATCAAATGTATCAGCGAGAGTAACTGTTCTGCTGATATACTTAGCTAACACTGGCCCGCCACTTGATGAGTTTTCACCCACAATGATTGCGCTTGCATTTGTTGTTGTTGCGTTACTTGAGTTGAATACAATTGACGCTGTATTGATATAGCCTGAGCCAAGACTATCAAGTGTTATAGAAACGATAGATCCTGTAGTATTAGTTGTTGCAAATGCGTTTGCTCCAGAACCTTCTGTTGAAGTTATAGAAACAGAGATATTCGCATTTGAAGCATATCCAAAACCTGCTGCTGTGATTAGAATATCATCATTGGCTAAAGTAGCATCATCAATATAGTTTTCAACTGCAACAACACCCGCTTTGTCTGTATAAAGAATAGGTGAAACGTCTTGATTTGTTGTGGTCATTACAGCTTTGAGGCGATATGAACCATCACTTACTGCATCAAATGTTACGCGATCATCAGGCACCTTATTTGTATCAGGAATATAACTGTAGTAGTTTGATCCTGAATCATAAGAGTGTGTGTATGAAATAGCTGTTGCCGGTAATGTTGTATCTTCAACGTGAGTATACATCATGTCAACATTAACAGTATTTTTTGGCTTTACATTATACATAGTTACATCGCCGCTGGTAACAAACTTGGCCTTATACAGCTTGAATGTTAGATCGTCTAGCTGAATTGGATCCCATGTAGATGCATTCTGCGACTTGAAGAATGAACCAAGATACGGTTGCGATGACACAATTCTATTTGTTCCAATAATCTTCTCACCTACTTCTGATACGAATACTTCGTACACCAAGCTAGAACTTGTGATTACGATAGCATATTCACCCGGTTCTAGATAAACTGGCGAATTGAAAGTAAATTTAGTAGGCACACTTGCATTCTCAGACACGCGAACTTTATCCGCTTTGATTGTCTTTTTTGAGAATGGAACCATTTGTATAGAATGTGGGATACCGTTCACTGTAGGTCTAATTTCTACATTGACAGGCAGAACAGGATCTTTTGTTCTGAAGTAAATATCAATTGCAGTGAGGAATACGCCATTTGGATAAGCACCTTCTTCAACAAAGAATGTCTGTGCAATAGGATCAGTTGAATTATCTTTATTGTGAGTTAAGAAGTCTTCAACCCAATAAGTATGGTCTGAACTATCATCAAGTGTTAAAGCATAAACTAATTGATTTACAGAACCTGATTCTGTTACAATCTTATCAACAGGAATAAAACCGCTCTTATGAAGAACGGATTCTTCTGTTGTCATTGGATCCCAATTGATGTTTTCTACATTATCACGAACTAGGTGATTATGATATTCACCAATTTTGTATGCTGACCAACCCTTATTTGTTAAGAATGGGTGATCTTCTGTAGCAAATGGTTCATGACCTGCAAATCCATACAGTTCTCTATCGCCTAGATGCGTGATGATTAAATCTGTAACTTTGCTTATGCCGTTTTTACTTAGAACTTCATCACCGGCCTGAATTTCGCAAATAGGCTTCTTGCTGCCGTCGGCCATGCTAACCATAGCATAAGGTTTGAAACAGCAGCTATTTGGTCTCTCTGGTCGAGGCGGCGGCCTCTTCGGCGGCGGCAAAGGAGGTGGAGTTGGCGGAGGAGGCGGCGGTGGCGGAGGAGGAGGTGGCGGCGGCACCGGCGGTCTTGGCACTGGAGAAGGAATAACCGTAACATCTGTGTCATTAATTGTAACACGATTCTTAGTCTGCTTCAGTCCTGATGCAAAGAAATCTATTTCTGCACGGGTTGTACAGTCTGTAACATCATTCTGCGGAGTATCAATAATACGGAAAATACGTTCACCAGTTCTAAAGAAGTTTGGTGGTATAAAGAACGTGCCGTCAATAGTACCTTCGCGGTCTGTATACAGACCTGGCGCAACAGCACTGTCATTTTCAATTTTCCAAGCAATATCGTTGCCAATCGTATTTCCTGAGTTTGCACTAGGAAATGCAGATGTATACCCAAATTCAGTAATAAGGTTGCCGATAGTATTAGCTAATGTCAGTCTTCTTGATACGTTGTCCCAACCTGTGACATATCCTCTGATCGCTCTACCGCCTTTTTTATTTTTAGGAACTAAAACGATAGTATTGGAACCACCAGTGCCCCAATAGTTATTGGCCATTGTACTAGCAAAACGAGGAAGAGTAACAAACGTTGCGTTTGAGTTATCAAAGAACTTATCAAGATTATAGTCACCGATAGCTACAACGGAATTAACGGTGCCAACATTTCCTGTAACAGAACCTTGAATTGTTGATGAAATAGAAATAGTACCAGATACGTTTGAAACGCTGATAATTCTCTTACGTGGCACATCTCTGCCCTTATCTTGTAAGGCAGGATTTGGATTTTCTAAATCAAAACGTCTCTTGTTTGAGTGAATGAAACTTTTATTTTGTGTATTTGAACTGACAATAATTTGATCCGCATCCGAGAATCCATCATTGAACGATGAAACGTTATCGTTTTCATTCAAACGGATTTCATTTGAAGGAATAATATAATCTGTAACATCAACATCATCAAAGAAGAACCAAACTCGTCTTTCTGGTCTTAGACCTGAAGCTGTAAAACGAATCTGTTGTGAGCGCATATAAGGAATAATACTTACGTCCTGCACGCCATTATCAAATGTGGCCGAGTCTGTGGTCACGATAATTTTTGGATTAGCCGGTGGTGTAGAAGCTGGTGGTGGAGTTTTAGGAAGTACCACTTTACTGCTTTTGTTACTATTAGACTTAGAAGCAGAAGTTGGTCTATCACCTTGACTCTCATAAGATTTACCTGGTCCCGCATAGCTTGGGTCATTTCTGGGACTATTACCAGGATTACTTCTAGTTGGCATTATCTTTTATCCTTTTTATATGCAAATATATTTATTAGTTCTTAGAACCAAAAAGAGTTGAGTATGCAAATGATTCTGTTATCAATGGTGAATTGGCCCTTAACTGTGCCTGTCTTGTAGTTGGATTTATTGCATCCGCTACAATTAAAGCATCATTTTCGCCCAAGTTTATTATAACGTCAGGAGCTTGGTTTGTTTCAATCCAAATATCAGATTCAGGCGACAAGTCAACTTGACCAACCCATTGAGCAAGCATATATGGTTGTACTGGAACCCACTTAGTGGCTAGATTTTGTGTGATAAAATTCTCTTCAGTATAACTTAAAGTTATTGTTGATCCACTTACTTTTGTAGAATTGTTAGACTGTCTATACAACGGCATAAGCACTGCTTCTTGAGGCGGTGTTGCGCCACCATAAACTCTATCTACAGCGATGAAGTAATCTGGATTTAATACTTCACCATATCCGTGAGTGGTAAAGTTATCTGCAATAATACCATACTTAGTTCTTTCTAGACCGTTTACATCAACAATTGACATATCTGTTGTTGACTTTTCTAGAATAGAGAGTGTCTGATAATATTCTAAGTTTTCAATGCGTGTCTCAAGCTTACCAATATCTCTCATAGTATAACGCTTGTTTTCAACAAATTCCATATAGACGTTGTTTGTTGAAGCTGTATATGGTTCAATGAACATCTTATATAGTATCATTGAATCTTGATCTGGTCTAGGTTCAATAGGATATTGTGATGGTTCACCATCCAGAATCTTGAAAGGAATATCACCCTGTTTTGTGATAAGAACAAATGCTCTTCTGGCCAAAAAGTAATTATAGTCAAAAGTAAATGGAGTTCCTGTTACTGGAATTCTATTACCACTGATTGTATAGTTAATATTTGTATTTGACTCATTGGCTCTCTTAGGTCTAAAATCAATTGAATCTCTTAAACTGTAAATAGTGCCTGATGAAGAAGTATATGAAGGTATTATACCATAATCAATATTAGAATAAGAGTCAACTGAGAAATAACCGCCTGAGCCTGAGTGCTGGAACCAATCGAAGCATACGACTAGAGGTCCTTTTGGTGTGCCGCTTCTAGGAGCAAGAGATATGGTTGAGTGATCATAATGAGAATCTTTTTGTCCATTATCAAAAACATACTTGCTTGTAACATCAGAATATGAAGAAAGGCTTGCACCTGCTGATGGAATTGTTGCGCCATTTAAGTCATAGATTTTTGTAACTTGATTAACGTCTGTGTAGAACAAGCTCATCTTTGTTCCAGGAACCAAAGAAGGACCTGTAATCGATACTTGGCCACTACCACCATAAAGTCTAGTTGTTGTTCCATTAGCTGCAAAGGTATTGTTTGCAGCATGAGTAGAGAAGTGAGTAGTGTTAGCAGTAACAAGCGTCTTCGTCTTTGCTGCAATAGATGAACCTGAGTTTAGATACACCTTATAGAATACCTTTGCAGTGCCTGTTGTAAATGTTGTAGAGGTTAGAGTTGCTGTTGGTTCTGCTACTGTAACACTTGTTAAGTCTACGCGAGTGCCATTTGTTCTGAACACCATAAAGCTTGATAATGTAGATGCTGATCTGCCAGTACCGTCAGTTACACCAACGAATGTTTCACCTGTAGCTGAGGTAATTGTTGCTGAACCACCTGAGAATGTTAAATCAGCTTGCTTTAGATATGAATAGTCTTGGTTTTGAATTGTTGATGGAACAATAAACTCATTACCAATGGTATAGACCAAACTATTGAATGCTGAATCGCCGATAACTGTAAGTCCATTTGCTAGACCATTGTCTTTGCTTAGTAGACTAATATCAGCATTACCTGTCGTGGTAGAAATAGAATTGGCATAAGCAAGAGAATTAGCACCAGTAAATGATGTATCAAACAAACTAATAGTATATGTTGCTGTAGCTAAGTTTTGTGTATTAGATGCTGAATAATAGTTGATTGTTCTAAATCTACCGGTACCAATCTTTGTATTAACACCAATAGCAGATGTTTTGCTATTATAGAATTCAACATTTTGCATCGATGCAGTATCAAAATAACCCTTCATATTGTCAACATAAACATAGTTGCCATAGTTTACTGTCATTTCTCTATTGATGACAGAAGCATTGGATCTTGCTCTATCAACATCTAGTGATATCTGAGCAATGCTTTCATACTCATAACCCTTAACGTAAGCTTTACCTGGATCAAGAGTAATTTGGAACTTTGTATTGTCTGTAGGATGGTCATTAACATTAGCTCTAAAGCGACGAACAGTATAGTTGCCTGACTCATCGAATGTTCTGCGGGCCATTGTATCGCCAAGTTCTGAATAGATTGGATATCTAATCATCTTCTTAACAACACCATTTTCAATTCTGAGAAGTTCAACAAACCTCTCATCGTCAATACTATCTAATGTGCGTGTAACAAGATCAAAGTTAATCTTCAATCTAGTTGCGCCAGGTGCCTGGTAATTAGATGCTTCTTGAGCTGGATCTAATAGAGATGTATCACTTGTTTCATCAACAATTGCTTCTGTAAATTCTAGACCAACTTTAGCATTGGCTCTTGTACCAAACCTATCAAGTACAATAGTCTGTGATGGTACTTTAACAAAATAACCATTGATGAAGAAGATACTGTCGTTCAGACTTACAAGAGAACCTGTACCTGTATGTGCAGTTGTTGCAATGTTGGCATAGTATCCTACATTTGACATTAAGGTTGTATTGTTTGGAAATTCTCTGCCTGAAAGGTATTTTACCATCAGAACCGGCGGCGCAGTGTTTGTAGCTTCGGCTGTAGCTGAAACATATGCAATAACAGCAGAGTTACCTGATGTGAATGTAACGGCATTTGATTTAAATACAGCAGCGGTAACATCTGTGTTTGCGTATGTTGACTCCAAGTTGATGTACTTGGCCCTTGTATCGACTGACAACTGACCGCCTAGAACGATGCTTCCGTTCTTAAATATATGATTACCAAATCTTTCGATCTGGTTCTGAAGAATAGTTTGTAACTGAGTAAGTTCTCTGGCCTGAACAGCATAACCGGGGCGGAAAAGAATGCGATGAAAATTCTTAGACTCATCAAAATCGTCGTAGTATGGAAGAACAGTTGTCTCCGTAGGTACGACTTTTGTATTTGCAATATTTGCGGTTGCCATTTTTTTTCCTTAAAACTTAATTACGATTTTATATTCTTCAGTTTGATCTTCAGATCGAGTTATTGGTGGTACGTTATCGGTATATATCAATCTTCCACTATACGCTGATGATTCTGGTGAGCTATATGAGGTCACAAAGCGCGAAACAACAGAATTTGCGCCAACAATAGTATCTGATACTAAAGGCGTACCTTCTGTATTTATCAAATAAATTTTACTGTTTACTGAATCCCAACTTAAAACAGTGCCTCTAAATGAGCTGACTCCAAGGCTAATACCCTGATATACTCTTTCGTTTTCAAAGTAATCACCAGAACCTACAGTAGTTACCACAGTGGCCTGCAAGAAATTTGTATTAGATAGTGAAGTGTTTCCTGTTAGGTAATCTTTTGGATTAGATATTAGAGATACTTGTCTGTAGTCATTTGCTATAGGTAATTTGCCGCCTTCACTACCTTTGATTCTTCCATTAAGCATAATATTAGAACCGCCAAGTTCATATAATGGATCGCTACCGTGTCCACCCGGTGGAGCAATGATTGCTCTACCTGAAGCACCTGTGCCTCCGCCGCCTGTAATGAAGATAGATGCTCTGGTATATCCAGTACCTTTAGCTAAAATACTAAATGCATTAACTGTTTGTGAAACGGTATTGATTGTTGCTACAGCAGATGCATCTTGACCATCACCGCTTATTTCTACAGTTATGTTGCTTGCGTTTGAATAATTAGCGCCGCCATTAGTCAAAACGATAGAATGCAGGCCGCCTTCAATAGCGTTCTGTTGAACCTGCCATTGAGTACTACCGTCATCATTAGCTAGTGTCTTTACTGGGATAAAATCATTTGAGCTAAATCTAAGACGCTCATAATCAGAAATAGAATATAGATATTTCCAAACATAACCATCAGCGGTAACAAGATCGGCTGTAGTTGATACAGTAACAGGTTCAGTGTTTGACTTACTGCTGCTATTGTTTGCAATGCACTTGAACACATTCCACTGTGAGTTGACCACATAAAAATTAGTAGCAGAAGACATATGATCATAAGCAGGATAACTGGTATTTGCAGCCCAGTTAATTCTAGGAATAACATGATTGACATCATTACCAGTTATTCTCTTACCGCCAATCATATTTTTCCATATGTCATAATTTGACACAGGCGCAGTATTGGATAATGGAGGATTATTTTCGTCTGGCCAAGCTTCAGTTTTACCGAAGGTTAAGTATAGATATGTCGGTGACGGTTCAGAAACGGATTCTTTGAACTGTTCTGCATTGTTCACTCTGAAATTAATTGAGGTGTCTGAAAACATTTTTTATCCTATAATCTTCAATTATTTATGCGCTCATTAGAATAACAGTAACGTTACCAGATGACGTTGTGACATTTGAGTGTGTAACATTGAAGGTATTTACGTTTGAAGCTATTACGTTACCAACCATGAATATACCATTTGTCAAGTTAGCAGTATCACCGCTATTGAACTCAATGTATACGTTGTTAGTATTGGCAAATCCATGTGTCGTTAAGTAAACAAAGATACTATTTGAATTTGATGTTCGATATGTGCCGTCTCTGTAGTATCTTAAATTAATATTAGATGATGCCATAGATACTTGAGAATTGACAATGTTAGAGATATATGTGTGTTCACCAAACAACTTTGTACCGGCGGGTTGAACCAAATCTCTCAGTACATTTTTATAGGCTGAGATCGACTCTCTAATCTTTATGACGAATGAGTGATTCTGATAATAATCTCTATCTTGCAAGAAGTTAAATGAACTTAAGTGACCGTCATCATTAATATAGCGACCTGGCTTTGTAATGATACCTTCAAGTAGAATTGGTTCAAGAATAGCAGTGCCGTCACCAGATGTGGTCATATCTAGAGTGGTGTTCTGCGCTGTATATGATGAACCACCCGCAACAATAGAAACACGTTCAATACGACCAATGACTGAGTTGGCTTCTTTGAAGCTGCCGCCTGTACCGAGAATTGCAGTGACCATAACGTTTGCGCCGGTTCCTGTTGTCGATATAACATTAGCTATTGGTAGACGATCATATGAGTAACCAAGACCGCCAGGTATTTCTCCATATGGGATAAACTTAACCTGCCTAATCATACCATTTGCAGCAACGTTTGTTACATTGCCTCGGGCAGCATAACCATAAGTATCAGGATAGTTGAGGAACTCAATCTGATTGCCTACAGCATATCCAAGACCGCCGTTCACAATCTCCATTCTTCCTAAAATACCAAGAGACTTGATAGATGTGTTACCAAAAATACCTATTGTTGGGCTAATATATCCTGCGCCAGGTTCATTAACTGTGATAAGTCTAACTGGGCCTGTGTTTGCAAATACCCAATAAGAAAGAGAGTTAGCTAGTGTCGTATTAGCATTTGCAGGATTTGTAAACCCTGAAAAATATAGACCGTAGTTAACGTTATTGATGCCAGCATTAGCTATAGATGCAATAGTTGTGTAATATATATTGTACGTATTTTGATGATATGTTTCATCTGTGTTTGCGGTAGAAACATAAGCATTTGCACCTAGACCTTCAGGATCCGAGATAGCTAAAAAGTCACCTACTCTGTAACCTGCACCGCCGTCAATATATCCATAATCATTCGATATTACTGTTACGGCCGCAATATTACCTGTTGATACTTTATCAACTGTGATAATCGCGCCGCTGGCCAATTCATCTGTAGTAACAACAGGAACATTATCACCTTTTTTATATGTTGTGCCTGGATTAACAATCTTGACACCATTGAAGATACCGCCGAACACTCGCCCGGTGACCATCTTTGTTTCTGTTGCTTCATCAAAATACGCACGGATTGTTTCGCCTGCTTTGAAGACACCTTTAATTTCTGAAATTACAAGTTCATCCACACGGACGTTTTTATCAAAAAAGCGACTGACAGATTCAACCTTAGCTGAAGCATTAGATGTATTACCTGTAATTTTTCTGCTAATAAACTTTTCAAGGGCTGATGTTGTGGTATTAGCTACACCATTAATAGTTTCTTCTGTAACTCTAAGAGTTCTTTCAACATACCACTTACCATCTGAAGCTCTAAGAACATCTGACTTTGGATAATAAAATTCAATTTCTTCATTGAAGAGTACACGCATAAGAAAACGCATTGACTTTTCAGTTCCTGTTGAACGATAAAAGTCTTTAGCATTCTTCAATATTAATTTTTTATCAGCCTGTAAATCTTTTGGAATAAGATTCAGAAATCTCTGAAACAATATATCTGAGAAATCATCTAGAGTATTATCAATATCCAGATAAGTCAATAGGTTCTTGGATCTTTCAGTTGTTTTACCAAACTGTAAGGTATTGTTAGACTGTTCTAGATATTCATAGTATGCTTCTAGAAAAGCTACAAAGTTTGGATGATCGTTCCTAACAAAGAACGGAAGTTGACTAGAAACTACTGTTGAAATCTTTGAATTCGTATTAGCCATTATTCAGGCACTACACTAATTTGAATTGCATTCACATCAGCCAAATCAATATCAAGAATACCGTTTCTAGACTGTCTCACAACATCTGTATTAGGTTTAATACTTATTGTCAAGATATTAGTATCATACTCTGTATTTTCTTTAGTAGATATGGTATAGAAGTTCTTTAGAATAATTTGGCCTAAATCATAGTCAATTGTGCCGGCATCTGAATTAACAATGACTTTTTCACCATTATCTTTGAAGTAATATGTTCTAATTGTGCCATTTCTAAATTGCAACGATGGTTGAGCAGTAGCACCTGATCCGCCACCACCAGTTATAGCTGCTGTGGCTCTTGTATATCCTGTGCCTCTAGAAGTCAATTCAATTGAGTTTAACTTTCCATTTACAATACGTGCGATAGCAGTAGCACCTGTTCCATCACCTGTAATGGTAACGGTCGGCGCAACTAGATATCCTCTGCCTGGATCAATTACCTTAACGCTGTCGATACCTGTAAATGAACCTACAATTTCTTCAAAATATACATCTCGTTCTATGTTATTAAGATCATATGTTTTTACTGATGGATAACTATACAAACCTTCAGTTATTCCGCCTCTGTGGAGAGACGTTGAGAAGTTTACGATATAATTTTGTTTAGACTCAGGAACTAATGTAACTCTTTTCTGCAACAAAGTTGTAACTTCACTGCTCAGTATTGACTGGTGCGCTCTATCAATATAGTTGTGTACCACCGAGTTTCTATAAACAGAACCAAATGCGCTAAGGTTATCAATGGTGTAATCTTCGATAGCTGCTCTTACAAGACTAGTGATCTGTGCTTCATCTAAGTCTGTTAGTGATGGTTTCCAATTAACAACTGTTCTTAATAGAATATATGTATAGTCTGGGTCAATGATTTCTGGAAATACGGTAACAACGCTTCTGTTTGTGATAACGTCATTAACAATTCTCTCTTTTTCGGTTGTTGTAAATTCATAGTTGCCAATTGGTTTTAGAGAGATGAACACTTTACCATAAACTGGCGGATCATTTTCGTCACCTGACCAAATTGAGATAGAACTAATATTTGGATAATCTTTCATTAATAACGATTCAAAGTCTGTTTTTGTAACTGCTCTATTCTGTGAGGTATAGTGTATAGGTGCTCTATATCTAATTTGTTCTACTGTTTCTTTATCTGATCCTGCATCAGCCGGTGATACTGAAACAACCGATACGTTAGAATAACCACCAATAGCTGTTGTATTCACAAACGAGTTGGCCTTATTTGCTTCTGCACCAGATGTATCAAGATATTTGATGATAACAATATTACCATTTGCTGGTTGTTTTCCAAGAACACCATCACCAAAATATACAACATAATTTTGGTCTGAGGCTTCTTCAACAAAGAATACAGTCGAGTTAGCAGTTATCTCTGTGAGGTCTTGTGCTAATGTGTACTTTGTTATATAAGTATTAGCTGCTGACTCTTGCACTGTAACAGTGATGGTTGATGTGTCGGCATTGGCTGAAGGCAGTGAATATCTTCTATTAGAATTAGCTACAGTGTAATACAGGTTTGAAGTTTCGCCCTGCTTGAGTTCAATATTATTGAATGTGAACTTGCCACCACTTTTAGCTGCAATAGCTGATTCTGTGGTAGAGAATATGTAATTTACGCCGTCAATAGGTTCAGATACAAAGCGAGTAAACTGCGGTAAAACTAAAGCAGATTCGGTATCACCAACAGGCGGTGTCACGACAACATCTACTGTAGCTACCGCGCCCGTGCGTGAGCGAGGCACATAATTGGTTAGTTTAGCTAAAGATAGTACTGAGTTGCGAATCTGTGCAGTATCCAAGAACATTTCATTGCCGATCATGTTCAGGTAATATGCATTGTAGTGAGTATTGTAGGCCAAGATATCAAGAAGTACAGATAAACCTGAACCATCAAAGTCATAGTCTGTAAATTCTGCTTGACTATTTAAATAGTTCTTTAGATTTTCTCTGATACTATTGAAGTCTAGTTCAGAAATTCTAATTGCGCCCGCCATTTTAACCTCTGCACATATTGTCGTCACTTAAAGTGGCAACATTAAATTTATTGTGTTTTTTGCCTTTGTTGTTTTGGCCCATTTTTTTACCTACAATTTTCATATTTTCTAATGCTTGACCTGTTCGTTTTTTACCTGTATTAGAAGCAACTCTCTTTTCAATTGATTCTGGACTTTGTTTTCTTCCTAACAGTTTCATTCTTTGTTTTTCTATACTTTCTAGGCTTCTTTTACGGCCTTTTAAAGAATTACTTATTTTTTGTCTTTCTTCTATTGTTTTATGATCACCTAAACGATTTTTATTACCTTTTGCCTTTTGAATAACAACATTTCTTTTATAGCTATCTGTTGACCAATGACCAAAATGGTGATTGTTTAGGTTATAATATCGGTCACCAAGTTCTTCATTTTTGATCTTAGATAACCATTTGTGTTCTTCTTCTAATAAATCTTTCCTTGTAGTATAGATTCTACTTAATATTCTTCTTTTAAAATCTTGAGGTCTATGTTTATATCCTTGTTTCATCCAAGTTGATGAACAAATATAACCATCATTTTCTTTACCCCATCTACATCCAATATAGTATCGCTTATGTTTCTTGTCGTACCATAGATAAACAAATCCATATTTTTCCATAGTTATACTCCTTTCAGAGTATTTAGTAAAGTATAGATTTCATCTAACTCTCTCTAAGAAAATTGTTGTAACATAAGGTTCTTGTCTGTTGTTAACTTGGAAAACAATTCTAGCCGTATACCCATTGTTATCTGGATCTGCAACCACATTTACAGTTGATACAATTGCTCGGGGTTCAAAGTTTTCTATAACGTCTTTAATGTGCTGCTGTATTAGATTGGCTGTCAGGGGCGAAATATTATCAAAGAGCAACTTTTGTGCGCTAGATCCAATATAAGAACGAAAAGGTCTTTCATAGAAATTTGTCAATACAAGATTTCTGATAGCTCGTCCAATTGCTATTGGACCAACTACTTTATTAATATCTTTCGTTACAGGATGAACATTAAAGTCCAAATCTATATCGGTGTAGTCTTTTGCTCTTGATACTGTACTCGTCATGTTTTATTTATCCTATGCCTAGCTTATGGGTTTAGATCAATACCTGAACTATCAACGATTTTCATACCACTCTTCGATTCAATATCCATTTTGGTACCAGCATCAACTTTCATATTTGTTTTAGACTTAACGACTACTTTTCCGGATACAGAACCAACATTCATTTCATTAAATCCGCCAACCTGAAACTTATCACCAGCAGACATATGTGCAGTTTCGTTTACTGTCAGTTTGGCATTCTTTGCTGTCTGTTCCATATTCTCAGCAGCAGCCATATTAATGTTCTTAGCGTTCATGGTCATATTGCCCTTAACGGTGGTTTCCATGTCGCCTTGTACTGTCCAATGTGCATTGCCTATTACATTAAACGTTGCATCACCATCTACCATTACATCATACTTGCCTGTTACTTTAATGTAACCCTCACCGTTGATTTCAAGGCCCATCTTACCATTCTGTGTGACAATTCGAATAGAACCATCCGGCCCTATTGTAAAACCTGCACCAGTTCTACTCATGCAGCGGACATATTCATTACCTTCATCATCACAAACCTCTAACTCATGACCGCTTCTAGAGATGAAGCGTTGTGAGTTTAGTTGTTCTTTTGATGGCTGTACAGGAGGAATACCAGTTAACTTTGATTCTGCTGTTAGCTTTGGTTTAGATGCATTGTATGTCATAATATTACCTTATGAGAAAAATTTTGCTAATTCTTTTGTACCGTGAACATCAACTTTAGCTGATAAATCTTCAAAGTTGGTTTTGAATAGCTGTTTTTGTGCGTTTGGTATTCTATCTATCATTGGCAAAAATTTATCTTTGACTGATTCTAAAACTTTAACATCACCCATGATACCTGCAAAAGCTTGTTCAGCTTTAACCATAACATCAGGTTTCAAAGTGGTTAAATTACCCAGCGCGTCAAATGTCTGTGTAATTTCACCAAATGCGGTAGGCACTTTTAATACTGTTGAGCCTAATTCAGCAAGACCTGATAGTGTATCGTCTGTTTCTAGGTCATACATCTTACCAATCATCTCTTCGATTGTCTGTGAACCTTTCAGCAAGTTAACCGCCGTTGTAAAGAACGTAGCTGGGTTTACTCTCTTTTGTGCTGACATTCCGCCTGCTGCTGCTACTGTTTCATAACTTCTGGCCATGCCCATGACAGATTCAAATTGCTCACCTAGACCTGCGGGTAATGACTTAAACAGTTCGTCTTTAAGAGCAGCAGGCATTATATTCAGAATATTGCTCATAGATATATTTAAACCTGGTAACTGAGACATAATATCTGGTGTCATCTTTGATTCAAACGCATCTAGTGCAGTCGAAACGTTTGTAAGTTGTGGTACTTTAAGACCAAAAACAGGTTTAACAGTCATTGAGTTCATTAGACCATCAAGCTTACTAAAAGTCCAATCACCTTTCTCTACGGCTTTAATAACTTTAACGCCGTTTTCCATAACTTCTTTAAGGTCTGGCGGCTGCTTTATTGGTTTAAGTCTCTTTTCTTTCTTGGCCTTTTCTACGTTATCTGTTGCACCAGGAAGTGGTTGAGAACCACCAATACCAGTTTTACCATGTTCTTTGTTTTGATTTGAACCGACTACCGTATGCCTAGATGTACCGCCTTCACCTACACTCTGTCTTACTATTACAGATTGGCCTTTATCTAGTGCTCCTCCAGATGATGATGAACCAAATAAAGTGCCGGATACTTCTGCTGGAATCCATGTCAAATGCTCATCTAAGACATTTTTACCATGCTTACGTGGTATTCTGACCTTGTATAAAATTTGACCTGAAGGCAATTCTTTATGGTCTACTACAAATCCAGTTTCTTCTTTATTTTCATTTGGAAATGTCTTACTGTTTGTCATACTCTACCTGCTGCTACTGTATTCGAAACACACTCAAGAGTGGTGATACCTAGACCGCCAACCTTGACATTATGTGTCATTGATGAAATGAGATAGTCGCCTGTGCCATATAGTTCACCCTTGCTTGGTCCTTTATTTGGAAACTCAGCTTTAATAACATCACCAGCATGTAAGAACGGGCTAAAGGGTACGACCATCTTAAGAGCAATTTTATCTTGATCTAACAGAGCCATTCTAGGTCTGCGCTTTACAAGATACTTCTCAATATTTGGATTGCATGAGTTCTGATCTGTTTCTGTCTCTTGATTTGTAGTGGCCATAAATGGACTGTTACCGCAATCTGATGGAGTACCAAACATACCAAACTTACCTGTCAAATAATTCAATGTAGAAACAACGGTGATGTCATTGCCATTTTCATCAAAACCATTCAAAACATCAGATAACAAATCAAAGTCGCAGGGAAAATCAAAGTTCATAATTTCTGTTGGTGTTGCATAGTTTAGATCAATTGCACCTTTATCAGAGTAAGTAAATGTCCAGACCGGTGAAGCCTTAGCTAAAGATGTGAGAGAACGAAAATGATGTGTACCTAAATCTCTATATGTCATGTAGTGAATGAATGACGGATCCATTGTACCTTGTGAAAGGGCCACTTCTGAGTTCTGAAATATGGCCTGAAATGGGTGTACGTTCTCAGCCACAAAATCTCTGACTGGCATTGCATCTTCAACATCAATTCTAGGTGCTTTTATACAACCACGTAAAATATCAGATACAACTTGGCTTGGTGGTGTACATTTCCATGATTTGCTCATGTATGTCTTAGCATCTTTGATTAGAGATGGATCACAAGCATCAAGTTCAAATGTCTCAATATCATAATTGATACGCTTTCTCTTACTCAATCTATAAATTATCTGGCTAACATCTAATTTATAAGGTATATTAGAGCTAAATGATCTTATGATTGGTCTTGAAAGGGATAAAATTAAACCTTTTGCATAGAAATTATCTAGGTTTTTAAGTCTATAACCGACTGATTCTGATCGTCTACTCTGAACAACCACGTTAGTTTGCAAACCGGGCGTCAATAGACTTTCTGTTAGATTTACTTCAGTCACATTCAATTCAATTAACTCAGGACCATTAATATCAATCGCAGATGTAACCTGCGTTAAAAATGATTCTGCTTTACCTGTAGTATTTTGTCCTGTATCTATAATGTCTGGCATATTATAAGCTTCTTATACCCTTAAATAAATTATTTTCGCCTCTAGCTGTACTCAATATATTTTCAAACTCAGTTACAATCGCATTATAGTATTCTTTCTTGATTAATTTGATCTTGCGCTTTCTTTCATTTAATTCAAATTCATAATCAAAAGAATACACTATGTTTCTATAAGTATATAGAAAGACTGTTTTGCCGTTTGGCAATATCTTCTGAATTGGATTTAAGTCTGCATCTGGTAAAGTATCATATTCTGATTTGGTTGTCTCATAATATATGATGTTTTCAAAATTGTTCGATGATACATCAACAGTTTTTATGACCTTCTCATATCTTTCTACTCTTGCCTGTGCAATTGCGGTGCTTCCATACTTCGCATCTATGTATTTCTGAAAATTGGAAGCAGACATAGGCCAGTCATACATTGGATCCAGTCTCTTGTTGGCCAATAAGATTATCCAGTAAAGTTCTGGATCATTATAATATTTCTCAGCTAATATTTCTGGTGTGTCACCATCTTCAACATCATAGTCATAGTATACGAAAATATTGTCAAGTACGTTTGAGTAAAAGCCAATTCTTACCAGAATATCCACAGGAAAATCATAGTTGTTGGTAACGTTTGCTTCGGTGTTTAGACTATATTTAACTTTAGGAAATAAATCAAATATCTTTGACATATATTAGAATCCTTGTAGAACACGAAGCTTGTGTGTAACTTCTGTTTCGCGGAATGCAAGCTGCATTCTGATCTGTGTTGGATAACCATCATGGAATGTAGACCATGTGCCGTTTGGTGAATATGAAACGTCTATCTGTGTTAGAGCGCAAGTGTTAATTCTAGGTATTCTAAGATTTTCTTTACCTCTATAGAAGAATGTAATATCAAATTCTGCTGGTGGTATCCAGAAAAATGTAGATACACCACTACTCGCTCTAAGTTCTGGAGCCGCATGAAATCTCAATGTTCTGATAATCTGTCTCAGGTTGCGAGATTCATTGGCTGATGATGGAGCAAAGATAAAATCGAAGCGATGTTCACGTTGCATAGTATTAGCATACAGAACTTCAACTTTTGGATTGATAGGAGAACCAAGTACTTTAGCAGCCTCAGATACTCCTGTTAGTGAATTGTTAATAAGTCCGACGCCGCCTGCAAAAGCGGCCGCTCTACCAAACATAGCACCAATAGCCGCGCCTGCAAATGTCATAACTCCACCAGCAACAGCAGCACCAAACTTTGTCAAACTGATATTCTCAAAATCGTGGGTGTCATTAAATGTCAATTCAGCATTTGGCATATAAAGTGCAATCGACTCTTGAATTCTTCTGGTAAAACGAGGCCTTGTGATATCACCTCTACTAGCAGAAGGGTTCAATACATCGACTTCTAAACTTATACCGCTCTCTTGACCTAGATTACCGCCTTCGTTGATAAATCTTTTATCTATATTAAATCTTAGCGCATCTGTCTTTGAAAGCTGATCTGGCGCTAAAGTAGATATCCGAGTACCATTAACAGTACTCATTTTAGAAGCTGTTTGTTGGTTAATGTTAATAACCATATAATGACCGTTATAGGTTTGTCCGCCAAGTTCTTCAGGGAATATTCTATAATTGAAGTCATAGTTTGGTTGAGTTAATGAATTATCTCTCGGCAAATCATTAAAGATGCCGTCATTATCTAGTCCATTATCTGTATATGGTACAGTAGTATTAACATCTGGTCGCACTTCTGCGCTTGGCGGTACTGCCATTTTTTATTCCTTTATTGATGACTATATATTTATATGAAAACCTATAAAGGAAAGTTTAGTCCAAAGAATCCACAAAAGTATAAAGGTGACCCCACCAACATAGTCTATAGATCACTATGGGAACTTAAGGTCATGAAGTACTTAGATGGAAATAATAATATATTAGAGTGGAGTTCAGAAGAACTCGCTATTCCATACGTATGCCCTACTGATAACCGATGGCACAGGTACTTTCCTGACTTCATAGTTAAAGCTAGAAAGCCTGATGGTTCAATTCAAACTATGATATTAGAAGTTAAACCTAAAGCACAAACAATAGAACCTAAAGTACAGAGTAAGAGAACTAGGAAGTATCTCACAGAGGTAATGACATGGGGCAAGAATCAGGCCAAATGGAAATCAGCTACTGAATACTGTGAAGAGAGGAAGTGGTTATTCAAGTTAATAACAGAGGATAATCTAGGTATCAAGTAGGACCTTAAAGGTATTCATTTGATACAGGACATAGCCTTTATAACATACTGTCAACCATCTGTCAAGTAAAAACAGTACATAAATAAGAATATGGCTAAAAAAGAAGAAAAAGAAGCAGTAGACTGGTTTATCGGTAAAGCTAGAACAGCAGCCGGTTACAGAAGAAACATTATCAATAACAGCGAAAGATCCAGAGATGGAACATTCGTTGGTAAGATGTACTTCTTCTACTATGACCCAAAGCATAAAAAGAAGCTACCGATATATGATAAATTCCCTCTTGTGTTCCCTATTGAACCATATCCAGATGGTTTCTTAGGTCTGAACCTGCATTATCTAGATACCGGTCAAAGAACAGCACTTTTGAGAAAGTTAACTGATTATAGAACCAACAGCAGGTTTGATGAGAAGACCAGACTTAGATTGTCTTATGATCTTCTATCAAGAACAAAAAGTTTAGCCAGTCTATCTAGACCGTGCATCAAGAGATACCTTTTTACCCAAGTCAGAAGCAAATTTATAGAAATCACAGCAAATGAATGGGAAAATGCAATCGCTCTTCCAGTTCAAATGTTTGTAACCAAGAGTTAACAAATGGCATCAGTAACATTTACAAACCCACCACAATTTTTAGGATTGCAAGACCACAGGTCTATCGTCAATAGAGATGGTGGTCCTGCTAAAGCTAATCGCTTTGTAGCTAGAATCGTGAGCTTGCCTCCAGCATTGCCTAGAAGATCAGAATACGCATCAATGATTAAAGACCTTACATATTTGTGTGAAGCTGCTGAATTTCCAGGCCGTGGTTTTATGAATATTGATGTTCGTTACTATGGTACTAACTTTAAGTCTCCGTACCAGACAACATACGAAGATTTGAACCTGACATTTGTTGTTAGAGATAAGTTTATGGAACGTCAGCTATTTGATGACTGGATGGAACTGATTAATCCAACAAGCACATTTAATTTTGCATATAGCAAAGACTACATGACAACCGTTGAGTTATTTCAAATCAGTGAGATAGATGGTACTACAGGCACACCATCAGTAAATACGACCAAAACATTTACTGCACAGTATAAGTTTACTTTTGAGAAAGCTTGGCCAGTTCTTGTAAATCCAATGCCTGTGAACTGGGCTGATGATAATTTCCACAGACTTACTGTCGCATTTACATATAATACATGGCATAGAGAGAGACTTGATCCTCTTTCTCCACCAGCTTTTAATTTGGTTGAAGGAAGTACTATAATATCCGTAGCTAATAGTACATGGTTGCCCACTTATGATATTGATGGCACTGTGTTCGATAACCCAATCGGAGAAAGAGGAGGAAGATAGTAAAAGGTGAATAAATTATGAAAATACCAAAGATATCTGTACCAATTTACACAGTAAAGTTGCCGTCAAGTGGCAAACAAATCAGAATTAGGCCGTTTCTTGTTAAAGAAGAGAAGCTGCTTCTAATTGCAGCACAGACAAAAGATATTAATGAAATCGTTAGTGCAACTAAACAGGTCATTAACAACTGTCTGATTGATAATAATGTTTCAGTTGATACTCTGCCGTTCTTTGATGTAGACTATCTTATCGTAGCACTTAGAGCCAAGTCTATCGGTGAAACCATACCTGTCAAGTTTCTGTGTAATAACGTAGTAGACGGTGAGAAATGTGGTCATAGTTTTCCAGTAGATATTGACATCTCGAAAGCATCTATTGTTAAGGATGAGAGTATCAAGCCAGAGATATGGTTGACAGAAGATATGGGTGTGAAGATGAAATACCCAAAGTATTCTGTTATGAAAACCATCATGAGTAATGAGTCTGACTTTGATAGGATGATTCGCATCATCGGTGCCTCTATTGACTCTATCTTCGACAAGACTGAAAACTACTCAACTAAAGAAATGTCCAGAGAAGAGGTTCATGAGTTCATTGAAGGTCTAACAAAGGTGCAGTTTGCACAGCTAGAGAACTTCGTTAAGAACTTTCCTGAGTTTGAGTGTAAGGTTCAGCACCAGTGTGAGAAGTGTAGTTTTAATCACAACATCAATTATAATAACTTTGATAGTTTTTTTTTATAATTTTTGGCCATGATACGTTGGTCAACCACTATAAGACCAACTTTAACTTGATTCAGTTTCATCATTATTCGCTAAGTGATATGGAGAATATGTTGCCTTGGGAAAGATATCTATATCTGGATCTACTCAAGGCTCATATTCAAGAAGAGAACGAAAAAGTGCGCGAAAGAAATATGATGGCGCAGAGACAAATGAGAAAGTAACATGGCAATAGATCCAAAAGACCTAACAATAGACTATAGAAAAATACAGTCAATGCCTTTCAGAGATCGAAAGGCTTTGGTGTACTCTAGCTTTGCTGATCAGGTCAATTCAGCACTAACTCCAAGCCAAAGAGCCAATTTATTCCCAAATTATTATGTAAAATCTGCTACTAGCGGCGCTACACCAGGCGCAGGTGGTGATCCAAACTTATCAAAAGCAGACTATCTGAATAGAGCAAGAAATGGTGGTGTTAGCGATTCTGATCTTAATAGGGTATCAGGAAGACCTGAAGATAGAGGTCCGCCCCAAATTACCGCTTCTGAGTTTCGTGCTGTAGAAAGTAATCCATTTTTAGCTGGATATGTTGATAAGACTAGACGGGTTGAAACGAGCAATAGTAAATTTGGTAGATTTTCACCTAGAGAAAGAGCAACATTAGATTTTATTTCTGCAAGAGAAGGTTCTAAAAATCCAGACATTATATTTGGTGATAGTGGCAATAAACCTGGTAGCGGAAGATATAGTCGTGCATTAGGTTTAGATAAGAGGCCTCTTTCAGACCATTCTATTGCAGAAGTTATAGCTCTACAAAAGAAGCTGACGGCTATAACAGGAGCAGACGGAGTTGCCGGTGGCGTTGGAACTTCTGCTGTCGGCACAGGTCAAATGATTAGAGGGACCTTAATTGGTAATCTTCGTTCTTTGGGTATACCTGAAGAAGATTGGGATAAGATTAAGTTTGATGAAACTCTACAGAATAGATTAACATTAGAGAATTTTAAAACGTCAGGTATCGGAGATCCAAATGGTGACCCGAGACAATGGAATCATACAACGCTTGGTAGACAATATGAATCATTAGACACATCTAAAGGATTCAATGCTATGTCTGGTGATGAGATGTATTCTATTATCAAAGCATCATCAGAAAGACCTAAAGAGGTTGATGAACAAACAGCAACTCCAGATGCCATGGCTGTTGTAGATAAAGTGATGAGTGAAACTCCTTCTGCTGTAGAATTAAAAATGTCTGCTGAGAATCTAGACATAAACTCTACACCTGAGTCGGCACTAGCATTCTTGAATAACAAAGAAAGAAATCCTGATGGTGCGAATCTTGGAGATGTAGATGCTAGACTTTTAGAATTGGCTGAGATGGGTATTCGTAAGTTTGAATCAGAAAATTCAAACTTTAAAGTTGAGATTTATGGTCCTAGTAGCGGAAAGAGGCAATCTTCAGTAACTCAGAACTCTCAGCACCTTGTAGGTAAAGCTCTAGACTTTGAGATATTTGAAGTTGATCCTAAGACCGGTCAGAAGACAGGAAAAAGATTACCTAATTTTAGAACACAAGCTGGTGCCGGTGAAGCTGGCGATGAATATCTAAATCTTCATCAAAACATTGAATTGGCTAGAATCTATAAGAAAGAAGTAATCAAAGATCAACGCTATGAGGGTGTTTATGGCAGAAGCGGTGCTCTGTTCGGCGGTGAATATGCTCTAGATACACAACATTATGATATTGGTGGTGCACCGGCAGCCGATGGTATTATGTCAGCATCTCAGCCAGGCGGAAGCATTTTTGGTGGATATAGTGAAGAGTATATGAGAAGATTCGGTGTTGAGTCTGCTGCAATGCCTATTCAACAAGATAAAGTAGTTGAACTAGCTAAAAGCACATATGGTCCAAAAGAAACAGAAACTGCTGTTGCTACTACTTCAAGCACACCAACTTCTGCTGTTCCTGCTGTAACTACAGTCGCGCCCGCGCAGGGCGTTACTACATCAGGAGTGACAACTGCGGCTGCTCCACCAGCACCAGAAAGCACTAATTATCCTATCAAGACAATGGCTCAAGGCGGCATAATACCAAAGAGTGCTGATACTCAGATTGTACAGAGAAATATGTCCGGTGATATCATATCAGCAACTAAGGTTGGTGAAAATGAAAATGAGAGGATGAACATTGAACCGATATCAAAGATGAGTGCAGACGCATTAACTGTCGGTTCATATAATCCTGTTGAAGGAGGTATGAACGATTCTAAATCACAATCAGCACTAGAAGACAAGAAGGTTAGTATGAAAAGTCAGAGTGTAGCACAGCCAAGATTGAGCAGTGATCCGTACTCAAACATACAGGGTGATATTAAGCCAATGTCACCAACTGCAAGGGCTGCAATGATGGCCGCAAGAGACTTGTCAACTCAAAGACGAGGCTATTCATTATAAAAAAAGAGGGAGACCAAAATCTCCCTCTCTTCCGCGTTCGCCTGCTATTCGCATTTATTAACCAGCAAGGGACTTGAAGTAGTCAAGATCCTCATCAGTCTCAGTATCAAAAGGCGGCGTGTCTTCAACAGACTTCCGCGGCTTTGAACCTTCAAACGATGGCTTCTGAGTTACTGAATCAGTAATCTGGTCGTTAACCGCACCAACACTTGATACTGTGTTACCGAGAACCTCGGTGAGACGCTTCTTCAGTTCATCATAAGACTTGAAGTTCTTAGGATCAACAAACTCCTTTAGAGAGTATTCAGACTTCCAAATCTTCTCCAGTTCAGCATCGCTATCAGACAAAGCCGAAGGCGATTCGAAGGTCGACTGGTCATAGTTAAGATAACCAGCAACCATGCGGGTGCGAAGCTTGAAGTTTGCTCCGTTCCAAAGATCGAATGGGTTCATAGCCGGATCATCCGGGTACTGCGGGTTCATAGCAAGAGTGATCTTGTCGAAAATCTTCTTACCGAACTTGAACAAGAACACCTTACCCTCATTCTCAGGGTTAGATGAATCCTTGAGTACCTGAATATTTGCGATGTAGTGAAGACGGCGCTTCTGATCACGGGCCTGCTTACGCTGCCAAGAAGCATCATCACTAGATGCATTCCAAAGAGTAGAATTATACTCAGAGACCGGATCTTTCTGACCGATAGTGGTCAGAGAGTTTTCAATATACCACTTGCCCGACGGACCCTTAAAGCCGTGATCAAAGTAGCGAACCCAAGGAAGTGAATCGTCACCATCAACAGCAGCCGCAGGAAGAAAACGAATTACAGCAGAGCCGTTACCAGCCTTATCACGCGACAAGGTCCAGAAGCGGGTGTCTTCTGCTCGTTCAGTCTGAGGTGCGTTGATCTTTTCGATTTCTTTGGTGAGACGGCCGATATCAGCCGAGGTCTTCTTGAGGGATGCAAAGTTTGACATTGTATGTTCTCCTATATGTCGTTGTATGTCAGCGTATAATTTCTATATCTTAGTGTATTTTCGTTTGTTTGTCAACTAAATAATAGTGTAGGTCACGGTGCTGTTACACCCACCTACTCTAACGCTATTGAGGAGCGCCAGCATGACTATTTATCATAAACACCACATCATTCCTAAGCACATGGGCGGAACAAACGAACCGTCCAATATTATTGAGGTTACCGTTGAAGAACACGCAAATCTTCACAAAAATCTATGGGAAACCCATAATCATTGGGAAGACTATGTAGCTTGGAAAGGACTCTCTGGTCAAATAACACAAGATGAGGCCAGACGGCTGCGTGTTAGTCTAATGAACAAGCAAAAGATTGAGGATGGAACTCATCATTTACTTGATGGCAACATTCAAAGAAACGCCGCTTTGAATAGAATCAAAAACGGTACTCATAATGATAAAGACTTTCACATACAAGTTTCATGTCCACATTGTGGTAAAACTGGAAATAAGTTCATTATGAAAAGATGGCACTTTGATAAGTGTCGTGATTTACTTTCTATATAGTTGCATTTAACTGCTTCTTTAGTATTTCCCTGAACTTTTTTTGATCAAGGTCTTGAAGCAGGAACGGTGCAAACTTCCGTGTCTTGAAGCTGAACTTAGACCACAGATAGTCGTCCTTGAGTTTAGCATCAAACTTAGGAATGAAGTCAATGAAAGAATTGAGAATGATGAGAGTTTCCAGAGAGATATCACCACGCATGTATTCATTCAAAAACTTAGGATAACCATTGTCTTCTATCTTGAATAAAGACCTGATATCATCCACTTTTTCTAGTTCATTCTTAAAATCGTAGGACATGGATTGGACTTTTCGCATATGCCTTACAGTAGAACTGAAAGCATCATCATCTAACATATCTCCAATCCATGTCCTATCAGCCATGAAACATAATGCAATGTGCATCTTCACATCATTACACTTTCTGGCCAATTTCTCAAACTGAAACCTATCTCGCCTGTTCAGAAACGACTCTTTACTAGCGGTCACTTTACCATTGTACTTGAAGAAATCATAGTTGTCTTTGGTAAAATGATTCTTCAGCGCAAGATAGGTACAGTACGTTTCGTACCCAGATAGTTTCACTATTCATATCCTACAAAGGAAGTTTTGTGGTGTTTGACTTTGGTAGGAAGTTGAGTTCTTCTGCTTCAATCTTGATCTTTGACTTGAGAGAACCGCTAATCAACTTTGAGGCCAATTCAATTTCAAGACCTGTTTCTTCACAATACAGAACAACTGCTTCCATATATGAAACATTCTTCTTCTTGACGAAAGTTTCTATATTCAAAGAAAATGTGGTGATTTCTTCTTTTGTGGGCATTTCAATCTCTTTACCATTATCATAATATTATACATGACTCACATAATAAAGTCAAGGAGAAGCTTTCGCCTCTCCTATCATTATTAGTCATTCTTGGATACGAAACTGTTAAGCTTTTCAGCCAACCAGATGATAGAGTCTGCGTCCATATTAGGGATTGTTGGGAATGGAGGAAGATCAACATCCTTGCCTTGTGAAAGAGCAATAGATGCCTTTTCACGTTCAAGATTCCAATCATTCTCAAGACGAATGCGTTCGTTCATGTTTTGCTCAATGATAAAGTCACGGGCAATATGAAGAAGTTCTAGACGGATTTCGTAAGGGTTCTTTGACATGATATACTCCTGTGTCATGTGTGTTAAGGTGGCCCGTTCTGTTTCTAGGTGGAACCATACCCACAGGTATCACGCTGCTAGAGCGTAAGCCTTAGATGCAATGAAGTTATCGTTTGCATTTAGAGTTTTGCGCTTGTACGTAGTCGCCTACGGTTATCTCCAGTCAACTATTCTACACTCAGTCGATCCTAGTTCGCCCCCATCAGAGATACATCACAACAAACTCTTTCGTGTCTTGCAAGGTCTCATTACAAGAGACGGTGATGTATCTGTGGTGGAGGCGCCGGGTACTGCCCCCGGGTCCTCAGTGTTTTTTGTTTTCCTTCAACGATAACATAGTATATATGCTTTAAGCATACACACTATTCTTTGCTGGCACCTGAATGAAACCTTCAGGTTTACCATCATCTCCTACAATAGCGGCTGTTAGATGCCCGCCGTATACACAAGCAGTGTCCACATTTGTGCGATCTGCTACTTGCTCAATCTTACCTAGTCTTGGTGTATGCCCGTGATAGAAGTGCTTGCCAAGTTGTGCATGTTGATGCTGTTCATATCGTAACCACAAGAGCATTGCATCTGTTTGTTCATTCATTGGAAATGCAGGATTAGCACCAGCATGAGCAACGATGATCGTGTCATCCTCATAGTACTTTGGTAGTGCCTTCATCCAATCCATTGCCCAATCGGGTATATAATGGCCGCGAAAACCACCGAAGCTGACAATTGTTTCAGCAGCATACATGTATTCACCAGCGATAAGCATGTCTTCGTGATTGCCCATTAGAGCAACATGACCACGCTGTTGCATCTTCATAATGAACTCTACAACTTCTTTGGACTTAGGACCACGATCAACATAGTCACCAACAAAGATCATTCTAAAATCACCATTCGCATGTTCGTCTATCTTATGATATAGTTCTAACAACTCATCATAGCAACCATGCACATCACCAATCACATAACGTTTCATCACTTCTTCTTTCTTGTGGCCCTCTTTGGCTTATCATCATATGGAGTCCAACGAAGAATTTCACCTTCGTCTGTAATCTTGATCATTCTCTTTTCTACGAGCAACTGCAATGCGAACTCACCACCTTGGGCAAATCCTCTGCGGCCACTAATATAAGCACAAGCACCAAATGCAATGCAAAGTGTGGCGATCATCCAAGGTTCTAGGTACATTATAGATTTTCCTGTTTGTATAGGTGTATTTTTTCTAACAAGCTTTGAACATATGAATTCTTATCACGAATGAAAACTTGTGGTTGTTCCATAAAATCAACCGATATGAGAATTACGATTTGATTTATAGGTTCATTTACCAATTCTTCATACATCAGAGCATAAGCAGTTCCTTGCTCAAAATAATTTTCAATCCATTCTGCTTTCTTTTGATTGCGTGAGGTCTTGAAGTCGATGATAGAAGGAATACCAGCAAACTCTGCTATGCAATCTGTCCTTCCCGCAACACCAAGCTTTTCGCTGTACAATGGAGACTCAATATAACGTATGTTGTCGACCAAGTCAAGTGTTTCTTGCATATCACGAAAAGATTGTTTCATATCTGGCATAACACCATTTAGAAAGTCATCTTCATTGCGGAGATAACTTTCCATCATGTTATGGAATTTTGTGCCTCTTGTGGCCGCACGGTTCATGATGAGATCGGCTTCTGCGTTGCCAACCCTATTGCGCCATTCAATCAGAGACTTCTTTTTGAAGTGACTGAGTACTGTAGTAACAGAAGGAAGTTTTACACCATTTGGTGTAATGTAAAACCTCTCTCCTGTGCTTTCATCAGTATCAAGCTGCTTCAGTTCTGGAAGCCCATCAACATAATTAAACTTCTTCATTCGCCGCCGTCTGCGCCTCCGCCTGAAGAACTAGGCGACTTTCTCTTCAATACCAATTTCTTTGGACTACCATAATAATCATGAGCAGCATAAACTTGTTTGCCCTCTTCACTAACAGAGTTCATGGCCATTTCAATATTCTTTTCTTTCGTCGGATCTTTTTGGTCAATATATGTTTTAAATTTCTTCATTTCTCATTCCATGCTTTTAGAATCCATGATGAACTAGTCTTGGCATTTGATTCTTTCATACTCTTTTTTCTTTTGCTCATAATATGCCCAAGTGCCAAACATACCAACAGGCTTACGTTCTTCTTTGATCAGACACTCTTTAATATACTTTAGGCAATCTTCACTGTAACTCACAATTTACTCCGTAGTGAAACGCGCAGGCGCTTTTTTCTTAGATGGTCTCAATTCAGTTTGAAATGGTGATTCTGGATTATTATACTTGAGTTTACCACCAACTTTTTCTGATTTGTCGATGCCTGGAAAACCAGTTGTGTTTGTACCTATCAGTCTAGCAGTTTTGCCGTTATGATGCAAGACAGAATCTTGATCAAAGTGCTTTCCTGCTCTACGACCAAATGCTACAAGTTCCGCACCAGCAGCGCGTCCGGGTTCACGCGCGTGGATAACATGCGACGATTCTTTACCGCCTTCATATCGGCCTTCAGCTTTTCTTACACCAAAGCCGGCTTTTCTTGCCATAGACACAAGCTCTTTGTTTCTCTCAGATATCTGCTTCTTGGTCAGACCCGGCCTTTCAGTTGATATTGCAATAAAATGATGTCCTTCTTTTTCAAGAGTTCTCATACGCGAGAGTGGATTGCCTTCTTCAAGAGTACCATACTTTCTCATGCGTTGAACATCTGTCATCTTATCTGTAGACGAGAAACTTCCGCCAAAAGGATCATCATTGCCGAGTCTCTTGTCTCGGTCTTCACGCTCTTTTGGTGTGAGCATTCTTGTGCTGTCCATACCGCCCATTTCTGAACGAGTATAAAACTTTTTATCTTTTGGATCATAAAACCCAGCTTCACCTGGCAAAGGCTTGCCTGGTTCTTTCATATGTCTTTCACGAATCTCGGCATGATCTTCACCACGCTTGCCACGCTTTATATGTAATTTACCTTCTTCGTCTGTATGACGAATTGCAGGCTGAACTCTCTCACGGAAAGATGTCTCTTCTCTTAATTGTTTTATTGTCTTCATAGCCCCATTGCGTCCTTCTGAATGATGTATGACTTAACAAGTCCAGAACGAACGATATCTTCCTTCTGAAACTCTACGTGTTCAAAAGTATTTATTTTCTTGGTGATGGCCATTAGCTGAGTAATGCCCTCTTGTTCATATCTCTTTACCAAGTCTGTCTGTCTGAAATCACCACATACAAGAATGCGGCTTTCATCACCCATACGAGTCATAACTGTATCAGCTTCTTGAAATGACAAGTTCTGACTTTCATCTAAAATAACAATTGCTTTGTTGAATGTAATACCACGCAAGAACGATGTTGTGGTAAACTGAACAACACCCCTCATCTTTAGTATTTCGTATCCATCACCACGTCCAAAAAGACTATCACAGATTTCACGATATGGTTCTTCGTACACAGCGGCCTTCTCTTTCATAGAACCAGGAAGAAATCCCATGTCCCTAGAAGGTACAACTGAACGCACAATGATTATTTTATTGTAAATTGAGTTGCCTGTCAAGATTTCATTTAGAGCAAGATATAGAGCGCAGAATGTTTTGCCTGTACCAGCAAAACCATGAAGCATAAGATGATAGCCAAGTTTGTATGAATTGAAAGCTTTCTCCTGATTTGGTGTAAGCGGCTTGATGTGTCTTAACTCAAAATTAGCAGCCGGCTTTTGTGCTTCTGGTGGTTTTTGTCTGTTAGTCTTGTTCTTTGGTTTCTTAGACATTTTAGCTCCCTTTAAAGCAAAAGAGAGCGAATCACCTGCGTGACCGCCCTCTTTTGAAAATCGTGATGTTTTTTTACGTTTCATATTGGTTTAACAAAATATCCTTTGTGACTATTTCTTTCACCAGTAGACACTCTATATAAACAACTTGATGTAAGACCATGGTCTCTAGCGAAGTTTGCCAAATTCTTGATCTTCATTTCTTCACCAGAAGGAACAGTCACGATCCATTCTTGTGATATAGCATCAACCATATTCTTAACATGAGATGGTTTTTGCTTCTTGCCGAGTTTGGCTTGACGCATTCTGTTGCGATGTTCTTCAGAATAGATGATGCCAGAACCTCCGTCACCACCATCTGTTTTATTTCTTAATATACCGTCATTTTTATCCAAACGGCCATACCATGCAATCATCCGTCTCTCTAGAGCGGCAGCGCCGATCTGTGTAAGTTCTGTTTCAAGTAATATGATATATGATTTATCCTTAGGTGTGCTGATACCATGTTTACGATGCTCTACCGAATCCCACGCTCTATACTTTTTGCCTTTACCGATATAGTAAGGTGTTCCGTCAGACTGACGTAAATATGCGTAAACATAATACTCCATTAAATTTCCTTAGGTATATGCCATCTTTTTTCCAGTGCGGCCTTATTGGCGCCTGGTGCTTTTTCTTTAACACGACCTAGTACATATTTAGAAAAATCAGATGGAGGCTTAGTGACACCGATACCCATTGGATCAACAATGTTCATTACAAATGTCTGGTTAACCTTAGGATTATCCACAAGGAATTGTTTTAGTTCTTCATAGGACATTTGAAGTTCAAACTCTTCGCCTGTCTCTTGGTCTTCGAAACTGTAAATCATGCTACTATTTAGTATCCTTTCTAGCTGCCCATTCCACCAATGGTACGGACAGTTCGTTCATAAATCTGCGACCAGTCTACACCATATGCAGGGCACACTTCTATATATTTCGGCAGATTGTTTTGATCCTTCTCACCAAGTTCACCACACACGAACCAAGTATCGGGTAGATGTTCTGCATAGATACGACGAATGATGACCTGCTGCCTCTCTAACAACATTTTCAGTTCATCAATCTCATTCTGCTGTTCGCGGATGACTTCATTCAATGCAGCAATGATTTCGTCTTTATCAGGTGTCATATCCATGCGGGCTTTTCGCGCTTCGTCCATTTGTGCATTCTTTCTTTTGAGATACGATAATAGTTACGATAGGATTCTACGTGATCGTTAGGCACTTTGTATTCATCAGGCATTGCAGGAGTTACCTGTGTCAAATAACCAACAGGAATATTCAATGGCGGCTGCATAAGAGCAACTACCATATCTTCACACTTATGAATCTTACCATAGCGATAAGTATATTCGTGCAGTAATGAGACGAAGTGGCAATAAAGCCAGTTGTAGTTGTTATTAGTCGCACGGCACCACACGGCTGACGGATGATTGATATGTGTGGCTGAATACAATACTTGCTCACGCTCGTCAGGCAAACGCCACCGCTTTACATTGCGACCAGTCTTGGTCTTGTCAATGTATTGTTCACCGTCAAGTAACCGATGAGCGGTGGACAGGAGTTGTGCTGTCTCCAAAATCATCTTCACTACATGCTTGTCCACCATCCACTCCGCTGCCTGAGCCGCATCGTTGCTGATTGCGAAAATATTCATTTATTTCTTCGCTCCACTTTTTATTACGTTTATCAAGTTCATCTGCAAGCTGGCGCAGTTGATATGAGGAAATTGCGCCATGCTGACTAGGCCAATAATAGCAGAAACCATCTTCTAATACAACAAATTCATTGCGGGCTTCTGCCATTTTAATAATGTCACTCATGTGCGTGGTTCCTGCGGCAGGGGAAGACTGATGTAAGGGGGATACCAAGCAGTATCGTGGGGCTTTTGAATGGAAGGTCTAACTTCACCATTCGGCCACGCAGACAGCGCGGCGGCCAGCGCCCACTTCGGGTCTTCGCCGCGCAAAATCATCCACTTCAAAGAAGCCGCTACACCATCCGGTATCTGTTCAGGCTTGATCACAGTCCTTCTCCCTCTTCACAATCAATAACCAACTTTACACAAGCAATGCGGTGCGGTGCATAAACTGAGTTCGCCTCATTTTTGCTTCCGTGAAGAATGGCGCACTGAGGATAAACATTAACCCACACCTCACGCTGGATGCGGGGCTTCACCTCAATGAGGTCAAGGTGATGCGCTATGGTATGGCCGTGGCTGCTCTCGCCGTTATATGATCCTGTCAGGGTCCACTCTTCCTGACGCCATGTCCCATCATCCAGCTTTACTGCCCCGTGAACTGGAAAGCGTCCACCACCATCCACCGCATAGATGCGAACCTCGCAGCCATCGCGCGTCTTGTACTTCTTACCAAGCTCAATCATTGCTTGTCTCCTGAGAGTGCGGCGCGGGCGGCGCGAATATATTTCCGACGAATAAACAACTCTTCCGCAGCTACATCATTCTCTTCCTCACACCAATCAGCATCAGCCATTATTTCCTCAGCAAGATAATCGTCAAAAGGCCACAAGTATAAATGAGCAAACGGCTCCAGCGCCGCCCGCAGCTTCTCGTTCTCTGAGGTGAGGCTGGTGATTTCCGCCTCTAGCTTAAGCGTGTATTGAGCTTCAGCGCGAGTGAGCGCAAGAAGGCGATCCACCTCTGCGGTGAGGCGGGTGATGGTGTCGGCTGCTTCCCATTCAAGCGTTTTGGTATGAACCGCTTCCATTGTGGGACCGCGAAACACCTTACGCTGCAACCTCTCTACAATGTCACTCATCCTCCAACCTTTCATTATTCCTCAATTGCATCAATACGAAAAAAGTCACCAGGCTCTACACTCAGAGTCCTGTCTAGATCCTTGCTGCCGTCTGCATTCCAAGACCGAACACGGATCTTTTTAACACCAGCAGGAACACGCCACGAAGCAGAGTTCTTGCCAGATGCATTAGCAACACCGATAAAAGGCAGAGCAGCAAGCCCTGCAAGTAACCAACGCTTATTCATCATCTTCAACCTTTCCAAAATCAACACGCTCAGAGTAGTAGCCGTTGGACTCACCCAACCAACGCAGGGTTACGGAACCTTTGATGGTCGCAAACTTGTAGAATGTCCAAGTGTAGGAATCATTCTGATATTCTTCTTCCCAGCCATCTCGGGTTTCACCAGAAACGACTTCCGCTTGCAGCACGGGTGAGCCAACAAGATCATTGAGGTTGCCATCAATGTCCTCGATTCGCACATGCTCACAACAATTCTGTGAATGATACATGATGTAGCGGTCACCATTGTCCATGGTGAAAAGCAATTCGTCATCACCGTTCTGTTGTAGATTGGTAATGGTGCGATGCATCAAAACAGAAACGTCAACTTCAGGATAATAGCGATACATTTTTATTCCTTACTTGAGGAAGTTAGCAACATCAATACCGTCCATGCTGTCCCAGTCGGGATCAACAGAGTAGGTACCACCAGCGTATTCACCAGCGTCTCGCATACCGAGTTCAGCCAGCAAGCGGTCGGCCTCAGCGTCAGCACGATCCTTGAGGACATTGCGAGCCGCCTTCTGGACAGGCGCGCCCGGCGTCTGCTTAGACTGCCGCACCTTGACAGGCTTAGATGCCTTCGGCTTTGCAACCTTAGCTGCCTTGACCACCTTGGGAGCTTTAGCCGCCTTTGGTGAAGCGGACGCCATTGCACGAACGTCAGCAGCATTGGCGGGTTCATCAGTCAAGGTGTAAGACACGACCGCACGGCCGTCCTTCTGAACACTGAACTCAAAACCATGACGGTTCTTGAGGAACGAAATATACTTTGCAGCATAGTCGCCATAACCGACATGTGCATTAATCTCAGAAGGCGTGACCGCCTTACCAATCTCAAACAATTGGAGAGCAAGAAACTCACCACGAACTTCACGACCGGCAACCTTAGCCATATAAACTCCTATGTGTGTATTTGTTTAATGATAGACAGGATAACAGGAACGATATCCTATGTCAAGCAACAAAAAGTTGCATCTCATCCATGCGGTGCAACTCATCCAGAATTGCTTCGACCGTTTCGCGGTCAGCAAGCGGTTCGTACATGTAGACATAAGCATAAATGCCGTCCACATCAGTGATGCCTTTTTCCATCGCGGTGTAGACCAGTTCCTCAACACCGATCAGAAAGTCCTTCATCTTAGCCATTATGCATACCTCCGTCGAGTTACGTCAGTTTCGTGAAACGAGTGATTGGGTGCTTGCCCCTCAACCCAGCGAATGCCAGGCTTGCAGTGAACAAAGCCGCGCTGGTCGAGGTAAGAGTACCCGCGATATCGCTGGGCTGTAGTCAAAGCCTGTTCAAGCATGTCAATCAAACCCGTGCGCCGCGCGATGGCCTGAGGCGAATCGCCGTTCGGGAAGTCGGCTGCAAGATAGCCGTTGGCATACTCAATAAGCGCGTCAATCGGAACGGTCTTCTTTTCTTTTGCTTTAGCCATTAGCGCGGAGCTCCTCTTTAGTGGACGAAGGAATAGCGGCTTCATACATTGCAGCCAGACGGATGCAGGAAGCCATGCGGATGAGATTGCCAGACTTGGCGTGCTTTACTGCGGTAAGCAGGAAGTCGGCTGCGAGACGGACTTCCACATCTTTGTGCTTTTCAATCGACTCAGCAATCTTAACCTTGCGGGACATTGGAACCTTTCTTGTCACTGTCATATACTGGATATAGTGATTGCAAGTTGGTATTTCAAGCTTTATGGTACGCATATCTCGTATGCATCGGACGCATGGGTCCAATAAAGAAACGATACAACTTGCGGTAGACATTGCTGAACAGGGGGAGCGTCATCATCATACTATGGATATAGTGATGCGACCCTCGTTTTTCAAGAAAGGGTCGCGCATACCAGCTATGCTCTAGGATCAGGTCCGATACGCGATTCCCTTAGATTGTAATGTCGCCGCTTTTCGGCCTATATTGTAGGTTGAACCTTTGTCATTTCTGAAGGTCAACTCTTCCTTGCGAGGTTTGCGATATTCGGCAACAGTGATGCAACCACCACTTTCAAGATATGCCAGAATCAGTAGATCCGTGTCCATGCTAAGCCTTTGATTTTATTAAGAATTTTAAAGAAGCGCCTGGAGAAAGCCAGGCGCGCGACCTCATCCGTTAGGCAGCCCTAGCTATCATCTCGCGGGCCTGCTCCAGGAGAGCGTCCTTGTTGACGGGCGCGATATCGACCCGCTGGCAGTTGCGCTGCCAGACCCACACCACGTCCTGATAGACCTCAGCAACCTTACCAGAACGTAAGGGCTTCTTGACCTTAACGTCAGAGGTGGCGATAGCCACCTTGTATTCCTGAGAAGAGCGATAACCCATACCGTAGGTTGCAAGCATCTGAACTACAACCGGACCGATAGTGCCCTTGCCGTTCTTGCCCTTGACAACCTTAGCGATACAACCCTTCTGGATTGCCCGCGCCTCGGATTCAGCATTGCCTACAAGGGTTTGGAAAGCATTCTCGACCTTCCAGTCATGATAGGCCTTCTTGACCTCATCGGTCGCGTCCACCGTGATCTGGACGGGTTTCCAGTCGGGTCCGTTCATATCGTATACGTTGACCAGCACCAGCTTGGCCCGCTTTTCCTGAGCGTCCCAAACGAGGGCGAAGTCCGCAGATCCCCATACGTCGGACATGATCCGATAAGAGCGGTCATGTTCAACCTTGAGTACAGCACCCTCCCAGTTGTGGGCGGTGTCGTTAAAGCCGTTGTGCTGGGCAGACCAAGCGATAGCCATTAGGTATTCTCCTGTTGTTGTCTCTTGACTAGGAGATAGTGATGGGTGATCTGAAATTCAATGTTTTCAAACGCATAGCAGGTATGCTCATGGAACATACCTGCTTACGCTACGTTATTTATAACTTCGGCTGTTACCGTAAAAGTCGTCTATCTCATCCGCTTCATCTAAATGTTCCACATAAACTTTTGTCCAATTTCGAATTGGTCGGCGCTTAGTGCCGCTTCTCATGTCCACATATTCTTCATCATCAACATTCTCTTGAGTACCATAATGATTCTTTTTATACTTCATGTCAATAAACCTTTGCGAGATTTAGGCCTTTCTTGTTAAATGTGTCACGCCATTTTAGAAACGAGGAGCCGTGACCAACTTCTTCGTTATAGATATATTGATAGTGATGCACCATTTCATGTGCTAGGATTTCAACAAAGAATTGTTTGGATTTGTATCGCTTGTTCATGAGCAATCTGGACGTACCAGTTTTGGGATCAGTCTGGTCATAATCGTACCACGCATAAGCGCCTCGGCGCCAGCGTATATCAATGTCATTAATTTTAGGAAGAGCATTGTCAAAGAGTTCACGATTGAGGATATTGAACCATTTCTGGCAATCCTCAATCGTTGTTTCATATTCATGTGGGTCATGCGTTTCTAATAGCTTTGCTAATTTTGACTTCCTTGCCATTTTTGTTCCCGAGAAAAAATGACATAGTATAGATCAATCAATATTAAGGCAATAATCCAGGAAAAGCTTCTTGCACCAACTTGTAAGTCAGGCCCTTAACCTTTAGGTCTTTGAGTATCATATTCATGAACACATCAGCTTCAGCCGATTCAAGAGCTTCTAGAATCTGAATTAGAATTTCTTGACGCCTAACATCTGTTAGGTTCGGCGGCGCCTTTGTGCTGCCCTCAACGAATAGATATGCTCGACGCATTTCAACATCAATTGAAGAGTAGCCTAGGCCAGGTGGTGCATCTGATCGACGGTATGATGGCTTAGACTTAACGGTAAATTTTACATCAGGATGTAATGCACCCTGTAATAAATCTAGAAGAGCAGGCCTATTGTTCTTGTGTAAGACAGCTATCTTAGCCGCTCTATCTGGTGCTCGTTCAAAGTCTCTAAAAATCTCGTACATATTCTGGTTCATTAAAATTCATCCAAACATTCAATTAGGTTTCTAAGTTTCTTGTCAATGAAGTAGTTCAACATCTTCTGCTTGTTACCAGCCTTTGTAGTCTCATATGATAATACAATAGCAGACTGGATGGTTTCAGGAATGAAGTCAAGATCGACCAGCATTTGGTTGCGCTTGTATCCACGAAGCATCACCTCAGTGATACAGAACTCTTCTGGAGACTTGTTGATCCATTCTTCAAGCTTCTTCTTATTTATTGTCTTTTGTCTTTCACCGAGAGCAAATGTATTATCGGGCGAAAGAAAATTAGGAATGCCGTCACCACGGTCGCCCTTGAGGATATGCTCTTTGACATACTGAGCAGGGTTATCCACTTCCACAAACTTCTTTAGGATTGGACTATACTGAATGACATTATCATATTTCTGAAGCTGCACAAAGTCCTTATCAGAGGACAGAATTAGTACTTCACCACTAGATGCCAAACGAGGTGCCAATACGCCAATAACATCATCGGCCTCTGCGCCTTCAACGTCAATCACCTTGTATGGGAAGTTTTCTTTCAGTTCATCCCTGATCTTGTTCAGGGTTTCAAAAATGAGATGCCAGTCAAAATCGGACTTCTCACGATCCTTCTTACGATTGGACTTGTAGAATGCAAATACATCTCTACGCCAATACTTCTTAGAATCACAAGCAATGATGATTTCGCCGTACTTCGACTTGAATTGCCTAATGTAGGAACGCAGACTGTTGAGAACCATATGACGAATAAGACTTTCGTCCAGCTTCTCTTTTGGATTCGAATTGATCTGCTGCATTAAGTTAGAGATTAGAACCTGATTAAGGTCTATCAAGATAGCCATTATATACTCTTTCTGTTACTACATCAGTATATAGTATTTATTTTTCGGTGTCAACTTCTGAGTCACTTTCTGTAACGTCATTGATGATAATGTCTTCTGAAGCATCATCAACATCAAACGTCATATCACCAGTTTCACCCTTTTTGATTACTGTTACATTGCTATCAATGAAGTCATGTAGATGATGATTAATCGTTAGTGATCTGTAGATGGTCCCGCGAAGAGCTTCTATTGCAAACGAGAAGTCTTTCTCAAAATTTTTGCCTTCGTTGTCAACACCATAGTTATCTAGAGTGTTCATTATACCCTCAATCAGATCATCAATGATATCATCTGCATAATTTTGACGGCCCTTTTCTTTGGCCTTTTCCAATTCTTCAATCTGTGGAGGAATTTCTCTTATAATTTTATGTTCTGGAAACTTGAATACATTGGTCATTTGATAATCCTTACAAGCACTGTCTCATTATTTATGCGGCCAGTGGCTTCTTTGGACTTACACTTGATTTCATCCATGAACTTTCGAAGAACAATCTTACCGCCGTCAAGCAACTTGTTCACTTGTTCAGTCGGCTTTCGCAGTTTCTTCACAATGGAGGTCTTTTCATCAAAGCCAATTACTGTGCTACCCTTGACGTTAAGCCCAGCAGGGCCCATAGCATTGTAAACAGCCAGAGTTCGATATTTGGAATTGAACACCCAAAGCTGATTGCATCCAATAATCTGCTTCGGATCAACTGAAGTGACATTGTACGTTTCATCCTTTTCTTTGAACTTGAGTTTGCCGACAACAACAGAGGCAGGCTTTTCCTTCTTCTTGCGAGGCTTTCGTGCAGCCTTGACGACCACAGCACGGGTCTCGGCCGCAGAAACAATAGACTTCACAAACTCTACATAAGCCTTCAGCTTCGGCTTTGAGTAACGAGAATATGCTTCACGCAACTCAGGCACTTTACCAGAGAGAGCATCAAAGAGTTCGGAGTAAAGCGGCTTGTAATAGTCTGCAATGCGCTGTGCAATAGCAGGCTTCACATCATGCTGCGAAAGCCAATCGCTAGCCTTGAACTGAGTTCCATCACGATAGTAGTTGTCAAGCTGGACTTCAAGGTCAGCAATCAGGTCATTAGCCCGATTGGCTACGCGCTCTTGAATGGAGATTACTTGCTTGACTTCTTCTTTCTTGGTGCTGACTTCTTCTTCGGTGCTGGCGACACTGGCGACACTGGCGCTGGATCCAGCGGCAAGGGCGCGGATACGTTCGAGGTTTCGCTGTTCGATTTTGCTTGGGAGATTACCGCCCAGAAGTAGTATACGGCAATTCCAACCGCTAGTGCGGCAAGAATGAGGATTAATTCGATTGGCATTCTTGATTAGTTCCTTTTCTGTCTTGTGAAATTCCTTCAAGTATTCAATGATCCAGTCCTTAGCCTGATCCGAATCATAGAAATAGTTATACCAGTTGTAGGCCTGAATGACCTGAGCATCTGTAACGTCACCGCGAAGGTCGGGTTCAGCGCCAAGATATTTCTCATCCGCAAACTTACCGCGAATTGCCTTTTGCTTCTTTGCCATAATGTTCCTATAGCGAGTTAAAATTCCAATCTTTGAAGTTCGTAATCACACAGATACCGTCTTCAAGATAGTCATAAGTATAGCTGAGTTCTTCGGCATAGTCAAGGGCCTCTTCCAGAGTGGAAAACATCTTATCTGCATGGAAATAACTCGAAATCATTTCAGGGTCACCTTGCCACTGAAATGATTCGTCGGAAAAGTTTCCATAAATGTTGTCAATAGCCTGATGATATCCTACACGAAATTCTGGACCTTCGGTCTGTAGAATATAAATTCCATTATCGGCTGACATTATTCAATCTCATACTCATCAAATCTCTTTTCTTGCATAGTCTTTTGTTTCCAATGTTTGCGAGGATTACCACACGCATAGCAAGAGCAGGGCTTTCGCGTTTCGGCCATTCTCTTTTGATGCTGTTCCTTGTGTTCTTCACCTGAGAACCAATTCTTGTACCAAAAAAACTTCTTGACCTTGTTCAGCATCCTATCATGATGATGACGGCGTTCAGCCCTGCTCTTAGCCATGTTACTTTCTCCTGTTGCGCGCCTTTCGCTTCTTTGAGCCAATCTTACGGCGGCCCTTTCGCGGGCGATTCTTATGTGAATGTGGCATTATACTCTATCTACTCCTATATATTGAACTTCGATCACTGAATTGACATTGAAAGACCGCCAACCCTTGTTGTCTAAATCCCAGACAGCAAGAACTTCATTATTCTGCTTTCTAGGAACATGAGCAACCTGTTCTTCACTTATGACCATAGGCAGATAATCGGCCATTAGAGTGCAGTTCATCATTCGAACTGTACCATCACTCTTGTTGAAGACAACCTTAGCAACACACTTTGAAAGGTTCTCTTTCAGTTCAATCTTACTCAACATTGCCATATACCCTCTGAAGTTCCATGAATTCGTCATAGTCATTCTTGGTCATGTAGTAGCCAAGAAGAACCTTCATAGCATCATGAACCTCAGCATTACGCTTGAAGTCTTCAATCTCAAAGTCCTTCATATTGCCCATCTTGTGCTTCAACTCATGAAGTTCCTGACAGACAAATTCAAAGTCTTCCTTGAGAACCTGAGCAACAATATTGCCAGCATCTTCAAGATCAATTTCCATATTCCGCTTCACACTCACGTTATACATTACTTTACCTTTCTGTTAGATTATGATTATCACAATATTCAACAAAGTCTTCGTAACCACCAATGCGCTTATTATACACGAAAATCTGCGGCACTGTCAAGGGCAGATTTTCAGGCACAAGTTGTTTTAACTCGTCTCGCGTGTAGTCTACATCAAGTACCTTTTCATCATAATTGAGATGCAGCTTATTCATCAGTTCTTTAGCTTTGACACACCAAGGGCAGTTAGGCTTAGAATAGATTACGATGTTCATCGCCTTCTCCAAGTTTTGGTATCTTCAATCGCGTAGAAGAACATATAGATTACTCCAATAAAAACACTTGCAATAAAAGCAATTGCAACATATCCAAGAATTGAAGGCCACACTGTGGCTATCGCAAACAGAATGGCAATAATGCCAATCGTTATTGCGGTCTTAAACAAGGCTCTCTTAGTCACTTCGGTCATTAGTCAATCTCCACAATTAAAGGGATATAGTTTTGATACCACGGCTGTTCATTTGGATAGCCGCGAGGATTACACACAACTCTCGTATTGCCAATCATATAGTCACATCGTTCATGCGTGTGCCCATGCACGATAAGCTTCGGTGGCTTCTTCATTTCAAGAATCTGGTGCGACAGTTCAGTTGCAAAAAAGTCGTTACCACCAGATTCACGATACTTATCATGCACCGACTGAAAAGACGGCAGATGATGCACAACCCAGATATCAGCACCAGAATTAAATAGAAAATGCTTATGTGTTTCATGAGCATTCATGTATCTATCATAGTTCATACCCTTGATGTTGCGATAGTCCATCATATACTCTTTGAAGTCCCACCAACGAGTAGGTAAGATATCAGTCCAAAGAGTAGCACCAGCGATAGTGATTGTGCCACCATCAGGCTTTTCTAGAAAGAGTAGATCAGGAAAGTCCATATCAGCATTAAGAAATGTGCCGCCATAGTAGTCGTGATTACCTGGCACTGAAAAGAGTTTATCCTTGAACAGCGAATAGAAATAGTCGCGCGTCAACTTCTGCGGATGCGTATCACCTGCATTCAGATAGAATACATCAGGATCAGGCTGAAAGAACCACGGTTGAAATTCCATATGCAGGTCTGAAAAGATTCCAAACTTCACGGATCTAGTTCTTTCTCTTTCCATACAATGGCTTCACTTATGACCGAGACATTATATCCACCGATCTTCTCAGCCCAAAGTATAGCAGCATTTGAGCTATCTGTAAAGACTTCGGATTGATACCAATAAACACCGATAGCATACCGAACAGTAAACTTTTTCATTTTATTCTCCATTAGACATAAGCGGCACGAACCTCATCAAAACCTTCTTCAATCGTCGGCTGTTGCAGAGAGGTTATCATCTGCTGAACAGCAAACTCAGGAATGGTCTTGCCAGGCCGAGAACCAAGCCGACGATATAGCTCTCCAGTTTCAGGAGTAGGAAAGAAGATTGCAATCTTGCGGTAAGTATTAGGCACCGCAGCAAGCTTCTGTGCGCGCGACTTCTTGTTAAGATTGGTCTGATCCCAAATGATGTTATAACCATACATGATAACATCCTTGATATGCGTCATCATGGCCTTATTAGCATAGTCAATGTTATCTTGGAACATATCATCATAAGTTGCTTGACGCATGGACGCATAGATTTCAATCAAGCGATCCGTAGATGCAACATAATGACCAGTCAGATCAGGAAAGTTTTGAGCGATCCAAGTAGACTTGCCGGAGCCAGGGACTCCGACAAGCATATATAGCATAGGATTAGACATAATTAGCATCCTTCAGAAAAGCTTCCTTGATCTTTGTATAAGAAGCATTAGATCCACAGTTCTTGAGTATCATAGCAACAACCGCTTAATAAGTCAAGCGTTCATCACACTTTTCTCCCTAGTGTTTCAACATCAGCACCATCAGTGATGTACTGATAGCCGGTTTTATTGGCCACAGGTGCTAGACGGTTCTTCTTCTTCTCAATCTCTCTAATGGTAGCAACAGATTCCTCGCGGTCGCGCTTCCATTTGTAGTCCTCAACAGACCGCTTGAAGCCATTGCCGACCGAGTTAGACAGTGGCGCCAACTCCCTCTTCGGCAATGGCTCAGGCATATTGATAGGCCGTTCTTTAGACGAATCTTTAAGAATGGACTTGAAATACGTTTTACGTTCCTCACGAAGACGCAGTGTCTTAGCTGATGGCTTTTTACGGTCAGAAGATGTTTTAGTGTATACAAGTGCCATCAGTCAACCCAACCTTCCGAATATTCTTCGCGCTTATTACTATGATACTCATGGAGCCCGTCAAGGAACGAGTTGATATCGTCCAACGGAATGCTCATTATATGCTTTTTCTCAGCCACAGTCAAGATGTAATCAGCAACGAGTTGAGGAATCTCAGCATAGGTCTGGTAGTGCTTACGCATAATCAATCTTCTTGTGCTTAATCTTACGGGTGTAGGCCTTCTTGCTCTTGACGGTTTGTTGTCGGTACTTGGGAGACCACAGAACCTTTGCTATGTGATTACGCATCTTCCAGTTCCTCTAGTAGCTGCTTTGCAGCAGGAGCCAATACATGTTCAAGATGATAGGGCAGGCCGTTGATGTAGCACAGATACCCAACATCACGCAAGTCATACGCTTCAGGTTTGAGCGATACGACATAGTGATAGATTGCACGATCCTCATCACAATCCATGAGGTTCTGAATCAGAGCGATCTTCTCTTCAAAGACCTTGATCTTGCGTTCCTCTTCATCACGTTCATGCTTAAGAGTCTCTTCAGCCCACTTAGAGTATGATTCGGCAATAGACTGCGCCTCAGCATCGGAACAATCCGCATCATAGAAGCGATGGGCGCGCGGGCGCATACCAGTGACAGTCTTGTAGTCTTCCCAGAACACTTCACCAGCAACCTTACGATCAAACTTCAGCATGATTTCCTCATTGATTGTTAGAGTATTGTAGCAGATAGTCGCGGCCGCGTCAAGCCGCTTCAACCTCTTCTTCCACGCGATGGTGTTCAGCCAGCTCTTCCCAGTCAACCTCGCGCAGGGCCGCGTTCATAATATCAGCGGCAAAGCCATACTGCGGCAGGGCGCCGTCAGATTCTAGCATCTCTTCAACGAAGGACTGGATATATTCAGCATCAATTACATTGCCGTCATTCTGCATGTCGGTAAAAACATCACCATACCAGAGATTGACGAGCCAGGTTTCGTAGTTAGACCAGCCGTTATAACCGTTAGACATTATTGCTTCTCCATGAGAATTTTGACAATTTGATGGGACGGCTTACCTGCAATTCGTGCAAGTTGAGCCACAGTCATGTTCGGCTTAGAGTCGAACAAGTCTCGGATTTCTTGTTTTGTCATTACATGCTCCAGTAAGATTCAGACGAGGGCGAACAGTAGTTCGGCGTATTGATACGCTCAAAGAACGGCTTCCCGCTCATGAGGTTGGTACGCTGGACAATCTGTTCAATGTTATCGTGGAAGTTTTGTTCGTCAGTCACAGCCAGCTGGTCGGCGGTGTACTTCCCAGACTTGATCAGGCGCGACATGTGAGACTTGGCCGCAGCGATGGAGTCAAAGATGGGTGCGTCATACTTGGCCTTTTTTCCAGCATAGCGGGTGGTGGCAATCTCAAAAACGACGAAGGTCATGGTGTCTCTCTTTCTCATATACTGGATATAGTGATTGCAAGTCTGATTTTCAATGTCTAAGGACGCTGGACTGCTATGCGTCCATCGCATTGCTACCGTACTTGCGTTCAATATACTTTCTCATTATCTGCAAACCTTTCTCAACGTAAGTATATGCAACCTGTCTACTGACGTTAAGTTCCTTGGCAATCTCAATATATGTTAACCCATTGAAATGTCTCATATAAACCGCGCGGGCAAGGGGATGGCCACTAAGTCTTTGATTTCCTCTGTTCTTTTTGTTCCAAAGAACGGCCAGAGCATCAAGCATCAGGTCACGGTTGTTCATAATCATTAAGACACCTTATAGTTGTAACGGGGAAGGGGGCCGATGAAGAATCGGTAGAGGGCGCGGAGGAAGGGGATCTTGGTCATCATATACTGGATATAGTGATGCAACCCTCTGGTTTCAACTGAGGAAATAGAATACCAGCCATACGCAAGGCGCATAGCTGGCTAAATTGTTGATTTTATTGAGATTTTGCTAAGTGCTTGATTTTGTTAGCTTTTCAGTGCAATGATATATTGACGAACAAATGCATCGTCCAGTTGCACTCCCATTCTCTTCAACTGGAGGTATTCTTTTGCATATTCTACACGGAACATGCGAACCAATCCAGTTTCAGTTTCATTAGAAAAACCACGTATAACATTATGCAATATTCTTTCCCATGCAGTCATGGTAGGTAACTCCTCTTAATCGTCTTGTGATACACTGGTATATATGTATTTCGCAATTGCGAGATAAGATGACGGAGTGTCGCAGTTATTCTTTTATGTGCGAACGGTGAACTTTCACCATTATCCAGTCATTGTAGAACCCATCAGATTCCAAAACGTTCTCGTTCATCTGATGCCAAGCTTCCCAGTAGTTCGCTGTACCTTTAGACTTGCAGAGTTTCAATATTTCTCTCTTGAATCTATCTCGTCCCAGTTTCTCAACGTCTCCAAGAAGTGTGAGGTTCGAACCAAAGTATTCGCGCCAGTCACTTTCACTTTTGACTTTTTTCTTTCGCGTTTGGCCTTTAACTTTTTTGCTTCGGACTTTCGTGAAGTTTTTTTTACCAATATATTGTTTTCCATTTTCTAGATTGGTGATGCGATACACAAAAGACACATAGCCCTCAATATCGTCATCACCAATTTCTTTGTCGTTATATAGCCACATGAACATACCCTTTTAGAGTATGTATGTTACTTTCCGCGATTAGGATATCATTGTCCTGCTACATAGTCATTCATTTTCTTCTTCCACTTCTACTTCATCTTCATCAAAACATTCCTCACCGCAGAAGGAGCAAAAACGAACTTTACCTTGAGTCGCCTCATAATCATACAAAACTTTATATTGTGATTCACAATAGTTACAAATTACTTTTTCTACTTCTTTGGTCATATTTTATCCTTTAGAAAAACTGACAGGGCATTACCCCTGTCAGTATATAGCGCAATCATATCTCGCATCCTCCAACGACACACGCGAGTTCTTGAGAACCAGTGGTGTTATCACGCTTCTCATACTTAGCTAACATTGTCCAGTCAATGTTCTTCGGCATCTTAGCTGCAAGTGCTTCATATTCTTCCTTCGTGCAGTCTTGATAAGGAGCCTGCTGATAAACGTGATCGGAAAACGGCAAGAATGAAACGCCAGACATTTCATCAAAGTGATTGTAGACCCATGCACCAACTTCTGGCCACTCATCTTCCTTCACTGAGATAGTAACAGAAGGCTTATGCTCACAGAAATGACGCTGATACATCAACCACAATTCAAGCTGTTCAATAGCGGTCATATCAGTGCGGAACACAGCATTGTCAGGAGACTTCTGCGGGAATGAGAACACATAGGTATGCTCTGGCTTCATCACATCGTCTTCACATGGGAAACCCATCTCCTTCATCATTACTGCAAGGGGGTCTTTCTTGTCAGCACGAACAGTTCTAATATAATAAGGGCTATGGCGGGCATGAATGCCAGAAGCAGAGTCGACCAACTGAGAGACGGTCCCAGAAGGCTTGACACAAGTAATAGCAGCAGAAACAGGAATACCAAGTTTTGCAGCCCAAGTCTTATTAGTTCTAACGGCTTCATTGCGAAGTTCCTCCAATAGATCAGGTAATTCAATCTCAATAGTCTTACCATTAGTATATTCATTGTCCATAATACCAGTCAGAGATACACCAAGCAAACGCTCTTCGGCACAGTTTTCTTTCCACTTCTTACTCAGGTATTTGAAGTTGGTAAGTGTGGATTGGAATGTACCAAGTATAGTTGCGAGTTTGACCTTGCGCTTGAGTGATTCCGGTGTATCATCTCCTCTGACGACCACCTCTGTAAGATTACAGAACTCGCGTGAACGGAGAATGATTTCAGAACATGGGTTGGTGCCGAAATCGTGTTCAGGATCACGGCGTCCGAACTTCTCAGCCTGCTTCTTAGACGCAGTTCTACTAAAAATGCCGCGTTCGCCAGAGCGTGACTCATAGAGGGAAAGCCACTCACGCATGAAAAGGCCCACATCAGGCTTCTCTTTAGCAACGAAAGAGTTGTTAGCAAGAGCGCGTTGGACATTTTCTTTCCACCAGTCACCAGACTTTGCAACGCGCATTCTATCATCACTAAGGTCAGAAAGAGAAATAAGCGCGGATCTACGAACGCCGCCGACAACCACAATCTCAGCGATCTTACAAACGATGTCATGTGCCTCCAATGTAGTTAAACGACGACCAGCAGCCTTCTTGAATGTTGCAACCACGAACTTGAATAGATCAGTTAGAGGTTGCGGCCCAGAAGCACGGCCACCAAATGTCTTGAGTGGTGCGCCAGCAGGACGAACCTTTGAAACGTCCCACTTAGGAATTTGACCAGCATACAGAAGATGCACTAGTTCTTTAAAGGCCTTTGCCCAACCAAGCTTTGAGTCTGCAACCTGAATAGTTGTTTCTGTTGTGAACATTTCATCAGGAACAATAGGCAATTGCTCTACATATTTTGATTCAACAGAGAAACCAACACCAGTACCATTCATAAGAATGTAAAGAATTTCATCAAATGAACGTGGGCTGTCAACAGCAACATACGAACAGTTATAGCCAGCAACGTTCTCACGCTTGAGTGCTTCACCAGCAGTCATCAAGCAACGCATTGACGGCATGATTTCAAGATTAAGAACAGCATCTTCTAGCTGCTTACGCTCTTCAGTGGTGATAGTATATCCAGTAATTTCTTTGACATGCTCATCAAAGAAATTGAAATAACGGGCGACTGTTTCGTCCCAGTTCTCTCTACGATTTTCATCCCACAGCCAACGGGCATAACGAGACTTATGAATGAACTCTTGATACAGAGACGGTAACATATTACTGCCTGACATACGAATACTCCTAAATTGTTTTTATTGATTGTGATTGTAGATTTTCTTCACATGCTCTATGAACACGGATTCTTCTGTGCTGCTTTTCATATTGTTACATAGCCAACAACAGGAAACACAGTTATCTCTTGTGTAGCCTTTTGACGAATCAACTCTATCAATACCTGTGTATCTAAAATCACCGCTAGTCTTACCTTGACCCTTTTTAGTCTGTGTAAGGCTATCTCCACAGTATTGACAGTTTCCGGTTACCAGTTGTGTGAACTCTTCGGTTGTGAGTTGATAGTCCAAGTTTCTTCTCTTTGCACTTGTTTTGTAAGTGTGTTCTAGATTGTTTCTGGCCGCTTTGCCGCTTGCGAGTTGCCAAGGTTTAGTCTTAGGACCTGATGACTTCCAAGTTTCAGGTTTTCTCTGTTGACAACCACAACTATTCATCTTCCTTATGAGATTGCCGTTCATCATTACAGTTTCATTGTTGCAGTAGTGGCAGAGGCATCTAAGACTTACATGTTGACCCGGTTTGTTGTTTGAAATGATTTCCAGAACCTCAAGTTTGCCATGGAAGTCACCAACGTTATGTGAACTCTTTCTACCCATTCTAGAACTCCTTATAGTGTATCCTAGAATGTATTTATATAATCCACTCTTCTGAGGTACCACCTAAGGCCGCTGCAACAGAGGGAAACTGCTCACAAATGATTTTCTTACATTCAATAGCGATAAGTTTGTGTTCCTTCTGGGTACCATTTTTCTCACGGAGAGCAATGTAGGTAATCCAGCTGCGGAGACTTCCTGACATATACATGCGTGACATAGTAAGTCCTTCAGGAAGAACAGAACGAGCAACTTCCTTGGCGATGCCATTTGCAATAGCCCATTCATAGTTTTCTTGTGCATGTTCGATCAGTGCTTTTTGCATATCATGCCATGTGTCAGTTATACCCGTTTCATCATTGAAAATCTCAATGCTGTTCTGACGATTCTTATCGTCTTGCCAACGTGCTTCGCGCGGCACAGACATCTCCTGTACAGCAGCATATCTTTGACTAAACTCTTGAAACGAGAACGAGCGATGGCGCAGGATCTGCCTTGCAATATCTCGGGTCGTTTCAATCTCCATAACGACATGCACCATCTCAAACGGCGACCAGTGCTTGTTCTTCACAAGATACTTGAGAAGACGTTCGCTGTCTGGATTGTCCTGATTAGCAGGGTTTGACACTCGCGCACAGTATGCGATCAACTGCTCTGCACTGCACGGAGTAAACGCTTCAATACTTATCGGCTGTGTAATCCCAACTAACTTCACATTGCTCATATTATACTTCCTGATATGTCTTGATAAAGATTTCATTCTTGCAAGGATAGAACTCACCGTTCACACCCTTGATGATCCAGTCGTTCTGCCCACCTTCCATGCGGCCTTCTAGTGTATCTATCCAAAGTGTAGGTGGGCTAGTGCTGAAACCAACAGTCGGACTGTTAATCCATTCTTCTATATCTAACACGGACTTTGCATCTGTCAATTGCATCGCCTCAATCGTTACTGGCCTCTTTCTAAACTTTCTCACTAAATTTTCTTCCATCTCTCAAACTCCAGCTTGGCTCTCAAATCATTGAACGTGTTATTATCTATAATACTGCGAATCTCAGCAGGAGTCGTTCCTGTCATAATAATGTCGTTTATATCTTTTCCTGAAAGATTATTTGGCAATAAACAAACATTATATTTCATATCAATCATCTTTGCAACGTTTTTCATTACTTCTTTATTTCTTATGTCTCTATCAGGAATAAGTATGTAGTCGTGATTACCTAAGATACTACAAACTTTATGTAAAGATGCATCCATAAGTGCTACTGCGTTATCAAGAAACATAGAGTCTATGATTCCTTCTACCACATATACTCTTTTACTGAAATCTACTCGATCAAGCCCGAAAACTTTTCGGTTATCATCATCAAGCTTGATTGTTATGTATTTGACTTTGGATTCACCTAATGCACGGCCTTGAAAGCCGAGCATGTTCTTTGCTTCATCATAGAATGGAAACACAATGCGTGGTTCATCATACAATGTCTTCTCATAGTCAGGAAGAAGTTCTAGAACGAATGACTTGAAGCTTGCAGCATAGTATATATCATCAAGCCTATCGCGCGAAATCTTGCGCTTCAGTAGATACTGCTTTGCTACGTGATCTTCTGGTAACGAATTGATTGTAGGTAGTTCAATACGCTTCTTGAACACAGGCTTTGTCTTGGCCATTGTAAAATCAGGCTTTGCAACATTACCAGTAGACTCATTCTTGTATCGTTCAAGCTGATACTCACGATACAGTGAAGGATCAATTGTCTTGAGGAAGTTACCGACAGACAGACTTGTTCCACAGTTGTGACAGGTAAAGAACAAGTCTGACTTGCGACGATAGAAATAGCCGCGAGTCTTAGCCTTGTTTTTATGGGAATCTCCGCAGATTGGGCATCTGAAAGTCCAAAGGTATTCAGACTTCTGCTTAAAACGTTCCAACTTTGTGGAAACTAAGGAAACGAACTTCTTATCAATGTATAAGGACATAATGCCACCTAGTGTTACGTAAGTGGCATTATAACAGATGGTGCTAGAAAGTCAAAGGTTACTTACTGCCTTGAGTGGCTTAGGTTTCTTGGCTTCATTAACAAATGAATTCGCGCCACCATCTACACCTAATCTGCTTTTATCAATAGCATCGAGTCCGCCAGGGCTTTTCATTTTTGCTTTTACTCTATCAGCAACTTCTTTACCACTTTGAGCGCCATAGATGTTAGTAGATGTTGGTTGTGGTCGTGGTGCCGGTCTTGCAGAACCCATACCTGTTGCTGTTGGTCGCACAGGCGTTCCTATAGCAGACATTTCACGAAGCTGTTCTAGATTGGCATAAAAATTTTCTTTGATATCCATGTTAGTTTGTCCTTAATTAAATATCTTGGTAATGTTGATTGCGTTGTTGGCGATCAAGAAAAGAAGGAATGAAATAATAGCAGCTATGCCATATTTCCACATTTCAATTTGACCTAGACGATTTCCTAAACCCTTTTCACTTCCTTTTATCTCTTCACGCATCTTGTGAAGTTCGGTCAAGATTGTTTTTTCTGTGTCTTCAATTTTATCCGTAAGTTCTTTGTTTACGGTATTAATACGATTATACACATCTTTTATGTTACTATTATGTTCTTGTCTACGCATTTCCATTATGCCTTGCACTTCTGAGGTTATTTTTTCATGATTTTCAATCCTCTGTTCTTGTAAGGCAATCATCTTGGTCAGATTGGTCGCAATTTCTTGGATCTTATCCATAGTTGTGTCAAACTTTTCAAGCAAAGCTGACATCATAGTTACATCTTTTTTCAAAAGCTCAATATCAACTTTAATTTCTTGTTCAGACACGGTCGTCACCTCTTGTTGTTTCGTTTATTTATTCTTCTTAGTTACTGTGATCTGTGCCTGAGGCAATGCATTTCTATCTTGCTTTTCAATTGTACGAGAACCAAACCAAAATGCAATGATAGTTGAGAAGAGTGCCATTGTCTCAACGTCCCATACAGCATCAAGCATCGCAGGAACAGATTGACCTGTTGAGAGCATTACATACGCTGCGGAAACTTTTACTGCAAGAAATGTAATGAAGAATACGTATGTGACTACTGGGCGAACAGAAGCGCGTAGTGCGTTAATAAAGATTCCGCCATCAAGAGACTTATCATGATCAAGAGCAGATTGTCGTGACTGAGCGTCACCCTTAACCATTTCAATGTTGTAAGTGAGATCGGCTTGTCGTTCGGCCGCATCAATCTTGATTTTTGAAAGTTCAAGTTCATACTTAATCTCCTGCTTACGCTCAAATATTCTCACAATAGAAGGTAACAAACTACCTACGATACCTAGAAATGGTGATAATAGTGCTGTTAACATGATTAGTCCCCTTTCTTGTCTCTATTTATCGGAATGTAGTGTCTGTTAGAATATGCATTGATATCATCAGAATACCCACCTGCCTGTTTTGCTAAACGAGTATACAATCTGTTTCTTCCACCTTCACCTGGTTTATCTGTATCTTTCTCACCAGTAAAAGTATAAGTTTTCAAGTCAGGATGTTTTTCAGCATGATCCTGCATAATCTTCTTGACGGTAGAGATATGTCTGATGCTTCCTCTGCCGGTGGCTTCAATATTGCCTTGTTCATCAGTGAAATCTACAGAAGCTTTACCTTTGCCAACTTTGCCTGCATGATGTGAAATGTAGACATGAGTAGGTATACCTTTATGATCTTTGAAACCATAATGATGTTCCATTTCTCCTGAACTGTTTTCAAGAGAACCTAAATGATCATATTCAAAAGGTTTATCAAGTGCTTCTTTAAGATACTGTTTGAACGTCTTCATTTTTTTGTTTTTCTTAAATATGTTTCGCCGTTCCATGTAAACTTAGAACCTTCAGGAGCAGCAGCAAAGGCCTGCTTGAATGTTTGTTTTTTTGGAGCAAGATTAGCTGGTCTTGCTTTTGGAATTGGCGGTTTTGCATTTACTTTAGATGTTGACTTTTGATTCTCTGCTGATGCTAATTGAGGTTTAGGAATAAATTTAGCTGTAGGTTTTTTTATTCCTGTATCATTAATAGAAGCTTTAGATTTCTGATTGTTTGTTTTTTCAATGTTTGCATCTATGTTACGATTAATTTTAAGCAATCTCATCTTTGTATCTTGACCGAACTCTTTAGTTGGTGCAACATCTGGAAATGCTCTTGTTGCCTTTTGCATTTTTTTGCCTGTTTCATCATAACCTTTTGCTGCCAACGCCCTCTTCACAGCATCATCTTTACCTATCATAGGTTTATCAGTAGTAACTTTGTATGATTTAACTTCAGGATCAGCGAATGGAGAATTTGCTCCAGTAGTATCTACTGGTCGATTAGGATTTTCTTCAGGAGGAATAATTCCTTTACTTAAAAGCTTCATCTTGGTATCATCACCGAATTGTTTTTTTGGCGGCATATCAGGATAAATTCTTGCATTTTCTATCATAAACTCTAAGAATGTTTTCATTATTTTTTACCTACGGGAGTTTGAGTTGTTGATGTTTTTTCTATTTCTTCACCATTCATTATTCTTGTAATCTTCTCTTGCCCGCGCGTCCATGCTGCAACACCAATGATAGCTGCCATAGCAAGATGATAGAAGCCGCCTTCTTTCAGCGTGATAGGATTCCATTGCTGTTGTGAAAAATACATGTATGCTGCTGGGAAAATGATGAAGTCAAAAATACATACTGCAAAATACTGCCATGCAATTGCAGGTCTCCAGTATTGTTTGATCCAAGATTCTTCGTTCATATTACACCATCAGCTTGTTTAGAGTGTCTGTATCAATCGTACCTGTTACAGTCAGGCCATTATTCTTCTGAAAGTCTTTTACAGCCTGTTCGGATTTTGGACCAAAATCTCCATCAGCAGTAATATTAGCACCTTTCCTAATCAACATGTTTTGTAGATCGGCGATGTAAGGTGATTTATCACCCTTCTTTGCAACTACGATAGGCGGTATAATCGGGTTTACAGAAGGTTTAGAAGGAGCTTCAAATGTAATATTTTTAGGAATAGCTAATCTACATTTTGCAAGATATCTTCTACGATCATCAAAACCGTTTGTACCACCATTAATCTTTCTTGTTACGCCCATTATATCATCAGCATCAGCTAAAGCGTTTAGATTGCGTGAACGCCAATACTCAAGTGCTGTTAGAACAGAAATTTTAGGCGTTTCGGCTAGCTCTGGATTATTTTCTAGATCCGCACCTATTAGATTACCGATCTGGCGATAATTTGCACGGCCTGTCAACTGAAAGATGCCACGACCCTTATATCGTACACCGTCACCCTTTTGTGTATTACCTAAGTCTTTACGACCCTCATATGCTGAACCTGAAGCATATTCTTCAAGTGTTCTGAAAGAGGCGGATTCATGTGCAGCTTGGGCTAAGAAATGGCATACACGAAGCCATGTATTGACTTGATACTTTGGATCAGGCATATATTCATTTAAGTAACCAACTAAAGGAGATATAATTTCTTCTTTTGAATTTGGCGCAATCTCTCTAATCATTTCTTTGGTAATCATGTTATTTCTTTCTTTTATCTGCTTTTGCCGTATCGCACGTACATACACGCGCCTGTGCGCTCGTCTTCTATGATAATAGGATCTTTACACTTCTTTGCATACTCTCTTAGGTCATGATACGCACTATCTTCATCAAGATATTTACGCCAATGCTTTCTACTCTTCTTTGCTTCTCTTAATGCATTGAATGTGGCCGATGAAACAATGAATGTTGGTTTTCCTGCAAATTTACCTCTACGCGCCATCGGCATCATTTGTGCTGATCTGCCAGGTTCTCCGTTTGGCCCTACGCCAAGAGCAGCTATATTGCCTCCGCCTGCGGCATTCGCAGGAGCTTCTTCTTCCATTCCTACTGCTTTTCTGGCTAGTCCTAGATAGTATGGAACTTTAGATGCTTTTTCGCCAGCAGATAATGCTGCACCTACAGCAGGTATACTAGACGCAGCACCATACGCGAGTACAGGACCAACCAACTCACCAGCAGCAGCAGCCTGCTGGTGTTCTTTCTCGTCATGGTCAAGCTTTTCTTTTTCTTGGTCAAGTTCTCTTTTGTATGTTGTGCCTTTGCCATATCCTAATGCACTTGCTGTATTCTTTGCTGCATAATCTATACCCGCTCTTGCGTACTTGTATCCGCCAAGTGTGGCAGTGTCAGCGGCTTTTCTACCAAATGCTGATATACTGTCTAACCAACCTTCGCCTTCCTGCATTTTTTTTCTTACAATAATTTTCTTCATCTTTTCTCTTGACTTTCTATTGACACGGGTGTATAAAGGCTATGCCCTGTAGCAAATGAATACCTTTAAAGGTCCTTAAGTTTCTTACCAATGATAACATCAATACCGATATCTGAAGAGTTTATGTATTTTCCTCTAATACCATTGATATACTTAGGCATGAAGTTTAGAAACAGAAGAAACGTCTTCAATATCATATAATCACCAACATCCAGTTTATAGAATAGCATTCTAACCGCAGGTTCTACTCCAAAAACATTGGAGAGAATGATAATATGGTTTAGTATCAATCTCTCCTTTAGTTCTCCGGTATCTTTATATCGATTAATCAATCTTTTGACATATTTAATTCTCTTCAAGTCTTCTTCAAATTCGGATACGATAGCATTAGGTTTATCGTAGGCCTTCATTGCATAAAGCATAAAGTTATCATCATTTAAATTGTTGACCATTTACTTTTTTTTATCGTTATACTTTTGGAATTTAATGACGAGCTTTGCAGCTTTTAATCTTCTGGCTTTTGCATCTTCAGCTTCTTTTTTAGCTTCAGGTGTTTTGGTTCTAATAGCTTTCTTTCTAGCATCTGTCTCTGTATCGTAAGCGTCATAATACTTTTCTGCTGCTTTGCGTTCGGCTCTTTTAGCTACATTTTTAAGTTCATCAAGACGCTCTTCTTTCAAATTGCCGTCATGCTCATCTTTATTAAGAAGGTAATTATTTTGTTGATCTGCTGAAACTACAGTATCATCTTCATCTTCATCATCTTCTTCGCTGTCATCCATTTCTGATTCATAATCACCTAGAATTTCTTCTAGTTCATCATCATCTACAACTTCAGCAAATACATCAAACAATCCAAGATCATTCATTTGATATTCAAAATATAGAAAATAAGGTGAGTCGCTTTTAGAAACAAACTCACCAGTATTTGTCTGACCATATTTCTCACCAAACTGGCTAATATTGAAAATTACATTACCTGAATTGCCTTCCATAAACTGATGTGCAGGAAGAAAAATGTGGTAATAAGCTAGAGCTTTTCTAACTCTTTCAAGAGAAACATAAGGCGTAACAACAGATTTAGTAGTAACTCCACTCAGGAGGCTGTTGATATTATCTCTTACAGAAGAGTTTTCAACACCAACAAAGTTTTTATCAGTCAATGCTTGTGGTGTAATTTCTTCATTAATATATTCTTTAAACTTCTTCATATTGTTAGCCCTATCTTCTATTAAACACCAGTGAAGTATACGTTATCTCTTGGATCGTCACCAGTTATTGAACCCATAGCTACGAGTGTTTCGTAGTTTAGACGACCAGCACGACCGCCAAGAGTTATTGATAGACTTGGCCAAAGTGTATTTGAACCATTTGTTCTAACGTTAAGACTTGAGACGGCAGAGAATCCAGAACCACCATTGTTAATGGTAATGCTGTTGATAGTATTCAATGTTGAGTTGGATGAGAACGACTGTAGAGTGTTCTGTGAGTTGGCAATAGTGAACGAAGCATTAAAGCCTGCACCTTGTGCCAATACGCTTGAATCTGTAATAAGCAGAAAACCGGCGGCATTGATACCTGTACCACCATTGACAATATCAATACGTGTTACTGGGCCTGTACCGACCTTCTGGCTCTGCCAGCCGCCGTGTGGTCCATGAACTGCATTGTTATTCATTTCGTTAGCTGACACACCAAATACGTTGCCATAATATGCATTGGTGTTAGCCGCTGAACCATTGATTGTTGAGCTAGACGAAACATTTGTAGTGTTAGCAAATAGTGGCTTTTGATAGCCGTTTGCTGTATCTTGATTTCCCCATAGAGGCATTTTTATTACTCCTTTAAAGCTTTCTTTTATTTATCTATAATAATTATTGTTTACCAAACTGTTCAATCTCGGGTGTTATGGTAACTTTCTGACCTTTTTTCTTTGTGTCAGTAGCACCTAAATCATCTGTTTCTTCTTCAGCAACAGGTCTGGATGTATTACCATAAGTAGACGGTCTTCTCTTTTGATTTCCGTGGGCTTCATAACCCATTCTATCAGATGGCAACTTAGATATATTGCCTACTGTTTGTTTTGGATTATGTCTAGCACCTACACCCTGCTGACGGAAAACAGATGCTTCTGCCATTCTATGAAGATAGTCATTTGGTGAAGCATCTTTCTTATCATAAGGATCAGCAATATGTACAGGTTTGAATTGCTGCTTCTTCAAATATTTTGCATTAGCGGTTTTTGGATCCTGTTCTTGTAGCCTCTTTTTACGGAGAACTTTTATCATTTCTGCGAGTTGTTTGTTATTCATTATTTTGGTCCAAATGTTGCTGGTTTACGAACAGGTGCAGCAGCCGCCATTGCACTTGGTGCAGCCAATGTACTATTTCTGGCAGGTTGTACACTAGGTGTAGCACTTGATGTTGGCTTAGCAGGAACAGAAGGACCACTTCTTTGTGCCATACCAGCTTTCATCTTCAACTCAGCAGATTGTGCCGCTGTTTGTGTTGGAGTAGCTGCTGTACCGCCAGCCTTCACATCGGTCTTCATTGTCTTGTTTTGAGCAGCATTAAGATAGTTTCTTAGAATTTCTTTGCTACTTGGATCGGCTTTGATGCCTCTGCTCTGTGCCCAAGCTTGAACATCTTTAATACCAGCTTTACCTTTCTTTGCAGCTTCTCTTTGCTTGTCGCTGAATTCAAAGCTTGGCTTAGCACTCATGACATTTGCTGGTTTCAAATTGGTTTGAACATTTGTTGCAGCCGATGCTGATGGTGGTTGATTACCAACTGGTGTTGATGAAGTAGCTAATTCTAATCCTGCTCCTGCTGCTAAAGCAGAACCGCCTTTTGCAATTCTAGCCGCATTTGCTGCGGCAGCATTAGGTGTTTTTGGTCTATTTGCAATTCTGGCAATTCTGGCAGCATTTGCTGCGGCAGCATTAGGTGCGTTACCTTGTTGTACTGCTGGTCTTGCACCAGCAGAAGATTGCGCTCTATTTGTTACAGTAGCGTTTCTACGTATTTCTCTTTTGGCTTGATCAATACGTAGCTTTGATGCATCAGCAGCACTCATATTCGTTCTAACTGGTGCAACATTTCCACTCTGCTGTCTCATCTTTGCAACTTGACCTTGCATTGTTCCCTGCACTGCTGCTGATTGTTTTTTAGGAACTAGACGCTTTCTTGTTCTAGGTCCTGAACTAGTGTTTATTTTTTCGCCGGTTCTTGTATTTACATTTCTAAGACCAGGATCAATTCTAACCGGTCTACGAGCAAGTGTTCCTGTTTTTGCAGTACCACCACCAAATCTACCGCCACCGTAAGGTGTGTAGGGTTGACCTAAACCAGCAGTCATTCTATTTTCATAAGAATCAATATCATCCTCGTTTAAAACCGCCACGGCCTGCTTTTCAGCAGAAGCAGTTACACTCAAACCGTGGCGGTTATTAAAACCCTCTTTTTCTTCTTTCATTGCCTGCTTTGTAGCAGTGGCATACATTACTTCTTTACCGCGTCCAGGATAACGCTTTTCCCAGTTAGAGACTGGCTTCATAGACTTGGCTATTTCTTCGCGCTTTGCCATTTCAGCGTTAGTCATTTTCTTTTCTGCTAACTTCTTCATTATCTTATTCACAACAGCTTCTTTTATCGTACCTACAGGAAGAGAAGTCTTAGCAGCACGATTGACTGTCTGTGTCTTTGGCTTTGCATAGTCAGGAGTTGTTCCTGCTGGTGCATAATCAGGCTTCTTGATGCCCATTGAAGATGGTGATGTTACATCGCTTTCTTCCATTGGCTTCTTCTTAGCACGAAGCATCTTGAAATCTTTTGCTGTTAGCTTGTCCTTTTCAGGCTCATGAACGTCAAGCTTCTGCTGATTTGGATGAAGTTCTTCTTTCATAACTTCCCAATCTTTACCAGGATTCTTCACAGAATTAATCTCTTTGCCGGAAGTCTTGTGCTTATACATCTTAGCACTTTCCTTCTTCTTCACTGGACCCATATCATCACTTTCATTTAGAACCTGCTTATAAGCAGCATCCCACTGACCCTGATGTTCATGTGGAAGAGCCTTGCGGTCTTCAATACCAAAATATTCGTTTACTACTCTTGCAGCGTCACGTTCAGCTTGATTTCTCTTCATTACTTCCTGAACTGCACCAATTAATGGATCGTTTTTGTTAAGCATTTTAGTGTTCCTCTATGGATTTTACTTATATTTATTGAATTTCTATTCTTCGCAGTTCCAGCGTCTAAGCGACATGGCTTTACGTGTTGGTCTGCCCTTTTTATCTTTCATTGGGCCTCTCATATTACCCATTCTAGCACAGAAACGCCGGCGGCGTTTCGCTGCTTCTCCTTTTGGATCTAGTTTAGATGGTGGTGTTGTAACCGCAGTCTTGATACCAAAGTGCTTTGCACCTTTTCTTGTTAATCCTGCACCACTCTCAGTTGATCTGTAAAGACCTTTTGAATCTGCACCACGTTCATTAAGCTGCTCTTCTGCAACTTGCTTTGCTCTTGCTGTAGCAATTGCAAAAGCTTTATTTTTTGACATGCCTTTACGCTTCAGAGCCATAACAATCTCTTCGCGCTTCTTCATTTCAGCGTCAGACAATTCTCTTTCAGTTATCTCATCTTTGTTCTGCACGCCTATTGGACTTCTAGTATCCATAGGATCTTTACCACTAGAAGCTGCCATTTCTTTTAGCTTCTTAACACTCTTTGCACCAGAATGATCACAACCACAACCAGATTCTTCTAACTTGATAGCGGCTTCAATTAATTTTTCTTCGGCTAGATGACCATACTTTTCAATAAACTTATGTTGTGTCTTTGCACTATTCATCCAGTTTTCAATAGATTCAGATAGTGTATACCCAATTGAAGTCATTGGTCTGTACTGAGTTGTAGTTGGACCTATGCCATCACCAAATGGTAAACCGCCTCTTGGTATTACGTTGTCTTCTTGGGCCAGTTTCTTTTTCTTCTTCTGACCTGGTGTGTCTTTCTTATAACGATTTGTTAGCTTTGGTGTACCCCAATCACCTGCACCATGTTCTTCCATGAATGTTTCAAATTTATTATCTAGATTTTCAGCAAGAGGTCGCTTGACTTTCTTCTTCAATCTGTTGTTCTTCTTATATTCTTTTTCCATGCTGATTGCTTCACGGCCTTCTTCAACAGGCATTCTATTTGATTCACTTACTGTTTTCCAACCGCCACCCTTAGACTTATACCACTTTGAAGCCCAACCGTTAGCATACGCTGATGGATATACATCAAACTTTGATCTAGCAAGTGACTTTGCTTTTGACCACAATGCAGGATTGGTTGGCTTGTTCTTTTCTGTAAGTAGAGTTTCGTCTAAACGTTTACCTTCTTTATCGTACTTTCCTGATTTCTTTTTTGCTATTGCGATTGCAGCTTGTTGTGCCCAATTCTTAGCTTCTGTCTGCACATTAATAGGCTTGTTACCTTTTCCTGGTCTATCTGCCACTGGATCCTCTCTTCTTTTTCTTCTTGCTGATTTGGCGCGCTCTTCTTTACTCATTGATCTTGCAGAAGCTAATGGACGACACTTTGGTTTACCTTCTCCAGGCTCACGCGCGCACGGACCCTTAATATTGCCTTTAGTATCAAATCTTACCCATTTTTCACGGAACCATTTATCAAGGTCTTCGTTCAACTGAACTCTGACTAGTTTGCCACCTTTACTGTGGAACATAACTTTGTTTATGCCATTTACTCTACGGCCAAATCTACCAAAACCATAGTATGATAAGCCAAGTCTTCTTGCTTGTGACATTAATTCATTGTCTGGTTTATGTACGACCTGAGGAATAGATTGTTGAGTCTGAGTGAGTGTCTTATATCTCTTTGGTTCTTGATACTGTGTGATACCGCGCTTCTGTGCTTCACCTTCAATCCATTTCTTTGCTGCTGGATTTTGATTCTCAGAACGAACAAACTGTTGTGCCATACGGCGTACACGATCAAATGTTGTCTGTATTGACTGCTTCTCTTCCGGTGATACTTTACGTATATCGGCTGTGTTATCAATTACAGCAAAATTTTTATTACCAAATATCTTTTGTAGTTCACCAATATTTTTCTGAGCTAGATCCCACTTCTCTTGACGAATATCTTCTGAACCATCAGGCACACCTTGCTTATCTGTACCATCAGGAACTTTACGGTTACCCATCTTACCGCGTTCAACATTACGCTGTCTTGATACTTCATTTGATGTATTGACAAATACCATCATGGTTTCGTAACCATCATCTTCCAGCTTTTGCTTGACTGTCTTGATCTTCTCTAGATCATCTGCTGTACCATTAATGATTAGGCCTAGACGACCTGCTAGTGCTAACCGTTCTTTTTCTTTAGTAATATTCTTTGCACGACCACGAACGATATCACGCTCAACTTTCTCTTCATCAGGCATTTCAAGATCAAGACCATTCTTTCTCATCAAGTATTCAAACGCAACATCTGAATTTACTTCTTTTAGACCTTCGCCCTGTAGTACTGAGTTCATTACAAAGTCTTTACCAGAACCTGGTCCGCCTGCTAAGAAGATTGCTTTTAGTTTACCAGGATCATTGATGCCTTCATTGAGTTGTGTTCTCACCGCTTTAAATCCTTTTACTGCTCTCTTTTGATATTCATTTGATCCTTTTTTATCCAACCAATAGCTTTCAACACCATTGTCTGTCCAAAGTCCTGATGTTCTATTTTGTATTTCATTGGTATATGCTTGATTGTCTAATACGTATTGCGGCACATCTGTAGGTGAAACTTCACCAGTTACATTGCCTAATCCTCTAACACCACCCATTGCCGCTGTATTTGTTTCAATTACATAGCTCTTATCAAACATTTGTGGTTGCTCTTTCGCAAACCAACGCATGATCTTACCTGCTTCTGAATTAGCTTCATTCTCAATATCAGAACCAGTTGCGCCTTCTTTTTCTATATCTTTACCTAAACGGCCGTCTTCGTTCTGCTTGTGATGTACAAGTTCATGAGCAATAGAACGAAATATGTCCATTGGATGACGATTAACTGTGCTGATAGAAAGTTCATTTGATGAAGGATTATATGCAGCGAATGAATTGTAGTCATCATCATCTGACTTATATCTAACAGTAGGCATTGACTTTAGGCCTAGCTTGTCGGATGCAAAAGACACGAAAGAGTCCAGCATTGGTGCTAGTTCTTTACGTGTTACTTCTTCTCGTAGTTGTTTGATTGTTTTTTGCATGGCACCAATCTTAGTCTTCATTAGCTTGTGAACATCAGCATCATATTTGCCAAACAAATCTTTAATAAACTCTTTTTGAGTCTTATTATCAAGAGAAACAAATTGCTTACGGAGTTCAGATGCAGATGTAGCTGGTTTACCTAAAACGTCAAATGTAAATGTAGGTGTTACAATGACATAACCTTGCATCTTTTGAGCATCACCAAATGGTTTCAGATTCTTTTCATTGCCTGCATACGGCTGAAGATATCCTGGTTTACCTGATTTGGTCGGTTGGAATGAAAAGCGAGGGTCTTCATCCATGTCTTTTTGCGACACTGCAAAGATTAGCACTGTCGTTTTTGGATCAAAATCTTTGAGAATTTCCCTAGCCATGTAGGGATTGAGAACTTGCTTGATCTTACCAGCTGGAACACCAGCTAGTCTCATCATCTGCTTTTTTTCTTGGAAGTTAAACGGGCTTTTTGGAGCTTCGACTTTATCAGATGTGGCGATATAAGCATCACCAAACTTGCTCTTTAACCACTGAAAGACCTGAGCGTGACCTTTGTGAAATGGCTGAAAACGCCCAGGATAAATTACTAATTTTTTCATACTTCCCTCTATAGGAACGTTAATTTATAGAGGTATTTAGTAAATTACGGTTTACAAGTATCTGGAATTTATAACTTTTTGTCTAGCTATTCTAGCTAAAGTTTCGGTCAACGATCTATATTCTACACCAACAAACTCTTTTGCCACTCTCAATAGCTCTAGAATAGGCAGATCAACTACAATAGCATTGATTTTCGATTCTTTGTTTGTGTTATAATCTGCTAGCCAGCGATGATGACCATCCATTATGTAACCGTCATTAGATACGATGATTTTATTGTCTGATCTTTGACCAATCAACTGATCAACCTTTGTCATATCAAATTCAGATTGAGTGGCCTTCAAGTCTTTGACTGGCAATTTCTTTGTAGTGAATGTGACATCATTCTTGGTTAAATGTTTGAGAAAATTTGGTACCTGTTCACTTTTGATCTGCGGCATAAGTGCGCGAGAGAATGTCATACCAATCTTTGGTATCTCAATCTCTTCAGAAAGATCACGATTATATTTTGATACTTTACCGTCTTTGACGATATATCCAATAGCTTCGACTTTCGGGAACATAGCTGCGACCTTGAATAGAATGTCAAGGTTCTTAGGATGATCATCCCACATACGCACACGGTCATACTTGCCTGTAGCTAAGTATTTCTTTAAGATTACGCCCTTATTGATATGCGCTGGTGATTTAGGATTAAGTTTAGATAGGTTGCCTGAACGCTCTACATATACATGATCGATAGGAAAACCATGATCACGAAATGCTTGCAGAAACTCTTTGTGATCATCAAAATCGGCCCGTGCCGTCAAAATAATTGAATGTGAATTCTCAGATTGATTCCATACAATTTCTTTAGCTCTATCTAAAACATTATTGATAGGTTTGAATGTGTCACGAAAGATTTTACCTGAGCGAAATTGACTAAAATCAAAACTTTCACCATCTCGTAATTTGTAATGATTGTATGCACCTGTATCAAGCACTTTAACTTGTTTGCCGTCTTTCATCACAGCCACGCGCGCGTCCGTCACGCCTAGGGTGTCATCAATGTCCCACACATTTAATGTACGGATTTCGTTCTTGTGCTTCTTCAAGTATGCTTTGAGTTTCATTGATTATCATCTACTCCGTCATGTACCAATTCAGCATCATGGTGTCTCACTCCTCGTTTTACAGTAGTACCTGTTATTCTAATTCGTGATTTGGGATGTAATATCCAATTCTCTTCGCCGCCATGATTATACATAGATTCCATTCTTCTAGGTGGAAATTTGAAATGTCTTTGATGTGAAATATGTTCGATGTATGCTGCGCGAGTTCCTTCAGGCACTCTCAATTTTATAATATCTTTTGATTCAAATCTTTTGGCAAATGAAGGAGAACTGCCGTAAGAAGTAATACCGTGATGTGTCCTTTCTGTTCCAGGTTTGATATCACCTTCTCCATCAAAACCACGGTACATATACATGTTACGAGGAGTTTTTGTCTTCTTTATGACAGCTTCTATCTTTTTAGCACCTTCAGCAACTTTAGGATCGTTGTTCTCGCCTTTGTAGTGATCGTCAAATGGTTTACTACTGGCTAGGTAACTTCTTATATGTGGCACAGTATCATCAGGAACATTTGCGTTGGTCTGTTGATGAAATTGCTTTCTTATCTTACCCTGCTTTAAGATACTAACATGTGGCATGTCCAGGTATTCTTCGTTCTTCTTTTTCTTGAAGAGTTTACCTAAGCCAAATATCTCTTGGATATTTTCTTGATTATTCTCTGCTCTAAATTGCTTTAATGTCTTCATTTCTTTGACCAATTCTTTGTTGCATTGAAGTTTGCTTGTGAAAATTCTAATCTGTCTACCAACTTGACTGCTTTTCCAATTTTATCTATGGCCACAAACCCTTCAGGAGCTGTTACTTTGAGTCCAGTTGCGTCTGTTCTTAGATAAGTTCCTACAGAATCTTGCACCTGTTGCAGCTTACGTACTATCATATTTTTAGCACGAACCAACAAGTTTTGCAAGTCGAAAATTTTCTTCAACTCATTCTTGTTGTCTTTATAGAAATCCATTACAATCTTTTTTTCCATTTGGCGTTTCTGTTTTGTATCAGCTTTTTTCGCCTCTAAAATGGACTTGTTTAGCTTCTCTTCAGTTGTGGTAATTAATCCTGCAACATGCTGTGCTGTATTTGTTATTTCTTTTCCTTCACGAACCTTCAAATTATTCCATGCTTTGATGGCTATTTTATATGTATCGTTAGTGGCTATCTGATTCAGTGTGCGCGGTGATATGGTTCTGAATAGTGAACCTGCTTGTGAAAGTATAGAGTTTAATTCGTCTGTTTCTTGTTTGGTAAATGTAGCTGTACCAGACGCATCAACAAACGAAGCATCACGATACCATACATTCTTTGAACTCTTGAAACCGCCAATGTCCGCACCAAATGATGCTTTCATATCGGCCATAGTATCACCATTGTATGTTGTATGCCAGACAATTCCCATCTTGGCTGTTTTGATACTATTAGCTAGATTGCTATCGGCTGGTACTACATAGACGATTGTGTTTGGCTGAAATGTAATATACTTTTTATTGTCTATAGTTTCTACTTTTAGATCGGCTGTAGTGAACATCATATCGCCTTGCATTACACCAGTAATACCAAGCTCAGGAAGATACTGTAGAGCAATCTTTAATTTCTTGTTAAGGCCTTCACCAGGATGATTTGCATCTATATCTGCATTGGTATAATTAAGCTTTGCATTCTGAGCGAATACACCTTTAGTACCAACAAAGAACTTACCATTCTCTGGATTGATACCGGCAAAGATAGCAGGCGCTCCATCCCACTTTGTCGTTAAGTTAACGGTTCTACCAGTAGCATGACCAGCAAGCATATCACGAAGAGACTGTAGAAAGGATATTGCACCTCTTGTGCCAGTAATTCCTCCATTTAATACTTCGTCCTCTAAGTGTTCTAAGTGAAGGTTCTTGCCTTCTTTTGATTCTTTAAGATATTGACTGAACAGAATCATAAACTGCCTCGTGTTTCTATTCTAAATGCAATACTAGTAATGCCGCCTCTTGACTTAGCTCTAATATCCATTTTTATTTTCGATTTAATTTTTCTAACATATGCATCATCTACGATATAGAAACCGCCAGGAGATATAACAGAGTTAGCTACCGCACCTTTATACTTATTTAATGTCTTTTGTCCTGTCAATGCTTCTTTGATTACTGCATCATAAAACTCTGGATTTTTCTCAACAAAGTCTACAAGATCGGCCATCAGTTCTGGTTTTTTATTTTGTAACCAGCTTTCATAGTCTTTATCTTTTCTTATTTTACCATTAATAAGAAACTCATCAATAATTTTTTTATTACCCTGTTCTAATATTCTTTCCATATTAGATTGTGACATTAATCGTGTCGGTAGAGACTCCATACTTCCAATTATCTGTTGAAGTATTTTTCTTTTGGATGAATTTTGTATTGAATCTGCCGCTGCACGAAATAGTTCAGCGGTTGATGCGCCTTGGCCAGATGCCAACTGAATACCGCCTTCCATTTTTACAGATACGAAATACTTTTTTGATTTTGTTATAATGACAATATCTGTTTTAGGTTCTGGATTTGCAAATATACCTTTATTACTAACGCCAGGGATAGCTTCATCTGAATGATATATATCAAATTCTTTAAATTTATTTTTAATATGTCTTACAGATTTTTCAGCCTGACTTTTAATCTTTGCAGAATAATTGCGACTAGGTTTATCGCCTCTAGCAAATTCAACTATAGCCCACTCTAAATCTACGCCTTCTGATGCCGCCATATTCAATACCTCTGTTTTAAGGTATTTAGCTGAAATAAAAAAAGCGACCCGAAGGTCGCCTTTCTTTACTCTTCTTTGAGATTGAGTTTGATCTTTGTTTGGTGATCTATTGGACACTTTCGTCCGTCTGGATACACACCTTGAAAGTAATGCTTTTCCCATGTCTTATCTATAGGTGTATTTGGATTTTCTAACATGAGTCTATCAAAATCACCTCTACTCTTTGACCACTGCTCATAGTTCTTGGCCTCTTCTTCATGCAACTCTAGAGGTCTAACGATAGAACGAAACTCTTCAGTATACTTTCTTTCCATTGGATAGAAAAACAAGAATGGTTCAAAAGGTTCAAATACAATCTCTCTGTCTGGCTCAGTCATTATCCAGTTCATAGTGAATGTAGCTGGATTCCAATCAGTCTCAACAATACCTGTTAGTGGTGCAATGCCTCTCTTCGGATTGTTTGGTGTTCCTGATACATACAGATTTACATTTTCTGGTGTACGAACAATAAAATCAGGATGAAAAGTAACTACACCACCGCCAAAGTGTGAGACACATATTCTATCACCGCCTTCGATAGTAATATCATCAACGTGGTTGCCGCCATTCCAATTTATCTTAATGCGCTGAGAAGTCGATACTTCAAAACCATTTAGATTTGCGATTGTAAGAGGAAGACAACGGTACGCATATTTGTCTTGACTATTTTCCATCCATTCACGTTCACGAACACCCTTTCGGACATGAATAGTGCTTTGCCGATGTATACGATATAGAATAATATCTTTCATAATATAACCTTTCAAATCAAATTATGACTTCTTCCCCATAGAGGCCTTGATCATCCAGTTCAGCTTTGAATGCGCTGTGATACGGTCTTGAAGGAAATTAGACAGTGCATAGACCTTTTGTTCTTCGGCCATCTCATAGGTCTCAACAACCACGTTCATTAAATTCTCATTGCAAGTAAATAGGTTACTCAACATGAAAGCTGCGGTTGGAATCTTTTCGTCTTCAGATATGATTGATAGCTCCTTCATACGTGTTAACGTCTGAGGCGCAAAAGCATCCAACTGACGGATATGTTCCGCTAGTGGATCTACTGCTCCCTGATAGTCTTCATAGATAGTGGCAAAGAATTCATGGAGCTGAGGAAAATCAGAACCAATAACGTTCCAGTGGTATGCTTGTGCTTTTAGTCCTGCTGCAAAGGTTGATGCTAAAACAACCTTCAACTTTTCTACTAGTTCTTCCATTATATTCTCCTAATATACATCTTTATATTAATGGCGGAAGGTAAGGGATTTGAACCCTTGGTACCTCTTGCGAAGTACGACGGTTTAGCAAACCGCTGCTTTCGACCGCTCAGCCAACCTTCCTTTATTCTGTAATCTCTATGTATGTATTATACTTGCCATACTCATTTACGATGTGATACAACCAACGTGCATTCTGAGGGCTAAGACGAACACAACCGTGTGATGCAGGCCGACCAAGCTTCTTTACTTCTGTTGTTGCGTGAATTGCATAACCGCCGTGAAAGAAGATAGAGTGCGGCATCGGTGCATTGTCATACTTAGATGAATAGTGCATCTTCTTTACAAGATATGGTTGATACACACCAATCGGTGTACGATATCCCTTGCGTCCAGTAGAAACATCCCACTCATAATAATCTGTAGGAGTCTCTACATACATTTTCTGGTCGGACTTATCAACGCGAATGATCACTTCATGCTCACCAAGAGGTTCAACGCCAGCTTTAACACCTGTAGCCAGCATAAAGATTGCCGCGGCCATCACAGCCAACATAACAAAAAACTTAGTCATTTATTCTACCTTCGTTTGCGGTAAATGTTGAATAGCGTCTTTGTAACGGTCAGCACAGTAAGATGCTGCCCACGCATTTGGCTTCACTAGCGGCACAATGTTACACATACCACGAATGTAGCCAACAGCTTCATTTATAACACAGCTTGAACCATGCTTCATGTCTGGATTAATGTCAAGATGGATTTCAGTTTCACGATCTTCTAGAACGTCATAAAGATCCATGTATAGTTGAGCCGTCTTCATCACTTCATTCATCAGACGCATACGAGGCTTATCTTTCTGCTGATCATAGTCACGTTCACGGACAATGCCACCAAATACCTTACAACCGTTCTTGCCGTTCTTATGAACAACGACAACGTTGATGTAGTCGGCATGCCAAACACCATCAATCTGAAAACGTTCAGAGTCGCCACCTAGATATATCTTTGTTTCGGGAGTTTGTTCTTGAATGAACGCACGAACTTCGTCCAGGTTCATGTTCTTTCTGATCATTGTTAAGTTCCTTAAAAGACCTTCTTTGCTATCGATGAATAACTTTTTGGATGAACTCCATCAGCACTAGCGAACGAAGATAAGTATACAACACCATCGCCATGTTGTCTAGCGATATTTAGAGCAATCTTTCTTGCTTTTGCGTTGTTATTGGAAAGAATCCAAATAACTTTACCAGATATTTTGTTTCTGAGGATATTAAGGTATTTGGAAAAATCTGCATTACCATCATTTGATCCGAGAGATATGACAGTAGTTTTTGAGGAAGGAATATATTTGTAAGAAACTACAAAGTTTTTGCTGTTTATGCCGACCTTTGCTATAGTCTTACACTGCGGAGTAACAGAACCAACGCCAACAGCAATACTGTCGCCCAATATTAAACAATCAATCATTGTTAAGTTCCTATAATGGTGCCTCTATCCAGAATCGAACTGGAGCCAATCCCCTACCAAAGGATTGTTCTACCACTATACTATAGAGGCAGTGATTGGTGCGCCTGGAGAGACTCGAACTCCCAACATCCGGTTTCTAAGACCGGCGCCTCTACCAATTGGACTACAAGCGCGTTAATGGTGCGAGATGAGAGGGTCGAACTCCCGACATCCTGCGTGTAAAACAGGCGCTACTACCACTGAGCTAATCTCGCGTTAATTTGGAGCGGGTAGCGGGAATCGAACCCGCGCACTCTCCTTGGCAAGGAGAAAGGCTACCATTACATCATACCAGCTTACTCTATATTTATAATTGGTGCGTCATGGTAGAATCGAACTACCTTTTCCGGCTTATGAGACCAGCGGGATGTCCATCACCCCCCAAGACGCATTTACTTATGATTCTTGCCAAACCAAGATATTTCTTTTATTCTTGGTCCCATTGCTATCGCAGAAGCAAGACATGCTTTATATATGGCGTCATATAGTTCTTTGCTCATGTTTATTTCCTAAATGGTGCAAGGTCTTGGAATCGAACCAAGTTCTTCCGCTCTTCAGGCGGACGCTGAATTACCAAACTAGCTCACCTTGCATTATTCTATTATACTCGTTTTTCTCAATAATTACAATCTTTTTTTCTGGGTGCTGTTTCAGAACTGCTTCCATCTTTCTCTTATCATCGCCCCACCAGTAACCTTTTATCTCAAGGAATATATCTTGATCTATCAATTGTAGATCAGGCGTGTACGATTTTTTCTTGCCGTCCAATTCATATTCCCAAACATCTCTATGAACAGCAGGTTTATACCAATCAATTCCTAACTCATCAAGTTTCTTGGCTATGTTTAGTTCCCAAGTGCCTTGTAGTTTCTGTCCTTTATATTCAAACCATTTACATTTACCGCCACGATTCTTTACACTCTGTTCAACAGACAATCTTTTACGAGCTTCTTCCCCCATTCTTGTCGGAACAAATGAACCATTAGCTATCTTAGCCTGTATTGTCTGGCTGTTTTTCTCAGCAGTTCTTCGTATTTCTTCAGAAGTTTCTTTAGTCAGCCCTTTTCTGTGGCTAGGACGACCTTTAGATTTGCTTCCTGTTTTTTGTCCGTGAGCAACGCCGTCTTTTGAATGCGATCTCCAAACATGAGCAACCTTAGCTTTATCGCTCTTTAGTTCTTTGTTACATATTGGGCAATAGATCATAGTTCCTCCTATGATCTATTTATATAACAGGCGTATGTACGCACCAGCTATACCAAGGCAGCAGTTATTCAATCACGAAGCAACTGAGGAGCTGATTCCGTCAAGTTCTTCTTTTCGTATTCTGCAAGTTTAATAGAGTATTGTTCGTTTGTCAACCCATGCCAACCGATACACTTACCAGTCGGACTTCTTCCACAACCACAATCTTTAGACATTTATAACCTCATTCGTTAAATGGCGGAAGGTGTAGGATTCGAACCCACGGAACCTTTCGGTTCTTCGCATTTCAAGTGCGATGCAATAGACCACTCTACCAACCTTCCAATTTCGATGCGATTTCTTAAAGTGGTTACGCCCTCCACTATTGTGATAAACGAGAGTTTCCAGTCAAGTACAGTCCACTCACAAACCTCTAGCTGCGGGATGACGGAACGCAGTACTTGCCGCCATGATGTATATATTACACTAAATCCCGCATATTGTCAAGTCTACCTTTTCTTCTTCCCTAAGATTTCAACCTTGACTGTGCAAATTCCACCGCAACCAATCTTTCTAGCTGCTGCTCTTGATAGGTCTAAATGTCTGCCTCTAATGAATGGGCCCCTATCATTTATTACTACTATTACTGATCTTCCTTTGTGTGTAACCCTAAGTCTTGTGCCAAAGGGTAGTGTCTTATGTGCTGCTGTTAAAGCATTTGGATTGAATCTTTGCCCGCTTGCAGTGATTTTATTTCTACTACATTCACCAGGCTTAGCGCAATCGTACCATGATGCTTTCATAGTAGACGCATAACTGGGCGCTGCAATTAAAAATAATGCAGCTAAGGTTGTTACTAATAGTTTCATTATAGTTTTCCTTTAGTGGAGCATCTGACAGGATTCGAACCTGCATCGGATATTTCTATCCACGTCCAGTTACCTTACTCTCCGTTCGTAGCGGAGGGGGCTACAGATGCATAGTTTGGAGGGGCTAACCAGATTTGAACTGATACCTCAAGGATTTGCAATCCCGTGCATTACCGTTTTGCTATAGCCCCGTATTGGCTGCTCATCATGGATTCGAACCACAATACCCTGAGTCAGAGTCAGGAGTCCTACCGTTAGACGAATGAGCAACAAATGGTACTGCCTAGTGGAATCGAACCACCGTATTGCGTTCCACAGACGCACGTTCTACCATTGAACTAAGACAGCATGATTGGTTGCGGGTGTGAGTGCTGCCCTCACTATCTCCGGCTTATGAGACCGGCGGCTTATCTACCTTGCCCTACCCACTTTATTTCTTATAGATTCTGAAATCTTTTTCTTTGTTAATGAATTGGTAGAGCATACGGGAGTCGAACCCGTCTCTCATCCTTGAAAGGGATGTGACCTAACCGATAGTCGAATGCTCCATGGAGAACCCTCTGGGATTCGAACCCAGGACAGACGGATTAAAAGCCCGCTACTCTACCACTGAGTTAAGGGTTCATTGTTGGCTGGGAGACTAGGATTCGAACCTAGATAGCAGGAATCAAAATCCTGCGTCCTACCTTTAGACGATCTCCCAATGAAATGGTAGTTCCTACTGGTTTCGATCCAGTGATGCGCGGTTATCGGCCGCGAGTTTTACCATTAAACTAAGGAACCATATTTCTTTTTTCTATCTCTGCCTCGCCATGTGGTAGTTTGACTGTGGCAGTTTGGACAAAGACATTCTAAATTTTCTCTATTGTTATTAGTTCTAATGCCGTCTTTGTGTTCAAGTTCAAGTGTTAATGGCTGATCTAACCATCGGTCATTACCACATCTATTACACTTGAAATTCTGTTCTTCTAAGACTTTTAGACGAATGGCCGCTCTGCTTTTGAAATCCGTGGTATCTCTATTCTTTCTTAGAATAGCATAATGCTCACTGAAAGCTACATTCGGCCCTATTTTCACACCTTTGTTCCAAGCAGTTCTCTCGCCTGTCTTAAAGGCGTGATTAGGATCAAAGTCAATACCCCTAATCTTTTTCTTTATAGGTCCGATACAAGCATCCACATGTCTATCAAAGTTATTTACGGTGATGTTTCTATCACATTTATCACAGTGTTTAGTTGGCTTTTTACTCATAGTTGTCTCCATAGTAGCACATCTATTTAGTAAAAGCGCCTACTCTACCATTGAGCTACAAGCCAATATATTCCGTACACCTTGCAGGTTTAGCCCTTTCGCGAACTGAGTCAGCAATCCTGCATTCGTAAGCTTTCCCTCATGTTGGGCTTACTAGGTCTCCCCTGTCTTATCTAGAAAGACGGGTAATTTGGTGGGTGAGAAAGGATTCGAACCTTCTAAGTCATAGACAACGGATTTACAGTCCGCCACAACACGCCGTCGTTGCCGCTCACCCGAACAAGTATTATTCTTTTTCTGGCCACTGAACTATTAAGTTTGGGTCAGTAACCTTTACATCATTAATACGAATGCCACCCTGTTCAATCAATCGTCTAGCTGCACTCTTGCTTTTTGCAAATCCAGCAGCAATAACTATGTCGACTAACGAAACAGTTCTTGGTACAGTTATTTCAGGTAACATTGTATTCTCCTAAAAAGCGCCAACCTCACAGTTATTCGGCTGGCTGTTTGACATTCATGACGCGCATCACTGCTACGTAGTCAGATCAAATTGGTGCCAAGGGAGGGAATCGAACCCCCGATGTTTGTATGCCTCCTTACAAGAGAGGTGCTGTCGCCGCTGAGCCACCTTGGCTAATAACTTTTACCTTCAGCATATCGCTGTCTTCTATAGTGTCTGCCATTACCTTTATTTGCGCCTTTGTAAGTTGGCGTTTGTGAATGGCAGTTTGGACAAATCAAACATAGATTTTCTATGTTGTTATTCTCACTGTTGCCGTCTTTATGTTCTAAATCAAATACGATTGATTTATTGTTCCATTCAGTTATACCACAAGTATAGCATTTGTTGCCGTATGTGTCAATGATATATTTTTTTATCTGTCTTTTACCAGGAACAACACCCTCTTCAAGCCAATTTTTTATCTTGTCTTTACGAGTATATTCATGTTGACACTTTTGTGAACAATATTTACCAGTAGATGAATATACATTTCTTACTGTGTGTTCTTTATTACAATTTTGACAGACTATGATTCCTGATTTACCCATGTTATACCTCTATGTTTTGGTATAACTATTTATAATACACAAATGTTCTACCATTTGGATTGGTGGAGGATAACGGAATCGAACCGTTTTCTCTGCCGTGCAAAGGCAGCGTTTCCCCAATAGCACTGATCCCCCGTTATTTACATGCACAAATCTTCATAAAGGACAGTATGTTTCCTGTGTGTGGCAAGATCACCATCACGATCATCATTGTACCACAGCGTGGTAAAAAAGTCAACTATAATATCAAACATTCTATTTCCTTTTGTATTGGCACCAGTGCAAGGATTCGAACCCTGACAAGCAGTTTTGGAGGCTGCCGTGCTACCGTTACACTACACTGATATGAATTGGTCGGAGTGGTAGGATTCGAACCCACGACCCTTCGCTCCCAAAGCGAATGCTCTACCAGACTGAGCCACACTCCGTTATACTGGCGACCTATGCGAGACTCAAACTCGCTACACCTCTTAGACAGAGAGGTGTGATATCCATTCACTAATAGGCCTTGAATTGGAGAACCAGGTGAGAATTGAACTCACGACACGCGGGTTAAGAGGTCGCTACTCTACCACTGAGTTACTGGTCCTTGAATTGGCTGGATAGCTTGGATTCGAACCAAGGACATCCTCGTTAACAGCGAGGCGCTCTACCGCTGGAGCTACTATCCAATATTCTACTTTCGTCAGTAGTCACATCATCATATGAGATTCGAACTCATGCCTGCGCCGCTTCTGCGGCACCGTGCTTCCCCTACACCAATGAATGACTTGTCGCGGTGGCCACCTGCTAGTGACTACTGACGAAAGTAGAATGTGAGGCTGTGCTGAGTCACAGACACTCACTGGATATTTCGCTACTCAGTGCGCCTTTGAGAAGAGCAAAGGTACTCATAGGAACTTAACAATGTCAATCAGCGACCGCGTCTATCTTGCCCGCGCGGCTGGGAAACTCTCTCTTACATACTGGATATAGTGTCTCAAGGTGCTGGTTTCAAGTCTTTTCTTATTCTTTTTTCGTATATCTGCTATGCACTAGACACAACCCTGAAAATGAAAGAACCCCGAAACTTTCGCTCCGGGGTTCTAAGAAACTAAGTCTATCTAAGACTTAATACATAGAACCCCCTACACCTGCCCATGATGGCTGGCGTGTCTCTTGATTAATCGTGAAGGGGCAATAACGTTTCATTTCCGTCTTTCTTAAACTGTACTCTATTTAGTATACATCCTAGCAGGATTTTATTAGGTTGTCAACTTTTTTTTTGGTGCGAAAGGTGGGACTTGAACCCACAGAACTCGGTTTTTGAGACCGATACGTATACCTATTCCGTCACTCTCGCTTATTGGTCGGCGTGCTTGGATTCGAACCAAGTCAAGAACACTCATCTAGTGCTAAAGGGATTATAAGGCCCTCCCGTGTACCAACACCCACGCCGTTATTTACATTACAGAAAAGAATCCAAGTGTGGCATCATTATATTTCTTGTCTCTTTTTCTATCCCAACCACGCTTTGCTCTTTCACTTCTGTCTTGTGATGTAAGTTTTGCTGCTGACGCTTTACCACCAATTGAGCCAAACTTATCTTTCACTTTATCATAACCTTTTCTGGCATTCTCTTTGGTAAAGCCACCAATGCCACCTTTTCTCATATTATATGTCTTATTAGTGTTAAAGTCAACAGTTAGTTCGGCTTCTAGCTTGTATGCTTCATCTTTCGATTCAGTGATGAATAAGACTTCTTTTTTGAAGTTGTCTTTTCCATATTTTCTTAATGCTTCTTCAATAGCACGACCTGAACCAAAATATACATCACTTGGATTGTTTGTTTTATGAACACCAATATAGTGTTTATTGTTGATTAGATTTATTGTTTTATATACAGTATACATCCATTATCTCCTCAGTGGATGTATTTATAGTAAAATGGTGCGACCACCAGGACTCGAACCCGGAACCAGACAGGTATGAACTGTCAGCTCTAACCGTTGAGCTATAGTCGCTTATTGGTGCGGGCGGTGGGACTCGAACCCACAACGTTTCTATTGTAGCAAATTTTAAGTCTGCCGCGGCTCACCATTACGCCACGCCCGCTTTATTGTTTAGTCCTTCATTGCGCCGGACATGAAGCCCTTGCGAGGATCACCCCACTCAGTCTCAGCACGAACACGAACATATCGCGCGCGAGTGTCGGCCGTATTAGGATTAGGCACAGTGACCCACGGGTTCTTACCCTTCAACCAGGCTTTCTGCAAGAGTGTCCACTTATCAATAGCGGAACGTTCACGCTTGATAGCCTTTGACAGGCTGCGATTTGCTTCACGCTCACCCTTAGAGGTGTAAGCAGACTTAGACTTCGGTGCAGACATTCACTTTCTCCATTATACTATAATTGGCGACCCCTGCACGACTCGAACGTGCGACACCCTGTTTAGAAGACAGGTACTCTATCCACTGAGCTAAGGGGCCATTGAAACTTATTTATGCTACTTCGTAGGCAAATCCCTTGACATAGCAACCATCTAGAAACCGATGGCCAGTCTTATGGGCATCATCACTATCTACGAAGAACTGTTCCCAGATACAATCATCATTCTCAAAACAGTATAGCATGAATCCTACACGGTTGTCAAGAATATAAAAATCTACATCATAAGACCTAACCATTATGCGACCTCACGAAGCTTAATGCCAGTGATTCGTTCATCCGCAATGAGAGAAACGGGATACTGAGGATTACCTGTGTGCAAACGAAAAGTACCAACGGGATCATGTCGCTCACTTGCTACTACCTTTCCAGATTTGATAGACACATTATTCATCACACCATACTTATAATGTGTGCGAACATGGATCATATCGCCAACTTTGATTTTCCACTTAGTCTTGATCATCTTGTATATCTTACTTGGTATTGATCGCCTTGTCAAGCTTGAAAAGCTTACCGTTCATGTACATCTTACCATTCTTGAACTTGATCTTTTCTGACTGGAGCATCACCTGATAGAACAGGTAGAGCGAACGGTCACGACCATAAGCCTCAATTTCCCAAGGCCAGTTGAAGTAGTCTTCCATAGAGTTAGTCAGTTTGAAAGTCTTACCCTGCCACTTTGCAGTGATCAACTCATTAGACAACTCACCCCTTGCGTACTGCTTCACATGCACCATTTCATGCGCGAGGCACTGGAGCATTTTGTACCGCTGCATTCCAGGTCTGATACCAATCTCAAAGGACTTAGGGCGCCGTTCAGAATCGACAGGGTAACAGCCACCCTCATTGCGCCCCTGATCCTCAAGCCGAATTTCAATATCAAGCTTTTCTGTAAGTCTGGTGCCCATGATATAGTGGGCAAAGAAAGCAGCAGCGAACTTGAGTTCAGCCTTGCACATAGCCTTGGTTCTGCCGACGATATTAATATCCATTGAGTTCACCATTCATATACATTGCATAGAAGCCCCAAATCGTGAAGCCGAGGCCGATTGTGCCCATCACAATCTGAAGTCCGAGACCAGAAGTGGCTGAGGCGCCGATAACCATGCCGAGCAGAAACCTGAGCATTAGAATATCACCGAGAAAACATTGTACCAGAACCAAATCAGAAACGCGAACGAGAGTCCGCAGAAAGTGACACGGAACAGAATATCGAAAGAACGATTAAGCATTAACGAAGTTCCCTAAGACGCAACTTAACCCACAGTTCAATTTCATCAGAATGATGGTGATATTCCTCGACGGTCATTTCAGAACCTTCGGCCAGAAAAGCAGCATCAAGCTGAGTCATCATCCATTCAGCTTCACCTTCAATCTGATCTTCCGAAGTGTAGTGCTTAGACATGTTTATTCTCCTTACCATTCAATACGATACTTGGGCATCGGGTAGTCCCGACGAAAGAACTTATTTTCATCCATCATAGCAGTACCAGACATATTCTCATACCGCTTAGAGAAGACAACCTTACCACTTTCATTTTCAGTAACAACAAGAAGGTATTCACCCCAACGATATGTCATATTAATCTCCGTTGTTATATACTATAGATAAGATCGGCAAGTCGGTTTTTCAAGAGCAGCAAACGCAACTCTGATATGCGCGGAACGCATGTCTTGTCTGAACGTATCACCGTGTCTCATATACTGGATATAGTGATGCGACCCTCTCTTTTCAATGTCGAATAATGCATAGCCCTTATGCGCCATGTGCATATCGTAAGCCTTTGATTTCATTATTGATTTTCCACACTCGCCTGGACGCGCGTGGAGCGTCTCCGTCTGGCGAGAGGCAGACATAGCGGCCCAGACCAGAAAAGCGCCTCCAGAGCTTTGGAAACGCTTTTTCGTCTGGATTGCTATGTGGAAGATGCTACGTACCGAACATGATACCAAACTTCTGGTTGATATTATCGTCAATTATGGTGGTCTCTATTGGCGTCAGTATGAAGCTCGGTGTCCATCCTGCAAAAGCGCCGCCTTGGTCCATAAATTTAGCCCTCTCTATTGCTTCTTCTTCAAAAACAAAAGCTTCAATCAATTGATCTGAATCATTCTCCATCACACACCAGATAAAATCATGGTCGTCTGTTTCAAGTGGAATAACATTATACTTATTCATCTTTACACCTTCAATGATTTGAACTTGTTTAGCTTTTTTACCATCTTATCATCTGCTCCTTGTTTTTGCCCACTATCGACAATATCCACTTGAGCAGAATTCTCTACATCATACAACTTCATTTTTGATCTGTCAATACCTATCACAAACTTTTTGTTTGTTGATGGATCATTGTATCGGTTCTTCAACTGCTTTACCATGATCTGACCCAGTTCTTCCAATGTCTCAGAAGTAATGAGTGCAAACATGAAGTCTGCTGTTGCAGGTAGACCAAATGATTCGGATGTATCCTCAAGGCCAATGTCTGTAGACACAAAGCCGCTTCTCGTTGTCTGAGTGGCCGAAACAATCGGCACTTCAAACTCAACCGCTAGACCACGTAACTCTTCAGCGATAGACTTGATATACGTGTATGAGTTGACACCATTACCAGGCTTTATACGCGAAGAGGTGCAGATGTTCAGATAGTCAATGAAGATAATATCTGGCTTGAATGACTTCTTTAGGTTCAACTCATTGAGTAGAGCCTTGAAATGCATAGAGCCGGCACCAGCCGTCGGATACTCTTTGACAATCAACCGACCATTCGTCTTTGACTTAAGAGCATTTGCTTTCTTCATGTACAAATCTTTTGGCAAAGCCATCAGATCATCAAACGTAATGTTCATAAGATTGGCATCAATACGCTTAGACACTTCTTCTTCAGCCAACTCTAGAGTGATATACAAAACATTCTTACCCATGTTCAAAGAAGATGCAGCAACATGACACATGAACAAAGACTTACCAACACCAGTACCAGCAAGTGCGATATTCAGTGTCTTCTTTGGTAGGCCATTCTTTGTGATCTTATTGAAGAACTCTAGATCAAACGGAATCTTCTCTAGTACCTGATGGTAATATTCATATCGTGCTTCAAAGTCGTTCAGATAATCATGACCGACATTTGGATCAAACGATACAGACAATGCATCAGATAGAATAGATGGGATAGAACCAGTAGTCAGTGTACCATGCTTTTTATCCATAATCTCAATTGACTTCATGATAGCATGATACAAAGCCTTTTCTTGACAGAACTTTTCAGTGCTATCAATCAACCACTGTTCATTTGGTTCACCTGTCTCTTGTGGCAAATATACATCAAGGAAGTCGATTACGCTTTTGACCTGGTCTTCTTTAATATTCTTCAGACTTTCAATTTCAATCTTTAGAGATGTTCGGTCAGGCCGAGCATTATACTTGAGAATAAAGTTTTGAATCTCGGTGTAGAGAATTCTTTCACTCTCTACACCGAAATACTCAGGCTTCAGAAACGGCAGTACCTTACGGACATAATTTTCATTCCTCAACAAATTCGTCAGAATCGTTTTCTCTAAGCTCTGATTTTGCAATGTCACTATCTACTACCTCCAGAATCATTTCATTAAGAATTATACCAATATGGTATTCAAATTCTTTGCTTCTACGCAAATTGGTTTCAGTGTGCTTTCCCATTTCAATCAGATCATAACTGAAATTGAGTTTAGCGGAACCATTTTCCAATTCACTGACACTAACATTTGTGTATCTCAGTATAACGCCTTGATACTTCTCTGTCAATAATTCTATAGGTACAGTGTCATATTTTTTAAGGTCATCACGAAACTTGTATATCTTACCAGGACTCATTCGTTTTCCTCCACAGTTGTAACACTAGATTTGCCATAGAGGAATTCATCCTTACACTTTTCATCAATAAGGTCGAGAATGGCCTTAGTGAAGAACTTTTCAGGATTCTTTTCTATAGCCGATTCAAACGCTTTAGTGCCGTCCGGTAATTCAAACTTGTTTGAGACCTTCTTGAAGATACCGAACTTCTCAGCGAGGTCAAGAAGTCCATAATAAGGATCAAGACCAGTTGCATAATCAAGTAGCGTTTCAACTTTCTTATTCTCGATTGTTAGTCGAGCCTTCTTAAGATTGGCCGTAATGATGGCACCTGTTACAGAATTATCGGACTTGTCCTTATCTTTCTTCTTAGATAAGAAAAGAATAGTTGAGGCGGCATACTCAAGGCCAGAGCCGCCACCCATCTTCTTGGTTGGCACATATGAACCAACAACATCGTAAACGTGATTGGTCACAATGAGCGGCACCTTAGCCTTGCCAAGCTTGAGAGTAAGAACACGGAATGCACCACGCACCAACTGAGCGCGGGTCATGTCGCGTGTGTCTTTACCATCTGCAATATCTTCCATCTCTTTAGTGGTTGATAGATTGCCAAGTGAGTCGAGAACAAACAACATCGGCGGCCGATTTTTATTTGTCTTATCTTCAATGTACTTGTCGAGGATCTTTACGGCTTGAGTTCTAAACTCTTGGATAGTTGCGACCGGCACAACAGCGACTCTCTTGGTGTCAATGTCTCTATCTGCCAGCATTTGCTTAGAGATTGCGGATTCAGATTCGAAGTAGAAGACGAATCCTGTTTCGTTGTCTCTGAGGAACTGTCTGACAATATTGATTGCGTAAAAGGTCTTGCCTGTTGAAGGTTCACCGGCGAGGGCAGTGACTTTATTAGCAGGGAGGCCGCCGTATATACTGCCAGATAACAGAGCATTGAGACTATAAGAACCAGTGCCGATGAAACCAGTAACATCACCAGCTTCAACACCATCATCAGCAATTCCTGCATATTCATTATCAATCTCCTTAAGTAGGGAGTTAAACATATTACTCATATTGATTCTCCAATATTATGTGAAAGTCACGATTCTCCGTGACAGAGTATTTAGCAACGAACGATATCATCTTCGCTGCATATCTCACCCATCTGAACCTCAATAGCAATGAGTGTTTCAGTTAAGTGAGTATTCGCAATCTTATGAAGAGAAAGCTTTGGCACATGAAACGATTCGCCCTTCTTCACAGTGAAGATGCTACCGTCAACAATGACTTTACCTTCACCCTGCACAATTGTCCAGTGTTCTGAGCGATGCTTATGATACTGAAGTGAAATTGCTTGATCAGGTAAAATCTCAAGACGCTTGACCTTGTAACCTTGATCTACATCAAGGACATGCCATTCACCCCACGGGCGTTTTGCTGATTCAACATATGCTCTTCTACGTTCCGCTACAATCATTTCCATTATTTCATCAAAGTCTCTGTCTTTATACTCTCTACATCCTGGATCACACTCTTTGTATAATCCACACGGACATCCACCACCATGATCATATGCTGCCATTATAAAAAAACTCCTCTAAGTTCATCTCTTAGTCCTTGTCATGATTACAAACTTGCCTCTTTCACGTTCACTCTTGATAATTGGACCAATAGCTCTCATGAATTCAGGCAGATAATCCATTTGATTGATAATCAAAATATCATAGTCGATATTCTTTATGTCATCTTGGTCACCCATTATCAATTGATAGTATATATTGTTTAAGTCCATAACATAGATTGATCCATTCAAAGAATAGATGTTGTTATCTAAACCGATAACTTCGAAGCCTTCTTTTGTTAGTAGAATGTTATTAATACCAGCACAAGTACCAATATCTAAGATTTTTTTACCTTCATATTCTTCTTTTCTCTGAATTATATATTCAGAGACGGCTGTGTTATGATCTAAAGGATCAACTTGACCTTTATAGATATACTGAGGTACACGAACATCTTTAATTGTCAAGACTTCGCGTTTTTCCCAAGTGGCTCTATCGGCCGCATTAAAGAATTGGTAATTATGAAACTTGATATTTTCAATCATGAAAAGAAATCTTCCAATGAGCTAACATGTTCAGTCTTCCAGCCGATGCTATCAAGAATGATCTTCAAAGGTTCCACAAAAGACTTGTCGAACTGCATATTATAGTCGATATACTTCTCTAATGCAAACTCTTTCGGCAAGGACTGCGGGAAAGCAATCACATTAGACTGCACATGATTTGGTTCTTTAAGGAAGATAAACTTGATCTTCTCACCTTCATTGATCGTGGGCAATACCTTGTCCAGCTTTTTTGTTCTGACAAAGTTATTGTAGATCAAAGAACCGCGAACATGTATCGGACATCCTTTGCCATAAATTGTGGTTTTATCGGAGAACTTCTTTAGTCCATTAACACCACGCGGGAATGCAATGTCAGCAATCGGCTGTTTCATAAATTCGCTGCGATGGTAATCAATGAACTCAAGCATCTCGGCCTGTGTTTTATTCAGGACAATATCAATTGATTCCCACAAAATCTTACGGCAATACGATGGCGTAGATGACTTGACCATTTCAAGGCCCATCACCTTTACCTTCGGCTTTGCATACTCGACACCTTCGTTATTATATACATTCAAAATGTAACGCTTCTTGGCTGTCCAGATACCCTTGTCAGCAAGAGCTTCACGCTTCATTTGCATTTTCTGTCCGTAGGCGTTAACATATTCAGCAAGTTCGCCGTAAGATTGGTCAATAAACGGTTGAATTTTATTTTCACAGACCTTATCCATGAAGGCGATAATTTGTTTTGTTGTAGCATTAGGATTCTGCTCAACAATAGTCTTGCTGACCAATCTATCAAGAGAGAGGTAAATAGAATCTGTGTCCGACGCAATAACATAATCTTCTTTCTCCGTTTTGAGTAGCTTGTTCATATACTCATTTAGTTTGTTCTCAATCCAGCGAATAGCCAACTGGCCGGCCGTAGTAATAGCCGAAGCCTGACGGACATCAAAGAAACGGAAGAACTCATTACCCAATGCACCGTAAGCGGAGTTCAGAGAGACTTTCTTTGCAAGCTGTAGATTGTTATACCTTGCAATTCGCTTCTCAATATCAAAACGCTTTTCGGAGTCGGCTTCTTTTTCAAGTTCTTTCTTAGCTTCGATAGCCTTCTTTTTGTATACGCTGCGGTCATTGTACATTGTCTCCATTAGTTCAGGCAGAAACCCATATTGTTCTTTGCTGAAGAACTGGCCGTTGGGCGCAAGTGTTACATTAGCGACCTTTAAAATGTTAGTGTTAACTTCTTGGTTCAAGAGAGAATCAATACTCACATTGTTCTGCCCTTTGAACTCACTCAAAGTTACATCATAGTTGTCTGGTTCAATGATAGTATCAGGCGAGATATTCCACTGCATGATCAAATGTGGATACAGGCTGTTCAAGTCGAAACTTGCGACCCAATTGTGCTTGCCAAGAAGAGGATCTTTAACGAATGCACCAATATATGCTTCAGACTTGCTGTGCTTATCATTCTGAGGAATAATAATGTTCTTCTCTCTTAGATGATTATAGATGATAACATCCCACATGCGTACCTGCGTGAACACATCATCATAGTTACACTTGTTATCATATGCAAGAGTTAGAACAAGTTCAATCAATTTTAGCTTATCATCTAGCTTTTCTACTAGCTCAACGTCACGAATGTTGTACTCAATGAATAGCTGATAGTTCTCTTTGTGAAGAGTATGAAGAGAACCATATTCTTCATAAGAAAGCTTACGCTCACCAAGTTCAACATTACAGATAGCATCAAGCTTGTAAGATTCCTGAGATTGTCCGCCAGGTGCAAACTTGCGATACATCTCAATATAGTCAAGAATGGCAATACCAGCAGGCACATAAGCCTTCTGGTCACGGCCCATGAGTGTGACTGTACGTTCTGATAGAGAATTCCAAGGAGAGATACGATTAGCCATGGCTTCGCCAAATAGATTGCGAATGCGGTTCACCAGATAGGGAATATCGAAGAACTTCACATTCCAGCCAGTGACGATATCAGGATAGTTGCCTGACCATTCATCAATATACCTCTTGATCAGATCAACTTCATCTCTACACTGAATGTATGAAACATCATCACGCTTGTTATTAAATGCACCGCAACCCAAAACAATAAACTTGCCTTGATTACTTTTTAGGGTAATGGCTGTGATGGGTTCAGATGCGGTTGCAGGCTCAGGAAAACCATTCTCTGAGCCGACTTCGATATCAATATTGACAATGTTAATGTTAGCAATATCCCAATCAATATGGCCAGAATAAGTATCAGCAATGAACTGATATTCATATCTCTGCATTCCATAGATTTTGAAGTCTTGAACATCTTTGTATTGCTCAATAAAGTCACGCGCTTCACGCATGGTATCCGGCTTTACTTCAGACAGATACTCATTATGAATTGTTCTGAATTCCGTTGGCTTCTGAGAAGGAACAAAAAGAGAAGGAAGATACGGGACCTTCCTTCTCTCTCTTCTTCCATTCTCTACACTGCGAAGCAGGATCTTTGATCCGTGAACTTGTATATTTGTGTAGAATGATTTTGACATTATGCTCCTGGTATAATAAGACTTGAACTCGGCACTACAATGCCACCAAACATGGAGTTATATTGATTAGTAAACTCCTTGATTGGCTCCATTATACACAATACGTGCCTCTTGTCAATCTCAAAAACCTTCTGCTCACTAAACTCTGCCCATGGAGCAAAGCCAACATTTGGCGTCTTTGGGTCAAGCTTGTTCGGCATGACAACCACACGAACAGGATTTTGAATCTTGAGAATATCAAATGAACTAGGCATTACTTGCCCAAGCAAATCTTCACCAGTTAGAAGCCTTACAATTTGTACTGACATTATTCCAGTTCTCCTACATAATCAAATACGCCGACTGTTGTCCACTTAGTGGGCACATAAGTCATGCGTTGGCCTGTTTCAGACTTATAGACATACTTGTTATCGTAGTCCATAACCTTAGCAAGCTTTTCCCACTTGCCGTCATAGGCGCGCTGCGTGAACTGTGTTTCAAGAATATTCATTATATACTTCTCCAATTTAATTAAATTTTACGCCGTTCATCTTTTCTTCAGTAGTAACATATACCATTTTTTCGTCATCATTAGTATAGTATACAGGGTTCATGCCTGCTTGTCTATAGTCATCACCCCATTTTAGTGCTACATGGAAGTTGCTGTCTGGTCCCATAATTTCGGCAGCTTGTCTTATAATTTCTTCGGAAATAGTCTTGTATGCCATAGTTCTATTCCTTTTTAGATAGTTACCATACTCCGTCTTCAATGAGATTCGCTTTACCTTCATTGATAAGGTTATTTATGCAGTTATCGCAGATGTCGCCTGTATCATAAAGTGGTCCGTGCTTAAGAGCGTACCGTTGCATATCATATTTTGAGCCGTATTGACCTAAAATGTAGTGTACACCGCCATACAAATATAGAGTTGCATAACACTCACGATCATTTTCACAGGTGTTACACTTCATTTATCAATCCCATAAGTTCTGATAGTATTTACCGAAAAGAATAAATCCGTTCTGCTTGCGCTTGTGATAAGCATTAAACTTTTCTTTGTTGAACTTACCACGTTCACGCTCACGCTTTTCGGACCAATATGATTCTTCTTTTTCAATCACATTGCCATCATCTTTCAAAACGCTGTATTTTCTAGGTTCAATAACTTCATCAGGAGCATAAGGATCATAGAAGCTCTTAACACATCCATCATCATCATCAAGTTTCTGTTCAAAGCTCCAAATCATCTGGTCAATAACCCAAAGCCACTGAGATTGAAACTTTTCATTCACTGCTTCAAGTTCTTCTTCAGTGGCATTCAGAGTTTTGTCGTAATGGCCGTGATCAAAAACTACACTCTCTCTTTCAGAGAAACGAAGATGTTCGGGCAAGTCTTCTTTGTCTACAAAGGGGCTGCCGTGCTTGGCATCTCTAAGCTGCTTCAACATAGGGAGAGTGATATATGCCAGCGTGTGATCCATTGACCAAGTGTCATAGCTGTCAATACGAACATTGATCTTACGCTTTCGCTTACTGATAAGCTTGTTGACTGTTACATCTAAAACAGTTTGACACCAGCTTTCAAGTTTTTCAAGAAGCTTCTCAAAACGAGTGGTGCTTTCTTCCCAATCATATCCGTACTTCTTGTTCATATACTTGTAATGAAAATCAGCAACGTAACGATTGCCTACATGTGGTCCGATATCTACTTTCACTTGTCTTTCTCCAAATTATTAACGAAGATATTCCAAACAACTTCCCACGACCAGCTGTCTCTTGCTATAATACTACACTTCTTTCGTGATAAAGTCAAACACTTTTCAATGGCTAATTCTATTTTTTCATCTAGTATTCCCGTGTACTTGTTATCCACAACATCAATTGGACCTTGGACGGGATATGCGGCAACAGGAGTTCCACAATACATTGCTTCAATCATTACTACGCCAAAGGTATCTGCCTTGCTAGTAAAAACAAAACAGTCAGCTTGTCTGTAATACTCTGCAAGTTCTGCACCAAACTTATAGCCGACAAAGATCACATCAGGATATTTCCTTTCTAGTTCTTCTTTGTATGGCCCATCACCAACAACAATCTTTTTATACTTGTCCGGTAGCTGGCAAAAAGCATCTAGATTTTTTTCTTTTGACAAGCGACCGACAGAGAGCAAAGTCTTTGTGCCTCTCAGGTTTGGTTTTATTCTTGCAGTGAAGATTTTAGGATCAACGCCTCTTGGCCATATGATCTGTCTACGGCCAATCTCATTATCAATCATAAACTGCTTAACAGTTTCAGTTGGGCAGAACACTTTGCGCTTTCTATGAAACCATTTAAGATATGATCTAGTAATCCATTCAGGAACACCAGCCACATCTTTCATAAATTTTGACCAATCTGTATGATATGAGGTTGTGTATCTTCTGTTCTTAGCGGTTAGAATGAAAGCGGCAGCAAGACCTAGCGGTCCTTCAGTTGCGATATGATAGACGGTATCAGTTTTATATTTGAGATACTTTGAGATTCCAAAAGGGACTGCGAATGGTATCTCAGGATAAAGCTTAGAGTAAAATTTTCTCTTAAACAACCCAGGATGAACAATAACGATATCGTATCCATCTCTCTTAGCAAACTCTACCATTTTTTTGAGTGTGGTAACAACACCACTGACTTGAGGTTCCCATGCGTCTGTTACAATGACTATTCTTTTGAAGTCCAATGGATAATCTCCCAGGTACCGTCTGTGTGTTCTACAAGAGCGGTGCAACTTTCAACCCAGTCGCCACTGTTCATATATTCAACACCGTTAATTTCTTTGATTACAGCAGTATGTATATGACCACAAATCACACCATCATAACCTTGAGACTTACAATAGTCTGATAGAGTATCTTCAAAATCAAATATGAAATTTACAGCACCTTTTACATTTGCTTTAAGATATGCTGACAAACTCCAATAACCAAAACCAAAGAACTGACGAACTCTGTTATAGAACTTGTTCAGTTTGAGTAATATGGCATATGCGTTGTCGCCAAGGTAGCTTAACCATTTTGCGACCTTATGTACACCATCAAATAGATCACCATGTACTACCAAATATCTTTTGCCGTTTAGTGCCTGATAATCATGTGTGTCTTTGATTTCAATAGACTCAATGTCAATTGAAACGTCTAACCATTCACGAAGAAACTCATCATGGTTGCCTGTAAGATAGACAACTTTAGAACCATGACGCTGTTTGTTGATTATCTGGCGAATGACAAGTGAATGTGATTGTGGCCAGAAGACACGCTTTCTTAGCTTCCATCCATCAATAATATCACCAACAAGAAATAGATTATCACAAGAATGATTTTTAAGGAAAGAGTTAACTCCATCTGCCTGTGATCCTTCGCTTCCTAAATGGATGTCCGATATAAAGATAGAGTTATAGTGCTTGATCTTCTTTTTCATCTATGCTTCTTAAGGCTTCATATGTTTGTTGCCAGTTTTTTACCCAATGCGCGTGATCTGCAATTAGATAGATTGAATGATCGTTGCCGCCCACTTCACACTTATCACCAAAAAATGCGAAGGGATATACATGCTTTGCAATCTGAGACTTGTCTTTACCTTTTAGAAAGATATCAATACCAGTCTCACCACCAACTACACAATCAAGTCGTGAGAACATACTGTTCAATCTCTGGCAAATCTTTTTACGTTCGTCCGTAGCATTATCCCATTCTATGTATTGCTGCCTTTGCACTTTGTTTGCATTACGGCCTACTATAGAAAAGTTGACAGTGCCAATACGCTCTTCAATGTGATTGCCAGTACGAACAGAGAAGCCTGAAATCATTGCTTCATTTTCAAGTGCTTCTCTTTCTTGTTCAGTAAGCTTGAAATCATTCTGATATATTTTAATACCTTTCTTTGTCAAGACATTACCAGAGCAATTGAAAATTCCTTCTACTGCATAGCAGATATCAAAACCTAATTGATTTTCGGTTTTCTTATAGTCTGAGCCAGTAACAATATAGACGGGGTGTGTCTTACAAAAGTTTAGAAAGAATGATCCAAACTCAGGATCAATCAACTCTCTAGACGGAGTAAGAGTGCCGTCTACATCAAAAACATAGTTCATCAGATATTTTGTCCAGGCTTCTGAGTTGCGGCCTTAATGTCATCTGCTGTAATTGACTTGCAAATGAAAAAAGTCGTACCAGCATTTGTGCCAATTTCAATCTGCTTCTTATCAACTAACTCTTGACCAGCAGCATTACATTCTTGCTCGTTATTATATTCAGGCTTGTTGGGGAAATGAACATCGGTATAAACATCACCGTTGCTCATAACGATATTCAAAACGATAAACCAAATCATGATATGCCTCATAAAAGAAAGATGGAGCGGGGTACGAGATTCGAACTCGTTTCACTAGCTTGGAAGGCTAGGGCACAACCCATATACCAACCCCGCAATTAATAGTATTTAGTTCATTAGATCAGAGAGTCCGCGAAGCCATTTGTACTGACGCTCAAGAAGAACAAGTGCTTCCTTCTTATCACCACGGCGCCAGCGCCACTGAACTTCAGCCATATCTTCATCATCTTCTACTTTGTATCCTCGCGCTTTGATTTCCTCAATTAGTTCCAAGTCTGTCCATTCATCAAGACCAACTTCAACTTCGGTGGAAATATACTTCGTAGACATTGTATTCCTCTGTGTGTGTTTGTCAGTTTGGACATAATAGACTATCCAGTACGGATGTCAACCTTTTCTTTTAGGAACAGTTACACGGCGGACAACTTTTCCTACTGGAGTATATGTTTTTTTCTCAGTGCTTTCTTTCCTTACCACGCGCCCGCGCGGCTCTGGCAATTTCTTTTTTTCGTTCACGACTAGCGTAGAACCATTCGGTAATTTCGTCTGCTGTCCGATTGCAGCCTTTACATGTTTTTCCGTCTTGTCCATATTCGCACACCTTTGTACAAATTGAGTTTGTCATGCCTTGTCTTCATATAATATCCTTGGAAATATCTTTCCTGCAGGATTATCTTTTTGATCTGGTGAATATACATTGTATACTCTAACATCATCTAAGCTACATGGCCACTGTTCATCTCTGAAACGATCACCAGCAGACTTAAGCCACGGATCACTAGACTTATTTTTGATATTTATCCACCAATCAGTAGTAGATGGGTCAGGCAGTCTCTTAATGTAGCTTGAATTGGCCCACCAATAGTTGCCGCTAAAGTGTTTTGATGGTGCGTTATAAAAATTGACACCAGCGATATCACCAATACGCAGCGACTCAACACACTTTCTCCAGTTTTCAATAACACCCCAATTCAAGAATTGGCGCCAGTAGTAGTATGTCTTGAATGTCGTTGCACCCCATTCTGTCATCTCAAGATGCTTAAGAGTGGATGTAATGCCCTTTGAATGTAGATATAGAATTCGCATATCTTCAGTCTGAGAATGATTCCATATCTTTCGCATGGTTATATTCTCGGTGGCCGTAGTTGGTGTTTCAATAGCGTTGAGCATGTCTTTATCATTGTTGTATGGGTTAATGATAAAGTCTATGTTCTTCGGTTTACCAATATCATACTGTGCTTGAAGATCAACAAACGCATTCATCTTGCGCTGGTTGTTCTGTGTTATAACAGTAAATTCTATCCTGTCTAATATGTCTAAGGCCTTATGATCTTCCAGCAGCTTCATATGTTCCATAAAAATAGAAGACCAGGTTCCGTAGTCATCGGTCATATACAGATGATAGTATAATACGTTTTTCAATGTGACACCACTAAATTTGGAAAATACTTCATGAAGCGATCATTCTTGTTGTCGCGCTTTGATTTAATCTTTCTGGAGATTTCATCAAAGAAATTCCATGCAAGAGGAATAAACATGACCTTATCATCAGAACCGAGTGTATTTAAAATATCAGCCGAAACAATAGGCACACTAGAGCCGGGTGTGAAACGGCCTTGCTTCATCGGGTTATCATCAATGATGTAGTCAATTTCATTGAAAGATAGATTCGCATAGTTGAGTAGTGTCATGCCCTTTGCAGCGGCACCATAACCAACGATCTTATATCCTGCACTCTTTGCTCTTTTGACAGCAAATGTAAGTTCTTCAACAACTTCATTGCACTTATAGGTATAATCATCATAAGTAGAATCGGTCAATATACCAACCTTACATTCCATATCAATCAGGTTCTTGACATTATTTGATCGTTTGTTTCTTTTCGAGACAACAAAGATATAACTATTGCCATGAAGTGGACACTTCGTCACATCAATCAAATTTAGACCAGCACGATTACATAGTTCATTCATTGAATTGATATTGTAGAATGAGATGTGTTCGTGATAGATTGTATCAAACTCATTATTCAGAATCATATCAGCCTGTGAAGTCTGAATGAAGAACAGCGAATCATCATGCATGGTATTCTTGGCATTCTTTAAGAATGTTAGAGGATCATAGTTATGGGCAAATACGTTCTGAGCAATGAGTATGTCATACTTACCGCCGCGATCTTCTACAAACTTCTCATCAAAGTATCCAACATAGATATCATGACCATTGGCCATAGAAGTAGCTGCAAGATTTTCGGCAGGGTCAATACCATATGTTTCAATAGTATCTGAAATGAAATACTTCAACTGCGAACCATCATTACAACCGATATCCAATACAGAACTGAGCCAGTTCCTAGACATGCTCTCGTAGTATTCTTTGCTGTATTCTGCAAACCACTTGAAATGATCATGCATGGTCTGTGATGTGCCGGACACATAGAGATAATCCTTGAACATCAAGTCCGGATTAACAGCATGTGTCAACTGTACATGATAACACTTCTCGCAACGATTAATTGCGAGAGGAAACATCTCTAACCATTCCGTCTTATCAGAGCGGAAACTATTTGCTAGAGGCTGAAAGTTAAGATCAAGTGTCAGCTTGAGGTTATTCGATCCACAAGCTAGACACTCCTTCAGTTCAATACAATTACTTTGTGAGAACACGTTCCATTTTCCTTTTGCCAAACTTCTCGAATACAACCATACTATCATAGAAGAATACGCCTGACAACCCACTATTTGCAATCTTGTTATGAATTTCCAGTTCACTCGTCATTTCTTCTTTCCAATCATAGTGTAGAACATCAATATATGTCTTGGCATATTCAATGAAACTTGATTTACGATTTAATCCGCCGCCATTGTAACTCATGTAACTGGTATGGCAATCTTCACAAATATAGATACCGCCGACAGACAGCATTGGGAAAACTCTCTCAAAGGTAAGAATCTGCTGATCCATGAAATGACCGCCATCATCAATGAATACATCAATCTTCTTGTTCTGTAAAAACTTATCCCAGAAATCAGGACGGCCCTGGTCACCAATGACAACTTCAATGTTCTCATTATCATACTTCAAAGCAGCACATTCAGGGTCAACATCAATACCTATGATCTTGGCTTCTGATCCAAAATAGTTACCCCACATTTCGAGTGAGCCGCCCTTTTGCACACCAACTTCAACAACATCAATATCGGTGCCTATGAACTTCTTTAAGTGTCGGTCGTATACTTCAAAGTATGGTTGCCACTTATCAGACGAATAGTGAGACTTCTTGTGTAATTCTTCCAAATAACTCATAGTTTAATCATCCTATTTCTTTTTTGATCTTTTCTTTATAACTTTTTTATCCAAGTCAATCAATTTAGCATTTATTTTCGCTTTGCCTAAAATTCGATGTATTAACAATCTATGATGGCCATCCATCACTAGATATTTTTTCTTGTGTTTGATAACAAATATTGGTTCATGATCATCCATTTTCCATAACATATCTTCAATCGAATAAAATGTTCCTCTATGGGTTTTTATAAGCTTGTCTAGTTCTATATTGACCGTTTTAGCAGTCAAGAATGAATCAATAACTCTGCCTTTTGTTCTTTTCATTAATAGATCATAAGCATCATCGCCAAGTTTAGTTTCAGAATTTTTTAGTTCTTTCTCCTCTTGGATATAAAAATGTATTATTCTTGTAAATACCTTTTTATATTTCTTGCTCTTTGACATATCAAAGTTCAATCCATTCTTTGTTAGTAAGTGACCAGTCAACAACTTCTTTGATACGCTCTTTTAGAGTTAGTCTAGGTTCCCAACCAAGTTCACGCATGTAGTCTCCAGACAATGCATAGCGCAAATCATGGCCTGGTCGTGAAGTATGGAAGTCAATCAACTCATACACAGGTTCTTTACCAACAGCGCCTGCAATATACTTGACAAGCTGTAGATTATCAATCTCTTCTTTGCCCACAACGTTAAACTTAGGACACTTAGCGCCACCAAAATCAGGTGTATAGATGCTCTTTAGTTGTTCTTCATTCAAGTTCAGCAAGAAATACATTGCTTCAGCAACATCTTTGCCGTGAATATAGAAGCGTGAACCAGGAATAGTCTTCGTTGAATCTGAATGAATGAAAATCTTTTCACCATCACGGATCTTACGAATACACATAGGGATAAACTTCTCTGGATGCTGACGTTCACCAAAGACATTCATTGTATGAGTAATGAAGATCGGCAGCTTGTAAGTGTTCTCATATGCAACGCAGAACTCTTCAGCAGCGGCCTTAGAAGCAGAGTAAGGATTCGTAGAGTTATAACGATCACGTTCCTTGTATGCAACACCATTTGGTGCGATGCCAAAGATTTCATCTGTGCTGAAGTAAATGAAACGCTCAAGATTCTTTAAGGTTCTTGCGTAATTAAGCAGATGAACAGTACCAATAGTATTGTCCATAACAAATTCCATAGGATGAGAGATAGATCGATCAACATGTGAAGACGCTGCCAAATGTAAAATTATGTTAACATCACCGATAAGATTGCGGTTAATTTCAGCAATCTCAGCCTTAAGATCATGCCAAACAATCTTGACACGCTTACGAACTTCCGGCGGATACTGTCGAACAACATTGTCTAGCCGATTTAGATTACCTGAGTAATCAAGTCTATCTAGAGAAATAATTTCCCAATCGGTCTTCTTTAGAAAAAGATCAATGATGTGATGACCAATGAAACCTGCACCACCTGTAATTAATACTCGCTTAGTCATTATGAACCTTTCTTATATCCTGCAAATGTGATCTGTCTATCATCATATGTATAGTCAACCCCAAACTTCTCTTTCATATACTTCGGGAAAAACTCTCTCATTAAATATTCCATATCTCTGAAAGCATCTGACTTATCGTACCAACTTTCTGTACGCATATGTTTTACTGTTGTATTATGGACAACATGTGCTGTACATTGTAGCAGATAACACATTACTTTGTCAATACCCCATTCAGAAACTTTATACTCATAATCATTCAGAAATTCCAAAAACTTTCTGAATATATCATTTCTAAAGAATGGCACACCGGTTTCAATGAAGTTGGTTTCAGTAAAGACAAATTCTGGATTATGCTTTAGGCAGTCATAGAAGTTATAAGAGATTGCTGCTTGCTGGAATAATCTGAAATCGAATTTTCTGGCCAAAGCTAATGCATGATTGACAGATTGGATGTCTGTTGCATAATCATCATCCCATGTGCCAATGTAGTCGTAGTCTTCCCACTTGATCATCTTACAAATTTCAGGAATCAATTTGAATTTGAGTCCCTTCTTACGAATGATCATGTCATATGTACCAGGTTCTGGCTCAAAGTCATCTTTGTAGACAACCACACAAACATCATATGTGGCTTCAGGCTTACGGAATCTCCAATGATTTTCTTTATCATATTCATCTGAGAAATAGATATTGGTAGCTGTAGGAGTTATGATTAAAGCTTTACGCTTCATGGGTTGATCACACCTTTATAAACATTATTTTTAAACCAAAGCCGGAACCTGTTCATATCCATATACTTGTTATATGGTTCTTTCCAGTTATTGAAGAGAGGTTGTAAGTACATCTCTTCATATAATTCTGGCGTCTGATCTACTTTAAGGATAGCATCAAAGAATGCATCATCATTTTGATAGTCATGCCAGTTTAGAAAAGCTTTGGGATTGAAGTCACACTCAATTGTTGTGCTTCCCCAATATATAGGCACTGTGCCGCCCATATATGCTTCGTAAAGCTTTTCTGTAGCATAACCGGCATAGCTAGAGTTTTCGAAGCATAGATTGAATTTATAGTCATTCAAAAACTTCATCTTGGCTGATACAGACTCTTCACCTCTAGGTAAAACATATCCAATGTTATTGAATAGAGGGCCGCCGCTACCAACCTTCTTGTAATCATTTAATCTTAGAAAGAAATAGTTCCTCTTATCACATGCACCATTCTTAACAACAAAAGAACAAAAGTTATCATTGAATTTCTTATAAAGGTCTTCAGCATGACGTTCAATAGTCTTGGTGTTTGCAACGTTTCTAAATTGATTATCATAGTCATAGATGACATATAGTGGCAGACGATAATGACGCTCATCATCTATATGATCAAATGAAATGGCATAGTGATAAGCATAGTTGCTAGGCCTCTCATTCTCTCCTGTGTAGAAGATTTTTATACATCTCTTATCATTGAAAGAGTTATTATTGTCACCAAAATTTCTATCACCAAAGATAAGATAATCAGGCATAACATCGTCACGCACTATCTCATAGTCTTCAGAGAGAATATTCATAAAGAAGTTTGAAATTGCTCCAAACGTATCTGTGAATCCAAGTTTAAGAATAGGCTTAACCATTATTAACCTGCTCCTCAATCCAGTTGTATGTCCAAATAATACCATCCTTGAGAGAATGCTTTGGTTTCCAACCTAGTTTTTCTTCAATCAATCTATTATGTGAGTTACGACCACGAACACCGAGAGGCCCAGGTATATGTACTATCTCCAAATTCTTACCGCGGACTTGCATTGCAGTCTTAGCAAGATTGTTGATTGTTACCATCTCTTCTGAACCAATGTTTACAGGCCCCATGAAATCGGACCCCATCAACATTCTCACAGCATCAATGCAGTCATCAATGTACAAGAATGATCGTGTTTGTTCGCCATCATTCCATACTTCAATTGATTGATTCGCCTCAATTACCTTACGACACATAGCCGCTGGTGCCTTTTCTTTTCCGCCATTCCATGTGCCAAGAGGACCATAGATGTTATGAAAGCGGGCAATACGAACAGGAATTTTATAGTTACGATTATACGCAAGATACAAACGTTCACTGAATAGCTTCTCCCATCCATATTCTGAATCTGGGTTTGCAGGATATGCCGAAGATTCTTCACAGTTTGGATTATCTGGGTCCAACTGATTGTGTTCAGGATACATACATGCTGATGAAGAATAAAATATCTTTGTCTTATTGACCTTATAAGTTTTGTTCATGTCAGCAACAGCATTGAGTACATTCAGATTGATGGCTGCTGAGTTATGCATCACATCTGCATCATGATCACCTGAGAAGATATAACCTGCGCCGCCCATATCGGCTGCGAACTGATAGATTTCATCAAACGGTAAATCAAACTGTCTAGCCCATGTTTGGTGTGGCCCACGACTAGAACCTGCCCAACCAATTAATTCTTGAGCATTGACCGGATCACGTAAGTCACGTACAACAAAATGGTCTGCTTCAGACTTGCTATATTCTGGATATTTAAGGTCTACACCTCGAACCCAATAACCTTCTTTCTTCAATCGGCTGACCATATGATTACCGATAAAACCGCCTGCGCCTAGTACGAGTGCTGTCTTCTTAGTCATTGTATTTCTCCATGATTTTGTTCATCCACGCGGGCGTGCGATCATATTGATGCACGATCACATACTTTGTATTATTATCTGACACAACATAACCTTCATCATTAATTTGAGGCTGAAAATCAAAATACTTTGTCATATATGAATCTAGGTTGCGAGGGTCTTGCAATACAGATTGACCTATATCACCAAAGCCAGACTTTACGGCTTCAAGTGTAGTGCCAAGTTGAATTGCCCATGCGTCACTGTTATATGTTTGCTTCATAATTTTCTTGAATGGCTTCTGTTGCAACAAAACATTATAAACAGCTTGATCAACAATAGGAATTGGTCTGTTGATCGACATTTGGAAAATCATAAAGAACATGTCTCTTACATACAAAGATTCACCTGCAATCACACCAACATTATTGATTATAGCACTCTTGTATAAGTTATGGAAGTAAGGCCCGAAAGCTTGTAGAAGATTAGTATTTCCCCAAGGTTCATCTTCATAGCGAAGACCTTCAGATGAAGATATCATCGTATAGCGTTCAAGCGTGAGATTTTCTTCAATCCATGCAGAAGGATTTGTCTGAAATACCACATCGCGCGTATCAGTGGCAATCACATAATCATAATTATCACCTTTTTGATTCAACCAATTCCACATATAGAAGAAACGCTCAACATGAGGTGCACCATTGCTGTTCGCTTTTATGCTGCCGTCTTCTTGCATCTTGCCGTATAATTCTAGAATAACACCTTCAGACTGCAACTTATCAATAGTTACTTTGCTCATGTTTGTTGCACATAGAACAATATCACCAGTGAAACCTGAACGCTTGATTGAGTTGACCCAATACTTCAATTGGTCCCAAGTGTAATTAGATGCGCCGCCAATAATCAAATCTTTCTTCATAATTAACCTTTCACGTAAAAATCATCACATCTGGAAATTTCATGGAACTTTCTTTTGTATCCATTCTGAACTAAGAGAGCATGTATCTTTTCTCTGTCTTGAACAATGTAGTTATGCTCAACTGTCATTGTCTTGATAGTATACTTCTTTGGATTATCAAAGAAGGCCTTCAGAATAACATACTCGCTGCCTTCAGTATCAATAGAAAGATAGTCGATCTCTTCAGGTGCTTCATACTTATCTAGTAAATCGACCAAAGAGATTGTCTTAACTAGAATGGTTTGGCCTTCGTTTCTAGCTGCTTCATGTTCGTCTTTAGCTGCAAGTTCTTTGATAGATGAAAGATCGGGAACATTAGATGCGATAAACTCAATCTCTTTGCCTGTCTCAGAGTATACACACTCTTTTGATATATGGCGATTCGACCTATTCTTCTCTAGTGCTTCATGCCAGTACGGATTTGGCTCAGCAAGAATGCCCTGCCATCCATATTTTTCTTGCAGTAGAAGAGTATTGCTGATCGATATACCATCAGTTGCACCAAATTCTACGAAATATCCATCTCGCTTATAGTTTGTTTCATATAGAACAAAAACATCCTGATAGTTCTGAGATTGACTATCATTTGCATTAGCTAGACAATGACCAATGAACTTAAGCTCTTCACTGATTCTGAGCATGATGTTTGGGCTTTTTCTAACCTCATATATTAAAGCTGATAAATCCATTATCTTTTAATCCATGGTAAGTTGTTGTTATAGTGTTCAAGCTGTCTTTTATTTCCTTCAATGAAGAACTTTCCGTCAACAGAGCCAGGGTTACCATCTAAACGATAGCAAAGTGTATGCTTGTAATTTGTATCCCACTTGGCATTATCTTTAACGCAGTATAGATACCTGCGATCACCGCCCCAACCAGAATGCCAGAGATGACATGTTTGTTGCAGGAAGTTTCGCTCAAATGCAAATGATGATGTATCTACCAGGAAATGCTCGTCTTGACCATTACGTGGATCACGTTCACCAGTATAGTTGTTATGTGTGAAATAGATAGGCCACTTACCTAATGCTTCACAGTTATCATCACAAACATATGTCTTATCAGGTTGATAAATCTTACGCAATGAATACGCAAAGTGATTACCACGACCAAGCACTTCAACCAATGATCTGACATGTTCTGGATCATACCAGTTATCTTCGTCTAGAAAGAAAATGTAGTCGGCGTTAAGAAGATGAGGAATACCAGCATAGATGCGATGGCCATAGAAACCATCTTTGCCTGTATTAAAGGGTATTGTTGTTACTACTATATTATCAGAACTTTTGTCTTCATAATCAAGTGTTACTGGAAGACGATCCATAACATTTTTCCAATATTCAACTCCATCAACCACAATCAAATGTTTGATGTTAGAATATGTTTGCTCTTGAACAGAGCGAATAGCGTCAGCTAATTTGGGAGAACCGATTGTCGGAGTAACAACGATAACAGATTTTTCAATATTGAGTTTCATGATATACCTATTAGAATGAGAGGATGCTATTATATAGCACCCTCCGCATAGTGTCAAGTTTTAGTTTAGTTACCAGTTACTTCTTTGTGCATGAGACATGCGATCCCATTCACGCTGAAGATGTTCTAGATGAACTTGATCTGTAGCCTGTGAAAGATAATTATAAAGACGGTCTTGTTCACTTCTTAATTTGAACCAAGATTTGATCATCTTTAACATTACTTGTCGCCATACTTTTCAGACAAGAACTGCTTGGTCGGTTCGCCATTATGTGCAGACTCGTTTGTTGTACCAATGTTGATCTTCTTCGGCTTCTTTTCTTCAGGAATGAAGCGTTCAAGCCAAATCTTGAGCATACCATTGATCAAGTCCGCATTCTTGACTTCAACAGTATCAGCAAGAGTAAACTGGCGAGTGAATGCTCGTTCAGCAATACCCTTATAGATATAGTCGGCGTCTTCAGATGAAACATTACCCTTGATGGTGAGTGTACCATCTTGCAGTTCAAGTTCAAGATCCTGCTTGCCAAAACCTGCAACGGCCAACTCAATCACATACTTGTTTTCATCAACCTTCTTGATGTTGTATGGAGGATAAGTTGGAATCTTAGGCATGGCTTCACTCATCTCAGCTAGACGCTTGAGAATAGGTTCAAAGCCGATTGTTGTATTGAATTGCTTGGCAAAAGAAAATGGATCGTAGTTTAACTTGGGTGTGTGCATTTGTAACTCCTATATTAGCAAGTTGATTATAATCTCTTCCCATTAGGCGAAGAGTTGGAGCGGGGGTAAGATTCGACACTTACATCACCTTGAGGGTATCAAGGCATTTTCATTAAACTACCCCGCAAATGTGAGATACGCAATACTGAATTCTCACATTGTTATATAGTTCACTATTATACTACATTTTTACTATTAGTCAATCTTTTTTTGAGAAAAGATATAAGTTCTGGTCGACCAATATGGGTTACTCCAGCGCGTTCCTTTATCTCTTTATTAGTAGGAAAACGATTTAATTCATCGAAGAGTTCAATAACTGCTGTTGTTATTTTTCTTCCATGATGGATATTTTTTACTTTACCTTTTCCTTTCGCTCTATTACATGAGAAACATAAAACTTTTAAATTATTAGAACGATGATCCGTAGAATCTGAGTTTATATGATCTAGTCCTAATCGCAGTTGACTACCACATTGAACACATCTATAGTCTGCATTTTCAAAAAATTGCTTGATAGTTTTTGTATCCGGAGATGAGCAACCGAACTGAGGTTGTCTATTCCAATTCTGCTTCATCGGACCTATTTGTGGAGGACTAATTGCAGCGACTAAAGCTGATATAGCTTCTTCTTCTGAAATGCCTGTCACTTCTATAAGTCTAGATAAAGTTTTCATGATTCCGCAACAACTTTTTTTGGTCTACCGCGACCTCTTTTCACAGGTGCTTCATTAGGAATTGTAATCTGTGCTTCAGACACTAATGCTAATCCTACTTGTCCTGTTGTGCTATATTATTTTTACGTTTATTCCGGTAGAACCCATACCGCCTTCACGTTCAGACTTCTGACCTGGTCTTTCAAAAATTTCCCAGAGTACATACTTCTGCATCTGAATCATTTCGCCTTGTGCGATACGATCACCGTTATTAATCATGTGGCCGTTGTCTGACAAGTTATACATGAGAATGTAGAGTTCATCAACATAATCAGCATCAATGACACCTTCACTATTAGCCAGAGTTAGACCCTGCTTCAGTGAAATGCCTGAACGCGGATGAATTCTTACTGAGTGACCTTCGGGAATATCCAGAATTAGTCCTGTTGGAATTAAAACTCTTTCGTGAGGTCCAACATAGATATTGCCGTTCTTCATACCGCGAGTGAATGCTGAATTGAAGTTGTTATATCCTTTGAATTCAATTTTACCATACGTTTGACATGCAATATCAAAACATGCAGCTTGCTTTGTCAGAAATGTTGGAAGCGACACTGAAGGGTGTGTCTTGTAAACATTTAGTCTATCCATAATATATCTCCGTTGTTATTATCTTGAAATTTCTTCCCAGTCCATAGATCCGTAGACACTCTCGCCATTAGTTTTAGCTGCCAACACAAGAGAGATTTCTAACGGCGTTCCCGTAAAACTGTTTCTTTCTAGCTGAAATTTAAACAGTGCTTCTTTGAGAATATCCACAGATACGCTGGTGCTTGCCGTTGATGTAAAGTAACCAGATGCAAGGGTTCTGCCACCTGAAGTGCCAGTGCCTGTTATGTTATATTCAACAGCACTATCAGCACCTGCACTTACCCATGTTCCGCCTGTTGTAGTGGTGCTTGCTCTTACCTGCCAGTTGAAGTTACTTGCTGTGTCAGCGATACAAGATAATGCAGTAAGAATTACTACAGCATCTAGTGAGGTTGTTTTTAGTCTTAATGAAACAATTGGGTAAAATGTTCCTGCTGTAGCCAAACTACGTGACGCAGTTATTGGAGTACCTATTGCTTGCTGCGAACCTCGAAGTTCGTATCCACCTTCAGAGATTACAGATGAGCAGACTTGTTTTAACAAGCTATTGCTGGTTGTTTCGCCTGTGTTTTTGATTTCATATCTCAAAGGTAGAGATGCTGTTGTCATGTAGGTTGATGTGATATAGTTTGCATGATGAAACGAATGACAATGAATAAGTCTACCGTCAATCACAAAGCCACATCTAACTGTACCTAAACCTAGCCACTCAATATCAGAAAAGAAAATCTGAGCTTTTGTCAGATCAAGTGTTATCAAAGAAGGACCAGTGCCATCTAGAGGGTCAAAATTCCAGTCAGCCTTTTCAACTCTGGTTTCTGTTACTGCACCTGTATTGAAACTTCTTTCAACAAAGTAAATGTTTGTGCCGTCTTGTTCAAGATAGATACCGTTGTTAGCACCATAATAACCAACTCTCTGTCTGAGATTAGTTTTAGGTGGTGACATAACTAACGTGTTCAATATTTGTAAAGATTTACCTGGCTGATAAGAGAATACTTTTGTAGTTTCACGGATAATTTCATCGTTATTGGCTGTACCGATGGCCAAGTTCATAAGGCCTTCGTTAGCTGAGAATGTAATAGATGTGTTGTTGGTGTTTGACTGAACCCAAAGACCGTTGTCTCTATATCTATGTGATGAATCAAATAGAGTCAATGGTGTTGTTACTCTAGCACGACCGAATGCATCAACTGACATACCTGAAGGATTTGCTGGACCAACAATATTGCCATACTGATCAGAATGCATCATAACTTCAAATATTGTCTTACTGTCTGGTAAGTATTGGTTGGTATCTCTACGGTACTGGGCCATTAAACTTCCTTGCGCTTCTTGCCTATGTTATATTTAGCTACAAGGTTCCACTCAGACTTTTCTTTATGAGAGATGATCTTGATCTGCGATAGCGGCGCTGTTAAATCTTTACTCTTATTAGGATTTACTAGATCACAAAGATTCCATTCATGTAATAGATTAGCGATTGTATTTCTACGTGCTTTATCATCATCATCAAAATCTGATTTTTTACCGTCTAATAAAAACAACTCTTTGAAATGAACGATATAATATTTACCTTGCTTATGTAAAATATGACAAGATTGATATAATGTCTTTTCTTTTTTTGAAGCTACGCCGATACGAGAAAGAGTTTCTTTGACTTTCAGAAAATCGTCCGGCTCATTTAGTACCACCTGTATTAGTTCTTCTAGGTTTAGCATTCAGACCACCTTTATTTTATTATTATAGTCAATTTTATAGTCTGATCTATTTAGTAGTTTGATGTTTTAGGTACTCCAACACTTTCTCAATATCTTCTATTGATACGTCCGACTTGATCTTATTGGCTTTCATAGATATCACTTCTACGTTGCCTGGCACATATCCTTGATTAAGACTAATTCTATCTAAAGATGGTGAAGTGTCAGACGGTCCTTGGCCAACGCCTATTACCAACTCTGTCCCTAAAATTGGACAAACTTTAGGAATTACTATATCGGAAGCAGTCAATTCAAAAGGTATACCCTTTCTCTTGGCTCTGCTTTCTGCGCGTTTCAACATCGCATACACATAACGTCCTCTATCGGATTTGTAACGTGTTCGGTTTCTTTCTAATATGATATCGCGGTTCTTCTCACGATATCTTTTTATGTTCTCTTTTTGCTTTTCAGTTCTTGGTGCCATCTATATACCTATATTTGCTAATAATGGTATTTAGATTATTTACGTTTTACACCACCGGTATCCAGTTCGGTTTTGATGTAGGCAATATCAGCATCACTCAAAATACTCAAAGCCTCTTTGGCTTTCTCGTTGGAATATCCATAGTATTCTTTTACTATATTCAAGTTCTTTGGATCAACCCGCTTCTGCCAAGACTGGAAAGGTCTCTTATACTTTCGCACAGAGTTGAGCAAATAGTGATATTGCAGCAATCCTTCAGCCGAGGGCATCATATTCATCTGGTTAGCCGCCATCACCATGTCCAAATGAAAGGAGATAGAAC